AAAAAAAAATAAAGGAAAAAGAAATATCTCCGGGTAACGACACCCGGAGACAATTCGAATCTATCACCAATCTATTGCATCAGTTGATTAGTCTGATACAGAGTCCCATGCTTTGGTCACGCGTTCGTGTTTGTTCACTTCGCCTGATTTCATGGATGCGTATTGGCTCATACCGACTGAGATATAACCATGACGGGTAATCTTTTCAGATGAACCTGGTTTCGCTAATTGTTCTACAGTACGTTTTTGGTTGATGTTCACCACAGTTTCAGAACCAATACGTTGAGACATTGATGCTTCTTTCAAGTCTTTGTTCTTATCAAAGACTGCTTTAGATTCAGAACCAAACACGATGGCTAATGCTGATGCAACATCTGCTTTAGCTTGGTCGTGTTCAGAAATTGATTTCTGAGTGATGCCTTCAGGTAACGCTGCATCTAACGCACCTTCTGCTAAAGTACCTACCCCTTCATCAGAGATAGAAATTTTACCTGCGAATTTTTCTACGTAACCATTTACGCGTTCTAATTTAGACATGTGAGTACTCCTCTAAGTTTGTCTGTTGTTTTTCAATTGAAATGTAAAAGTTAAATGTACGATGGTAAATCGATACATAATGGATGTCCATCATAGTAATAATTTACCATCATAGCAAACCATAGACTGGGTTATTTATCTACGGGTGGATTTGTATCTTCCTTACAAATCGCTTTCTCATAAATATCGATGGTCTTGCGCATGCTTTTAATCAAGTTACGCGCATGCTCTTCCGCAAGGATACCTTTATTGATACTCGATTGTGCACGTGTGTTTAGCTCAGCATGATGTTTGATTATCTTCTTCCAGCTAAAATGATAAAGCAGGTAAAGCGTGATAATCGTAACGAGATAAACACTGCCCAATACCCAAACTAATAATTCTAGTGTTTCTTGTGACATGACTCACTCCTTAGAATGGAAATTCATCGCCAGTAACACGCTGAAGAATTGATGGACGAGAATTACGATCAATCAACTGTCTCATCATCTCACCATGAAGTAATGCTGCTAGCTCTCCATCAATAATCGGATAATGGGCTTCGTTCTCGGAATATTTACCGGTATAGTTCACCCAATAATTCAACCCGCCAAAGGTTAAATCTTTACGGTTTTCGAACTCACGATAATTCATTGGACCGTAACTGTATACCCAAAGACTAACTGGACGTTCATCTTCTGGATAAGTCCGTTTATCGTTGTTAAGACCAAATTCATTCGTTGGTTTTGGTATCTTCGCACTCAGTGAAAGCACGATTAACTTATCGACAGAATGATGACGGTAGAAACAAGCAAGTCCATCACTGAGGTCTACGTTGATGTAACCATCTGGGAAGATATCCACGAGCGCAATATCTTCTTTCTTGTCGAATCGTTCAGTTGATGCAACAATCGTGGTACCATCTAACGCAATGAACTTAAGGATATTATCTTTACCAAGTGAAACCAAGAAATGGTTACGACGATAATGATCATCAAACGTTGCGATTAGGTGTTTACCTGTTTTATCGTGTTTAGGTAGATTGCGGGTATCGATACACTGTAATAGTTCAAAACCGTAGACTTCAGCATCTTTCACATCGGTAGTACGTTCAGGTAAATCGAGATAATATTGACATTTGTCGGATACTTTAAGCTTTATCCATTTAAGGCGTTCACGATACGCCTCGAGCTCACTTGCTTCGGTTGGTTTATAGTCAATCGTATCTTGAGCTAATGATGCCATTTTATCATCCTCCAAAGTTGTGCACGACTTCTGCATCGAATCTAGTCTTAATTTCTAACTCGATATCATCTGGGTCTGCTTGTAACTCAAGTTTAAAGCGAACTTTGTTATTATACAGAAACGCATCTTTCACCAAGAATCCAGCAAAGACTAATCCTATCATGGATTGACCAATCTTTTCATTTAGCTGTAACTCGCTCATCGTCGTACCACGATAGCTATTACGAATAGATGGACGTCGGTTATCCATTTCTCTACGAATCAAGTTATAAGCATAATACGCTCGAGTCGGTGGAATCTGTACTCGTATCGGTGCATTTATCGACTGCTTACCACTGGCAAGCACGGTTATCCGCTCACGGATATAATCTTCATCTTTGTCCATGTAAATTGTCCTTATTAAAATTAACGTTAATTGAATCAATCTAGGAAGGATTGACTCATAATGATAATATACCACTGTACGGACATATAGAAAGGGTACCCTTTAGTACCCTTATCTCATTAAAAGCTTCCTGGCAGATGTAAGGTGTGCTCAGGTATCCCTCTTGACTCTTGAGAGTATTTCATCTTAGCCCGTCCATCTTGTCGACTTGGCGCAGCTGTGGATTGCATGCTCCGTTTAGGATGGATATCAAACCATAACCCAAATAAGAACATTTGCTTCACTGTTCGTTTTGAGATGTTATCTCCATACGTGAAGTATCTTGGTTCATTTGGGTTCTCTGGCTTATGATATCGATGGTAAATTCGTTTATAAAGATACTCACGAAATTCCATCCCTTCACACTCCGATAACACGATAACCCCAGTGGTGACTCGATTACGCAATCGCTGTTCATTTAGCTTCGCTAATCTCGCATTTAGTTGTTTTGTCATAGGTGTCTAAATCTCCCTGGTTTCAGGATGTTCTCCTCATAGCAGTCTTTATATAGACTTAATAATTGGTTTTCATGTATCGTCGGAACCAGATAGCTACAAGTCGATCCTCCATCACTTCTTAATCCGCCTATCGCTCTATCATCCAAGTATGCATGAAATCGTGCCACAGACGCGTTCTGAGCGAGTTTTAAGGTTTCAGGTATCCAACTTAGTCGATGATGTAAATAACCGATACCTGGGCTTCTCGTTTCGTCATACGTCAAATATCCACGGACTTCTTCCAATAATGATTTAATCCCTCTGTCTGTATGACGATATCCGGTCATCCGTAACTTCATCTCTTGATACCCTGCATCGATAAGATGATGGATTAATCGTTTCAATTCATCATATCGAAACGGTAAGCCAAATTCGTATTCTTGTCGCAATAGTCCTTCTTCACGAAAGGTTAATACCAAATGCCGCTCTTTGAATAAAAGACAAACATGCTCCTTCCCTTGGTGGTCTCTTATGCTGAGCTTATTCTTATACTGATTCGTACTCATGTTTATACAACTCTCTTTTTAACATTAATTCTTCAATCCTCACTACAGCTATCCATAGGAGGTCATAGCGTCACAATCAGATACTTAAGATAAAAAAAAAAAGATCATGAAGATTTAAAATCGTTAATATAACGCGATTTAAGATAGGGATAAGGGGTAAGATGATAAATTATACTCCCTTACTATTTAAATGCGATAGAGAGCGATTTAGAGGCATTCTAGAGGGTATTTTGATAGATAGTTTAATCGAACAAAATAAAAGAGATATCTCATTGGATATCTCTTATTTCTGTTGTTAAAGGTGACATGATGAAAAGATTCACTTATACAAGTAAGATGCTTAAGGAGTACGTCGTGATATCAGGTTTAAGTATCAGGTGGATAATTTCGGTCTATCAAGTAACTGGATACGCACTCTTGCTGTACCCGACTTTAACATCCCGAGTGCTTTTGCCGCACCTTGAGAAACATCAAGGATACGACCCGTCTTATAAGGCCCTCTATCGGTGACCTTTAAGGTGATACGTTTCCCATTGCTGAGATTCGTGACCTGGATACGACTCCCTAATGGAAGCGTCCGATGTGCAGCGGTCAGAGCATGCATATTAAATACCTCTCCACTCGCTGTCTTATGACCATGGTGAAATCCACCATAGTAAGAAGAGATGCCCGTTAACTGGTGCGTCTCTTGGGTTGCTTTTGCTTCACTTATTCCTGGTAAGAGAAATAAACTCAACAAGGCTGCATAAATACACCCATTCGATTTCTTCATACTGGTATACTCCAAGTGTGGATACTTTCTATCTTGGTTTGCTTTAAGCAGGTTAAGAAAGTTTAATATCGCTCCTGTAAGCTTAGCAAGTATAAGCTTGTCTGATTCATCATGTCATATACTGTTCCTACTTCCATCAGGATAATATACCCTTGTGAAAACGGATAGGGGACATAAGCAAGAGAGTACTGCTTCGTACTCTCGTTTTTTTCGTGCGGTCGAAAAACTCCCTCTCTCCCCCGCACCCCCTCTCTCCCTCATATATAACTATATATGATAAAATAACAACATAGCATTATATATATATAAGAAGATCTATATTTTTATAAATAGTTAATTTGTATAATAAGGTTTTATATATTATATCTAATAATTTAATCATAAGTGTAATTAATCTATTATTAAAATATAAATGTATTTGAGGATTTAGCGGTATCTGTAATACTCACTTCGTTCGTATTACAAACACCCCCAAACCCCCAAATACACTCATTTTTTAATAATAAATCAATTACATTTATCATCAAAATTATTACATATAATATATAAATCTTACTATATAAAATTAACTATTTATAAAAATATAGATCTTAAAATATATGTGCTTTGTTCGATTTTAAAAAAATCGAAACATACACAGAAAAATTATAAGCTGTAGCTAGAGAAAATTTCATTTTCTCTAGCTATAAGCTAAGATCTTTATTTTTGTTGTTTTTTATAAAATTGATTAATTTTTAATCAATTTGATTAAGATCGAAGATCTTCTATCATAAAAGATAAGAGATCATTCTATCTTATCTTTAGATTAAGATCCTTTTTAAGTTTATCTTTATACTTAAAAGATCTTTATAAAGAGATAAGAATGATCTACGATAGGATAATCGATATAAATAAGTAAGACATACCCCATGAGAATGGGTGTCTTACTTATTTATATTGCGATTCTATTTGATCGATAAATAAGAGAGAAGAAGAAAGAGTAAGAGATACGATAGATACCTCTTGAAGGAGGTATAGAGATAACGACAGGTTTAAGAAGAAGAACGATCAGAAGCTTAGAGGCGAATAGCCAAGCTTAGAAAGAAAGAGAGATGAAACCCCCGGCCCGATTTTGGTCGGTGCCTGGGGGATATATAGGTAGGATGATAGAGATGTATCAATTAAGGATGATCTAAGGCATATCGCTCGACTTCCTGAGCGAATACTTCAGGGGCAGGAAATTCTGCTTTATTGTATCCTTTAAATAAACCATCTTCATTATCATAGTAAGCACCGTAACGTCTCATGACCTCTAAGAGAGCACGATGACGTGGGATGATACCATCCATGCTAGATTGATACTGATAATAAAGTTTATTAGTAAGGGGTTTGTTCTCCCAGTCATGGTATAAGATACTACCCATGATACGCTGGTTATAGTAGAAACGAGCGTTCTTCACTTCCACGTGGTGATAGTCCCCTGTTGGGTTATCAGGGAGTTCAGCAAAGCTCTCTTTTAATACAGGGGAAATCTCAACCAATGTCTTGGCATCCTTTAATATCTTCTCTGTGATGAGAGTAGGACGAAGGAAATCCAGTATCTTGAAGTTATCTGCGATAACGTTTCTTATATTGTCGATGATTTGGTCAGTGATGGCATCTTTCTTGATTTGTTCATGAGAACGAGGCCACTGACGTTTGAAAGGTGACCAGCCACCAAAGATGGATACCTCCACTTCCCCAAATGAGAAACGAGGGTTAATGTGGTTTTCTGGTTCAATGTTCTTAAACTCATACTTAAGACATTTTAAATCCGTTCCTTTAGCGAAGTGCTTATGCGTATAGAATGCCGCATCTCGTTTCATTAAGATAGGATAAGATTTTTGGATAAGTACTTCACAATGTGAAAATCCGAATGGTCTAGTTAGCATATATATGATCTCCTTATATGGATAGGGTTAGTATATAAATAAGAAATCGGATGATTTTCTCAAGGAGATAATATATACTTATAAAAGCGCATAGACTGGTTATTTTTATGTGGATAAAAGAACAATTAAAAAAGAGGTCATTATGAGAAAGACATTAGCTTGCTTGTTGGTCAGAAACCAATTAAGACAATCTTATAAGCGAGCTGTACCATTATTCGCGTATATTCCCAATACGCAGCTCTCTAAGCGAGAATGGAAGGCTTACGTGAAGGAAGATACATCTAAAGAGAAATTCTTTCGTACGCGTCCTTACGTGGATTATATTCCTGTGGATGGAGTGGAATGATGAGTGAAGTCGTAAGAACTATCGTATGGCGTAATCCTAAGACAGGAAGAGAGGATACTATTAAACAAGCTAAGGTATTTGGTATATGGATGCGTATCAGTGAAAATGAACATAAGCAGAAACTTTATGAGCCAGGTAGCCGCTTAAAGAAACAATCTAATCGTCAATTCAGAGATGGGACAAGAATTATTCCTGAGAGCGATGTACGTTTCAATGTCAACTTACCTGGCTTTTAGTATGTGAGTGTCTAGTTAGGTGAACCTAAACGAAAACACTCTTTCTTATAATTTAAGTAATCGTCAAGATGGTCACCTAATAAGCGACGCAAGTAGTTTAACGATACTTGTTTTTGTGATTCAGTCATTTGCATTTGACTATCCTCCACTTAAGTTATAAACAAGCAGGGATGTACGAGCATCCCTGCACCCTTATGTTGTTTATTCAAACAAGCATAGAAGAAATAACTTATCTCTTCATGAGGATAATATATACTTATAAATAACAATAGAAGATAGTCAGTGGTTAAGATAGGAGGATCTGTATCCTATTTACAACTATAAAAGGAAATACGTATGGCATACCAGAATTTAAAAGAGATATTTGATGAATATTGTCATGTCTCGATAGATAAGAAGTTTTTAGAGCGTATTACGAAATGGCGTAATAAGTTCTATAGTAAGAACAGTGAACATGTGGGATTCTTTTCATCTGCTTCATTTGGTTTATATATTCCGAAATGGACATCTGAAGAAGATGATGAATGGTTAACGGAGATTATTGGGATAGATGAAGAAGAGGTTGCAGATTACGTCTACGAGTTACCGTCTATCAATAAAGACTTCCAAGTATCCAGTAATATCTTATCGATTAGTTTCATTTATCTGATGCATAAAGCAACCGCAAATAAATCATTGTCTACAGTCGATAACGATAAGGTGCGCAAAACCCTCATGGAAATCCTTGTAGCGCGTTATATGACCTCGATCATGTATAAGTACTTCTATCGTGGAAAAACGTCACCAGAGGTCTCTACGGAGGTATTTGAGCGTCTTTCGAAACGATTTGATCTTAAGGTGGCAGGAAACTGGAAAAACTGGATAGAAATGAAAGCCGAGGGATTTGTACTAGGCGATGATCAGAGACAAGATGCGAAGTATGCAAAACAGGAAGTCTTCCAACGTTTTGAAGATGAATTAGTGGTACGTAAATTAAACTCGATAAAATCGCAGCTTAATAAGGCCGCTATCGAAATTAATTCCGTATTTAGACAAGTATTAGAGGATCAAGATAAAATCGCGTCTAAGAGCGCGTTATCGATGTCTGTGGATGGATTATATCTTGCTGACTTAGTGAGAGACCAAACCAAATATCTTCATTACCAAGATGCCATCTTTATCGATAAGAACACCTTTATCAAAGAAGACTTGTTAGCTGTGATAGAACAGTCTATGCCCACTATCTCCAGTAACATCTTTAGAGGGGCGTTAGAGTGGATATTAGATAATCAAATGGAGAGCAAATATAAGCGTAAAATCATGGAAGTCCGTCATGATATCCTTATCTATGCGATTCAACTGATTAAAGATGAGAACTTGCATACGAATGATTTAGTACAGGTAGGTTATCGTTTACGTCAGAATATCTTATCAGGAAAGAACAACGATAGAACAGTGTTGAAAGTGCGTAAGATGATTGATGAGTTTATTGTGAAGTTTAGACCTCAATCTAAAGGTAAACTTGTCTCATTAGAACGTTCAGCCATTATGATTTATATCGTGCTTCGTACATTAGTGATGAATTATTATAAAGCGTAAATATTTTTTTACAGACAAAACAAGTCAATATGTAACTTACTTGACCGGGTCTGCTTACCCCAAATCCTCTAGGTGAATTACACGGAGTTTGGTTAGTCATTGGAATCTCGATTACCTAAATTCTTGAATTACTCCTTTATTTTTAATAGTATAAATCGTTCGTACTCCGGGGGGATTCATCACCCCCCATTTTTTACGAATCGAGTATCTACCTGGGAGTAGCACCAACAACATGCGTCGTCTAGAGGCCAAGGGCACTACACCTTATCCGTGTAGGACGTGGGTTCGAATCACCACCGGTGTTGGTTACCTTTGCGCAAACCCTTGAGCTCGAGTAACAGGGTCAGTAACAGGTGCTTCTCCCAAGTAGGTATTCCTTACAACCAATTCTATCCGAAAGGGTAGAATATCGAAGGAAGAGAGTGAATTGCAACGCGCTCTCTTAAATGTCAATTTAAATAAAAGATACCGCACTTTTGCGTGAATAAGCCCACGCCATCAATTGTTTGAATCGATAGCTTCGATACGTGGCAGGTAACCTCGCTTCCATTACATGCCTGCCACATTCCTCTTTTTTTTTTCATAATTTTATCCTTTATAGCAGCACAACGACATAAGAAGAGGGAGTCCCATGACTCCCTCCGATTATGTTCGCATCTAATAAATTAGAGTTTATCAGATTGTGAACCGTTCTTCGCTTCATTCGGAACACTACCACCAAATTGGTGACGCATTGCGTTAACGTGTTCAGAGTGTGCCATTTGATAGTTCTGATGGATTGCACCAGTCTCATCAAGGATGTTGTTGATGGTTTCGCCACCTGGGTTAACTGCAACGCCGTTGCCGGTCGCTGAAGTAATTTTCCAGTAGTCGTCACCGATATAAGCACGACGGTCAACAGAGTTCATACCACGAATTTCTAATGCTTGAAGTACGTTGTTTGCAAGTACTTTAACACCAGAGTTTACTTCTTGGATACACGTGAACTTCACTGTGATTTCTTGCTTATCAGGTGCAGAGGTACGATCCATTTCACCTTGACGGTCACCTGCGTTATCAGGCATCATATTGGTACATAACCACGCATTGACTGCGAAAGTCATGGTTGGGTCTGGCTCGATATAGATACAGGTTGCTGCCACGTTTTCAGGCATCAATGTATAGATATGCTGACCATTGACCGCATTACGGCCACCAATTTCTTCAAGGTATTTACGAGACGTTACCACACCTGGGATGTTGGTGATAGGATCACCTAAACCCATTACAATCCAAGTTTCGAAGAAAGTACTCACCGCACGACCATATAAGTCAGTTAACGTGTGAGTTGGTTCACTTTTCTCACGAGTAGAACGAGTAAACGCATCAAATACTTCGGTTGGACCGATGTTAACTTGGGTATATTCAGCCTTGATAGAAGAATCAAGACCAGAGATTTTCTCGGTTTTATTTTCCATGATGGATTTAAACGCACGAGTCATCTCACGACCGTTGTTACCGATGTATTTAAAGAACGCAGGCACCTCTAATACGAAGCACAATGTACGTTGTTTAATATACGGGGTATTCGCGTTGAGGTAACGGAAGTCTGTTGAGAAACCATTTTGACCATCAACGTCAAGACGTGCAACTGCTTCAGCACCACCGTAGCTTAGACCAAACTTTTCAGATAGACCAAGAACGGAAGCTTTAGCCGTCAATACACGGTCATTTTCGTGTTTGTATTTATTGTCAGCCATTATTGAAGATCCTCCATCCGTTTAGCAACGACGAATGATTTATTCAAGGTACGCATGTTGTTCGCATATAAATCAATGCGGCATGTCCAAGAATAACCCTGTGCTTTATCTTTGGTATCTTTGTACGTATTTGGTACAACGACTACACGACCGTCGTAACGGTTTAACACACGTGCAGAAATCATGCGGTCTGATTCAGCCATGAATTCAGCATCGGTCATTTTGCTATTGCCAGTTAATTCTGTCCATACTTGGAAACAGATGTAGTCGATATCGCAGATAATTTGCATGGTGATATCAGACGTTAATACCGAAGTATCATTTTTGTACACGGTTTTAAGACCTGGGCAGAACATGATACGGTCAGTTTTGTGCAAGAAGTAGCTTAAGCCGTTATCCCATGAACGAATACGAGATTCTACTGGAATCCAAGCATTGGTCACTTCTTTACCTTCCGTTACATGGTTGTAAGGAGGTGCATCATAGCCATAACCTGGTAATAAACCACCTGGTTGACCCATGTACTGAGCACGCATGCGAGCCACTTCATACGTCATAGGGACGTATTTCTTATAACGTGGGTTATTGATAAGTTTCATCGCTTGTGGGATGATACATGCACGCATTGCCCCTGTACCGAATAATTCAGATTCAGGATAGTTACGCGCTTTACTTACCAAGTTCGCACCGATAGATTCTTCTTTACCCACATCTGGTGCTTGGTTCATGTTTGCAATGAAGTCACATGTAGACATGGTTAAGTTCGCTTCTTGGCGGACACCTAACACTTTATACATGGACACTTTAGTTTTGGTAGAATAACCCACGTCGTAGATTTGACGGAATGGATATTTACCTTGGTCACGCCAAGTAGTTGGCATTGCTTCGTTACCGGTTGACATGGTATCAAAGACTTCACGTACCAACTCATCCATTGCACGGTTGTTCATCGTACCGTCACCACCATCACGTAACCAGAAAGTAGTATCTAGGTTAATAGAAGTAGCTTTCGCACTGTCTAATTCACGTTGTACGTAAATCGCGTTGTATGGACGACCATTTTGGTCACGACCAGTAAATGGGTTGATTAGGTATAAACCTTCTTCAATAGAAGCAAAAGGTTGACCATTTAATGCAGAGCTTGCTGTTGACAATGCGCTGTTGTTGGTTAACATTTCGACTTCATACATGTCTCTCAACACGGTTTCAAGGTTTTCACGGTAGATGTAGAATCCACCTAAGTGACCATATTTCGCTGGTTTACCACCACGGGTATCAAAGTCTTGGTAGTTATCTAAGAAGATTTCTTCTAAGTCTACTGACGCATTACCAGCATTTAAGTTAAATGCACCTGGTTTTAATGCACCACGTACGCGGTATGAACCGTAGTTAGTTTGTACAGCACGGCCATCAGCACGATCGTTAGGACGAGTCACCACTTGGATATCGAATAAACGTGCGCCTTGGTCTAAGATAAGGTCTAAATCACCGTTATCTAAACCAGTGTATTTGGTTGGTGCACCGATACGGATACCAATGTTATTACCTTGTTTACCTTTCCATTGTGCTTTGAATTCTAAAATAGGAACGATTTTAGAAACGGTAGTCACGTCGTTTTCAACGCTCATATCACCTGTCGTAACTTGAAGTTCACCGAAGTTACCGTTTGCAGGCATACGTAATACTTTCCAACGTGCCATAACACCATCGATTGGTTCACCTTCATCTAACTCAAGACGGTTGTTTGCATCATAACTGTATTCGTTATTTAATGCATTGAATTTTGCTTTCTTGAATTGTTTTGAACGAACGTATTCGATAGCTAAACAAAGACGAGATGCTTCAGGCATGTCTTTTGGATGAAGACGCTGAATCATCATTGGGTTCGCATATTCTTTAAACAGATTTGCGAATGGGGTTGCTAGAGTACCATAAGGGCTCTTTTCGTCAAAGATTTCTTCACCGAATAATTCAACAGCAGATGATGCAGATGCGATAACCGCTGTGAATGGACCTTTGCTTGCGTAAGTAAATACGACAGGCAAGTGCATCGGGATCTCTGGTGCAACGTAAGGAACAGCACGGATGCTTTCATCCTTCGTACCCGGATACCAAATGAGTGGGGTACTATTGTGCGGTTCGAATGTAGCCATAACCATAGAGAAACTCCTCTTTACTTAATTGGTTACTGTCGAAGTGTAGAGTACACTCAGTACTAAGTGATACCCTGTTATATAAATAAATTCTTTAATTAAAAAATTTATGTCTACTCTTTAGCTCCATCTGAACAAACAGATGGATATCACGTGGGTTCCTCTATCATGTTATAGTGGAATCTGCGTGATATCTAAAGATTGACATATCTTGCTTACATTGTAAGATTATACATTCCAGACGTGGAAATAGTATTAATGTAGGTAATAATTTATTTTGCAAAATGAATTGAAGGAAATAAGACGATGTACAGTCCTTATGAGACGTTATCCCTAAGACGTGTAAATATGGGAAAGATCGATAAGCTATTACGTGAGATGGTCATTACCAATCAGGTGAAAGATATCGATGTCGAAGGAAAGTTTGAATTTGATAACTTCGTGATTAAAGGAATAGGGGAAGAATTCCATGATTTACCATTCTTCTATCAACCTTATACCATCACCCTCCCACAACGTAAAACAACGATAGTGGTGGATTTAAGACCGTTTAATGGTACATCTGTAAAAGATGGAATTATCCATCGTATGCCAGGCAATGAAACGGTGAATCAGTTATTGTGTCATGCGATTGCCATTGGTTATTGGCGTGAAGATCCTCAGCAGTTTATTGCTCAACAAGATCTTCCATTAAATACCTACGGAAGTTTAGTTGCAGAAACGATTTCTCGTCGTTTAGGGTTAGATCCTGAAGCGACATTAAAAGTCATGGCAGCATTCCAGTTCTTCTATATTACCAGAGCTGTGGTTAACCCAGCTAATTTAAGTGATGATGATATCCGTTTATATGCGACCATGATATCCCGTAAAATGAAAGTGGATTTAAGTACGCACTATGATGTAGCAAAACAATTTGATCCAAAAGACTTTACGGATTTAGAAACCTTCATGTCTAAACTACGCGTGTTAGCCTGGTCACCACGCTTAGCAAAACTCTCAGCAGGTGATTTAGTGATTATGCTGGCTGGTGGTTGGATGGGTCAAGGCAACCCGAAAGAAACCATGATGGTCGCATTAGAATTCCCACCATGCTGGATCTCATTGAACTTCCTTTGTGCAAAAAATAAATTCTATCAGAAACTCCCATTAGGTCAAATCCTAAAACGTTTAGATAGAAGCAATGCACTTCAGTCATTTGTTAATACGAACATGGTAAATTATTTCGGCCGTGTTTATGAATAGGAGTGAATAAATGAGTTTACTCGAACCTACTATACCGGATTACTTAGTTGCCCATGCAACAAGATTAGTCTGGTGTAGTCCTTATGAAGATGAGCAATACATTATTAAATTAGCTCAGCTTAGCGACCGGAATGGTGAGATTGTCGATGGGTTTATCTTTGACCGTATCTTGCCTTTACCCGATAAACGAAATCGATTCCATATCTACATGATTGGGGGTAACCATCCAACAACCTTTAATCTTCCAGAACGAATGGAATGCTGGATGCCATTAGAGAACTGGTGTATGGAAGCAGATTTCATTGCTCGTATCTATAATAGTCGCGGTATCTTAGTCCCGATGGCGATGATGTACTATTATCTTGAAGATGATGGTAATATCTTATTAGCCATTAAACAAGATGCAGAAATTGAAATTGATTTAGGTGTGGAAGATATCTATATCCATTTCAGAAGCAGTAATTACTACCGTAACGATCCAAAAGAACCGCGTAATAAACGGGTTTATATCGACAGTCGTCATTATATTAAAGGTGACGATATCACAGATATGGCAACCGAGTTCATTAATAGATATGAACAAGATTACCATAGTCCAATGGCGTTTGTGAATGGGCGCTTAACGAATAACCTTTATCGGGTTGAACCGAATCAATACGTGGAACTGGAAGACGATGGTGCGGTTAAACATGTTGAATACTTCCGTGTTTCTTCCTTACGTACGTTCCAATCTGATTTAGATAATGCGAATAAATATCTTATCATGTTAGCCAACACGAAAGATAAGAACATTATCCACTATCGTGATGATGTTGAGTTATTCTTAGTCCATGCAAAACGTAAAGATATCTTCGATTACCAGAAGCAGTATCCAACAGCAACGTTAGCCGATGCGATGGATCATATCAACTTTGATATGAGCGCGTATTATCATCGTAATCGTGAAGACTCATTACGTATGGTGACAAACCAAGCTTATTCTGCACCCGTGGATTATATCCATTCTTTAATCCGTTATGTGGATGAACGATTCGATTTAGATAATTGGTACGTAAAAGCGATTGTTCGTTCATCGGGTTTAGATAGACGGATGATAGCAGAACGCCATCGTGTGATGGAACTCAATCAATTGAGTTATGAAGATAAACTCAATGCCATGACCGATACCGAATCGAATGTTCGTATCTGGAAAGCCAGTGAATTAGAGAAATCTCAATTTAACTTCATTATGCGTGCGTATCGTGAAGAGATTACCCCTGAACGTATTATTGCTGCATATGGGTATGACCAGTCCGTTTTAGCGTTAGCGAATCCAAATATTACGATTACGAAAACCCCGAATCAGAACTTCTTTATCTTACCGCCTACGCTTGCACCGAAATGTACCGTGTATGAATATGACCGCACGGGTAAATTATTAGGTTGGTATCATGTGACGGATACGATTCGTTATTTACCTTCTCATGAAGAAACTATCTTCGTTGAAGCCATATCGGGGTATGGAACAAGTGCATTAAACTGGTTCCAAGATGTGGGCGTAAAACAACAGAACTATACTGTCGGTGAGTTAGCCAACTATCGTATTTATCGATTAAATAAAACGTTAGATGATGCAGGCTTAGTTCAATATACAGGTGACTTTATTGATGTGACAAAACACGTTACGGATTTTGTCCAACGTGATGATGGGTTTACCTTTACGAACCACACCCCAGATAAAGCACGTTACGACGTGATTGGCGATAACACGTTCCTTTGCCGTGACCTGTATTTAACACCTGGCACTGATGGCGTGGTTGACTTTACATTAGTAACGGGTGAAACCAATCAGTTATTAGAAATTGCCCCAAGTAAACTTTGCGTATGGTTAGATGGTAAAGCATTAATTGAAGGTATTGATTATCATCTTGACTTCCCGCGTGTTGTCATTGTGGCAAAACAATTACTGAAAAACCGTACCGAAGAAGATGTATTGAAAATTACGTATCGCGCATTAGGGTTTTCAAAGACGTTAACGAAAGTTGACCCGCCACGTGAAGTCGGTTTCATTATTGACAATCGCATGTCTGTGGATTACCATTATGACTTACACCAAAATAAAATCTCTCGTATTACCGTAGGGGGTGGGGTATTTAACCCAAGTCTCTTCAACTTCGATACGCAGTATGGTGAAGCCAAAGTGAATGCGCCAACCGGTACGCCTTATCAGATAGATGATCATTATATCTCTATCCAAGGGTTAGCAGGTTATAAGAAGGTTTATGATTTCCAAGAGAATGATCGTCAATCCTCTGAGCAAATCCAAGATTACTTGAGAGGAAGAGTCGCTCGACCTGAACTTCCAACTCTCACCGTGGTGGAAGACAAGTATGAATTATACTCACCGTTCATGTCAGCGATTGTGAAACATGTCTTGAAAAACGAAGCGAAATATCTTAACTTAGATTATCATAATAAATCTAAGGTTGCTCAATTGGCTTCACGATTCAAACATTTCTTGAAAACGGATCCATGTGTGATTGGATACGATATTGATTTCTGTGTGGTTGATCCCCTTCCTTATACAAGTGAGGAGAAGATTACATTACACCATCGTATCTACGGGTTATTTGAGCAGATTAATAAAATCTATCTCAATGAACAAGTCGAATTAAATCGTGTCTTTAGTATCACTAGAACACGTAAGAAAGAACAGGAATAACATAAATGGAACTCAATGAATCTCATCAGGTCAATCCTGATATTACCACGTTAAACCGTGATCCAAAACGAGGTTTCCGTCACTGGTCTATGGCTCAAATCTATTTGGGTAAAGAAGGTAAGAACCTCGTGGTACCAAACGTAGGGGATGTGGTGAACGATATTTCAGGTGGGATTATCCGCTTTAAAATCGTGACATCAGTAGATGAATCAACGCTTATCCCCACCTTTGAACCATTAGTCCTCAGTGATGAAGATCGTCAAAAGAATGAGAACCAATTCAAAGGCGTGGGTCCAGGTTATCAATCTGAAACGTGGCGTATCTTCTATGATGATAAAGTCGTTCCGCATACGTTAATGGTGGATGCAAATCTTCATACGTATGATGAAAGTGCGACTTACATGAAGATATTTAAAGGACGAGACACCACCAGTACCGGTAAAGTGATTTCTCAATATCGTACTAACAATACGGATAACTTCTCTGAGAATGTCCCGTTAGTGAAAATTGGTAATCGTTTTGATGATAGTCCATCGATTAAACGTCCGATGGTTTGCCATACGACGGAACGTTTACATGTGGGTGATGTGGTCACCGCAGTGACTTATACGGCTTCAGGTAAAGCATTTAGTGAAAACGTATTAATTGTTGCAAATGCAACGAATGTCCGTGCATTAGATGCAGAAACCGCTTACGTATCAGGTATCGAGTTAATCTCACCGTTTATCTCACCATCTGATGACCGCTTATTAGAATTCCCAAGCAATATCGCAAGAGATGGGTTATTTACCATGGGTCGAGTAAACTACAGTGATGGTACTTCTCGAACCTTAGCGATTGATGGTGGACGCATGTCTATTATTGGTTTAGGAAACTATATTTCTACGTTAGCAGGTGAAACCAATAGTTTTGCATTGGATTACCAATTAGCGGATAATGAATTAGCATGGAATGCAGAGATGGGAGAAGGAAGAGGGATTACGGAAATCTATCGATATCGTACCCTAGAAGTGGACGGTAGTTATTCAGTAAGTCTTGTCTGTGTACCGGTCTGGAAAGGCGATACACAAGGATGGGAGCTTCAGTATTATCTCTATAACCTTGACCGTGATATCTACTTAGATGTGACGGATAAAGTAGAAGTCGGTGCGACCTCTGATATGTTCAATGGCCGTAGTTATGGACGTATTCAGCACATTAACGTGGCATTAGAACTTTCTAAACTTGATTTAGGATTAAATGCGTATCGTCATGTGCAGAACTTTGAAATCGGTTTATCCGGCAGTCCATTGCTTTATGATAGTCCGTTCATTATTCAGTATCACAATAACCAAAATCCTGGTTATGGTCGCGATACGAAAATTAAACTGGGTTTAGGTACACCACTTGAAGCACACTTCAAGTTTAATGAATTCCTTCAAATTAACACCTTAGATGAATTCTTAGAAAGAACCGTGTATCAAACCAAACCAGTATTTAATGAACGCATTGAGTCAAGAGCACCGAAACCAACGCACTTTACTATCACAACACCAGATAGTGTTATTCATGAATATCCGATTGACATGTGGAACCAAGAGATTGTGGTTCCAACCTCTGAACGTTATCCATTTAAAGATGGTTCAACCGTATTGGTAAGCTGGTTACGTAAGGTATCACCAACCGTGACTCAACATATCACGATGACACCGATGATAGCTCGTCTATAATAAGGAGTATAAAATGATATTGCATCAGGAAGACTGGTTAAGATATCCTGGTGCGATTGCGGATTACGATACACCGAATCGGTCATTCGTTAAGTTTGCTAACTTGTTACATCGACAAGGGATTAAAAATTGTCTATTCATGTTAGCACTACACGATAGTGGATTAAAAGGGGTCGATCCATTCGACCCCTCTTTATCACCGCAACTCCGCAGTCGCATCTTAATCGAGTGTAAGAATAACCCTTGGTATTGGTTACGTGAAGTAGCAAGACTGCCTGCGACCGGGGTAAATGGGATCAGTATCGATGCGAACCGATCGATTATCGCCATGTGGTGGTGTTTATTAAACTGTATCAGCACATATGCGATACAACCCCGTCAGACAGGTAAATCAGTAGGGGCGGACTTATTCCACATCTATAATGTCATGGTGTATGGATACAATACGCAAGGCTTACTGATTACCAAAGACCGTCCCTTAGTAGTAAAGAATACGGAACGTCTGAAAAAAATAAGAGGGATGTTACCATCCTACTTCTGGATGAAGTCCCGTAAAGATAAAGATATCGAAGATTACATCAATAATGCACAGGAATTAAATACCCTAAACTTAATCCCTGCTCAAAATGATGAACAATCTGCTATCAATGCAGCTCGTGGTTATACTGTAGAACGATTACACGTGGATGAGATTGCGTTCGTAAAATGGAACTGGAAGATGTTGCCTGCCGTGGTATCCGCAATGGATGCGGCAATCGGTAATGCAAAAAAAGCAAGTATGCTTTATGGACGTCTCTATACGACCACTGCCGGTGATTTATCTACCAGACAAGGTAAATATGCCTATGAGTTATTCTGTTCAGGTTGTCCTTGGACAGATGAGTTCTATGATATCGGTAATAGAGACTTATTAGATAAATTTGTCTGTGAACAAACTGGGTTACCGGTACCTTTAGTGAGTATGCAGTTCTCACATCGCATGCTTGGCTTATCTGATGAAGAGTTCTATCAGCGTATCATGTCTGCACCATCAACGGACGAAGATATCAATAAAGACTACTTCTTAATCTGGGGTAAAGGCGGTAAGGATAACATCATTCCTAAAGCGATTTTAGCGGATATGGACCAATCCGTGATTATGCCTAAGTACAATGAGATAGCTGCAAATGGTTACGTAGTACGCTGGTATATCAATAAAGATGAAATCCAAACCTACATGGAAACCCACCAACTTATCTTAGGTGTGGATACCTCTGAACAAATCGGTCGAGATAGTACCGCATTAGTCTTAATCAATACTTCAGACTTATCTGTGGTGGCTACGATACAAATCCGTAGTGGTAACTTATTAGTGGCAGCGAAATGGTTAGCGTTATTCATGGTAAGATGGAAAACAGTTACTCTGATCATCGAGAAGAAATCTTCTGCGCAAACCTTTATCGATGCTATCTTATTGGCATTTAAATCAGCAGGACTGAATCCATTTGCGCGTATCTTCAACAGATTGGTAGATGATAAAGCCAATAATCTTGCAGGTTACCAGCAAATTATGCGAGGTAACCCATCTGACGATATTATTGATAAATATCGTCATCTGTTTGGATTTAATACGTCAGAGAAAACCCGTACGCACCTATACTCAAAAGTGTTACAAGAAGCCGCAGAACAAACCCGTCATGTAATTCGTGACCAAGGTCTAGTCAACCAATTAGGTCAATTGAAGATTGATAAAGATGGTCGTGTAGACCACACCTCATCTGGACACGATGACTTCTGTATCGCGTGGCTATTAGCCAACTGGTTATTGCGTTATGGTCGCAATCTGAACTATTATGGAATTGACTCACGTCGTGCGATGATTAATGTCGCAGCGGATGGTAGACAGCTCTGTGATGATGATTTAGTCGAGATTCAACGTATTGAACAACTTAAAAAAGAAGCCGATGATTTAGTCGAAGAGTTTGGTCGTACGCATCACCCTGCTTTACGTTTAAAAGTTGAACAGCGTCTTCAAGTCATTAACCGTAAGTTAGACCAATATGGTGTTGAGCCTCGTACAGTCGATAGCTTCGCTCGTAAAGAGGAAGAAGTGAAACGACACGAGAAACGTAAGCATCGTTTTGGTATAAGATAGTAGTTATCTATCTGATAGTTTGTTAACTAGGAATCCTCCAATTCATTTGTTAACAAAATAAAAGGGTGTTGGTACACCCTTTATTATAGAGAGATTAGTTGTATCTAATCCCTTTTTGGCGTAATACGCCGTTTACGACACCTGATCTTTGCAGATCATAGGCATCAGGGAGTTGGCCTTGCATTTCAGCAAGGCGCGCCCGGGCAGCTGCAGCCGCCCAATCACTCCCAATCTGATGTTTAATCAGAAACTGATAGTAGTTGTTATCCATTGGATATCTCCTATATCTGGTTGAACACACGCAGGGATGTTAATGCATCCTTGCACCCGTCCACATCCATGCGGACAAAATTGGAGGATTAGGGTTACCCTAATCCTCTTTATCTGTGTAAATAAATTCGCAGATATCACCACCCGTCATTGGGTCGTATCTTGCTGCATATTGGATGATTGATTCCGTGGTTGGGAATTTTTCATCGAGTTTCATTATATGGATGTCAGTACCTGATACACCGATAGCAAAATCGATCAAGCAGTGCATGCCGCTACCCATGCCAATGCAGTACTCACTTTCGGCACTATGGAAATATTCTAATCTATTTCCATCCTCGTTAGGGTAAGGTTGCCAGATATAAGCACCTTCTTTGGTGATAAACATTATCTCCATGAATGATGCTTGAAACTCCTCTTCTGGCATGAATCCGTTTTGATACAGCCAAATTGCATCGTTTACGTATTCTTCCCACCAGTGCTTAAGCGCATTGAAACCGCGCTTAGCTGCATACACAAGACCTGGCAGTAAAGCCATATTGCCTGCAAAGGCAATGGCTTTACACTTATTTCCTGGTGTATAATCGAATTGGTGTTCGTCGCCCAGTTTGATGAATTTGCCACCTGTTTCAGGTAGCTTTAACACTAGACTATCGCCTGTATATTCTTTATACAGACGGGCGTTATGCGCTGTATTAGGAATCTGAGCAACAACCTCTGATGTGAGGATATTGTTCAGGGCTTTTTCAATCTCGTCTCTATTCTTAGCGACGGTTAATTTGGTATCGGTCAATAGACGACCTTGGTGGTAAACAATCGTTGTCATATATGCTCCTTGACAAGGGTTAAATAAATAAGGGCATCGTCATGGATACCCTTAGGTTAATCAAGCTGTACTAATTGAACATTTGTCCAGTTAGTACTTTACTTTCCGCTAGCTTGTATAGCGTCGCGCCAAACGGTACTTCAATACCTGTTTTGGCTCTTTCTCTAGCGTAGAGGATATTATCTCGCCAGAATTGATTTTTAATTCTTCGGATAACTTCCTCTTTATAATCTCCCGGTTTTAACATTTTCATGTACCTCTAGATTATCGCCATGATTGATGATTGCTCATTACAATCATCTCCCTGCAAAGATTTTATCTCTGCATCGTGGTTATAATATAGGATCATAAAAATTATAGACTGGGACAAAAGTAGAGGGAGTCTTTTGACTCCCTCCTTTTATGTTGTTACCATTTATTGTGCCAATCTGGTGTGCTATAGTCAGCACGGATTGATTCACGTTTCACAGCAACGGAACTCCCTTTCAGGACTTCTTTCGCTAAATCTACAACATCAGCCGATTCAAATCCCATACCGGTACGACGTGTTGCAATCGCACGAAGTGCAGTCGGATCAACGGTCATGGCATACGATTCAAGTGATGGTGAATTGTATTTATTTGCTTTCTCTAAACCAGGTTCACCTACACAGTCCCAAGTTACAATAGATGTCGTATATTTCTCTAAACGACCATTTGCAAACTTGTCACGAGTAAATGAACGAACTGAGAAACAAACGTTCATATCCGGGTCAGCGAATTTCTGTTCAAGGAATCGACCATATGGACCCGATGGTTTAATCTTACCACGGATACCGATATAACGATTTCCTTTCACATCTTTTAATGTGGTATCGATCACGACTTCTTTAATCGTGTGCGATTCACATTTTTCTTCAATACGCATTACACGAGCAAGGTATTCTTGTTCGCTTTGTCCGGTTTCAGGCATTGGGTGACCTAACTCCCCAATCAAGCAACCCTTACGTAAGCGACGAGCAAAGATACTATCACCGTTTAGGATTTCTTGTACAGGGTCAGTCTTATAAACTGCCCCATAAGAGTTAGGGTATTCTAATGCACCCAAAATGACATCATACCAGCCTTGTGCATCTGGTTTTAATGTCCCTGCCTTATTTACACCAAGTAATGCTTCTGAGTTCAATTTAATTGTACTCATCCTTTATTCCTTTTCTACTTCGTTCTTAATTGGTAATAATGAAGGTATTCCTCTTTCGATATCTCGTCGATATCGATATTCTTTCCTAACTCAGGAATAAAGTTAGGCGATTTGAAATCATGTAGCGTGATTTTATAATAACCCGGCTCTAACCAGACACCATCAATATATTGAAGACGTTCTTGATTCCGTAAATACCACGTATAATGACGCGATACTTTATTTCTTATTTCAATTTCAATGTTGTATAAGAACATCGAACCAATAATCACTCCATAATACTCACGGGTCTTAGGTGTCGCTGCAATTAACCAGTGTTCATCCGTATAATCAGCATCAGGACAAAGTTCCGTATTCGGTTTGACTGCATGCTGCCATTGTAGCTGATAAATATGCATCACACTAAAACGTGCCGTGTCATAGATATCTTGCATGTAAGCCATTCCGACATCCCCAAATCCTAATAGACATTTCAGAATCATCGGTGAAGTCGATGTACGGGGGATACTTCTTGATTCCCCCGGAAATAACTTCGTGGAGAAGCGTGGTATAAACGCTTCTACTGAGTCATCAAAACTAACATGATATAACTCATTATCCGTCTGATCGACATCGATGATTTCAAGATTTTTCATCCCTTCTTCACCATAAGCAATCATCAACTGATTTATCAGTGCGTCCTTTTCGTTCATCTTATTAGCTCCGTAGTATCTTCTCGATACGCGTGATTTTCTTCGACTTCTCAGCTAACCCAGAAGTTAACCCATCTTCATAATAACTACCTAAGAGTTTATTATACGTATCCGTTGCCCCTAATGAAATATTTCGTAAGGCTACCCAGTTAGGCATCTTATTATCTACTTCATCATAGTTCTTCACGGTATCGCGATACATGAACTTATCATTTTTCGGGTCACGTGCAATGTTACTCTGAATCATCTCTAAGACTTGAGGGATATTGATTAAGCTCTTACCAATGTAATAACTATCTTTATCATAAATCTTTAAGATATCATCATAGTTCATAAACCAAGGTACGCGACCTAATGCGGTAAAATGGTGATAGATATAGTAACTCAGTTGTTCTTCTGCCATCACATCCATCGTCTCAAGAATCGTATCCCCTCGTGTATAATGTAATACACGCTGAACCTCATCTTGATTCTTAAAGGTAAACATCTCAGAGATATTCGCATAGACTCTTGCAGGGATACTAAAGACAGCATATTTCTTTGCGTCTAAATCCACAAAAGCAAATACCCCTAATAACTGAAACTTCTCATCCATCTTCGCGAGTTTTGCTGTTAAGTAATCTTCAGGAAAGACGATGTCGATATCTTTTAATGCGATAAGTCTCCCGTCTTTCGTTTCTGATAACAGCGATTTGATATGCTTATCATCTCGTTTCAGTATGGAAGTAATAGGCGTATTTTCGCCGATATCAGAATACTTCATGCATTACCTCCGCATTATAAATCAGGTGTATCGGTATTTTTTACGACCACGTAGTTATTGACTAAATCACTCACGATTTCACTTAATACGTATTGATACGTTGCGATACGTGGGTCAATCTTCGCTTCATCTACACGACGTTGAATTTCAGTGTACGCTTTCGCTAATTGTGGCCAGTGATTTAACCCGATGTTTAAGACTAATAAACGAGTAAACGTATAAATATCAGGTGCACCTTGAGTTGGTTGTAATTGACTGGTGATACGACCGGCAATTGCTGCTGTATTCGCATTAGGATTTGGATCTTTAGGATCTAAGAACAATGCAATGAATTCAGACGGTTGTTTACCTAATTCTTCAATAAAGGTTGGCACGAACAATTTCAGGAATGTAGAACGGAAGTTCGCTTGGATATTCGAGATATGGTCGTTATACGCTTTATTGAATTCGTTCGCTAGACGTTCACTGTTTTCTAATAAGAAATTGATATGGGTGTTGGTATTGGCTGCAACTGCACCTAATACGGCATCCGCATTACCGCCACGTTCGATAAATTGTTCAAATGCATTTTTATATACATAAACCACATTTGCACCGACATCACGATAAGCAACCACAATACCACCTGCATCAACGACATTCACGTTGTTGATATAACGATTTAATAACCCACCTAACTGAGCGAATGTACGCACCAAATAATCTTTATATTGATTTAATGGAATATTAATTGTACTGTCAATGGTATCATTGGCTAAGAATGACGCATGGATAAAGTAAGCGACAATTAACTCATCAATAATCTGATGTTGTTTACCCACATCAATCGCGGTTGGGAATGACATGCCATCCACGAAGTATTTACGATACGTATCCACTAACCAGTTAGAAGGATAACGAGCAATCATATCCACAATCGCATCATCTAATGTCGTACTACCACTGCGTAACAATTGCATGATATCATCTTCATTACGATCCATGAATCCACTTTGTATACGGACATCTTGTGCTTGTGAATTCATTAACTTAGCATGTTGTCCAATGTATTCTAAGAACTGGTTGTTCTTATAGATATACGGGAATTCGATTTGTTGAATATCACTAATGGCGTAAGTTTCTTCGGTATATTTTGATTTTACACCAGCAGCTACTGCATCGATAAATGGAATCACTTTATTACGTAAATTATCAATCGTATCGATAACCGGTTTCGCATACATCTCTGCGATACCATCTAATTCACTGCCGTGACCTGATTCACGTTGGAATTGTTTAATTTGTTCTGCATCAATCGTAACAGGATTATCTTGGTTGGTAAAGGCACCTGGATAAGATGCACCCATTAAGGTGTCTAATGTCCCTGTATTAAAGATAACCGTTCTGATTCCTTGAGCTTCAAGTTTCTCAACGATTTCTTGAGCATAGCGCATGGCATTATTGGTTAACATGTTCTATTCTCCTTATACGACAGGTTTAAGGTTATCTAACGCAGCACGGACTGATACTGCGATATCTTCTTGTAAGACTGACTCAGCAGAGATATCTCCCTCTGCTTGAGGCAAGTCCATCCCTACCCCATCAATTTTCTGCATGATGCAGGTGACTAAATCAATCACATTTGCTACCACAAATGTATTGCGTTCTTTGTTTAACATGATTTATCCTCTCATTCGAGTAAATAAAATTTTCCGGAAAATTTTATCAATGTATTAAACGACATAAGAAAAGGGAGGGATGTGCTCCCTCCCTATCTCGGATCTCACATTCAATTAACTGTCATATGCTTCTAACGCTGCTATGGTAGCAAGGCGTAATAGTACTGAGGTTGTCCCGATTAACTCAGGCGAACCTACAATACGATCAGATATACCAGCATAACCGAACATAGCGTGAATTGGTAATCCAGATTCTGTTTCATTCTTTCCAGAGAACCGACGGGCTATCGTACTCTTAAGTTGATTGCTTCATTGTATTCACGTTGGTCGTTAATCAACGCAGTTTTATTACAAACTTCCCTAACTTTCATTAGGATATTAGACTATATCACTAAGAATTGCTTCTTAGCCTCCTGTTTCCATTTAAACGATTTACGTGTTGATCAGACACGACGTACCACTTGGCTGTACTGGGCGTAACCCCATAGTCGTTGAACCCATCTCTTTATAATAAGAGTTTCGGCTGCGGATCACCCATTGTGACATCTTAAGTTCTTTTACTATACCGAGACCACTACATCTCGCCATTTATCTATCACTAGATAAACTTAGTGACTTAAGCTTTAGGGCTCCCCCGTCATTTATAGGAGGTTTCAGATAATATTTATCTGGGCTAGGTTAACCACGATCTTATCACCTAAGTCTACACCTAACTTATGCTCGATATAGACACGGATAGCAACCATACCAGGACCGATATCTTGAGATTTAAATCTCAATGGTTTATCTATCTTCCCTGTCATATGGCGTTTATCACTTAGTTTCAGTTTAGACCCACTAAAACGATACTTCATAATTTGGTTTACAGTATCTTTTAAAGTAGGACTGAGCTCATCTTCTTCACAGAAATAGAAACAATCTATCTTAATCACTTCACCGTGATATTTCGCCTTAGGTGCAATCTGAGATAACCGTCTTAATACATCAATACTATTACTATCGAAGTATCCGCTTCCATCGAAGTTCTGGTCTTCAATAAAGAGTAGTGGTGAATCAACATCGACTTCATCACCTAATTTCACCATATTACGAACGTTATCTGTTTTCTGCAATACGATTAAGCGTTCTTTTACGATAGAAGAATTAAGCTGTTTACTAAATTTCTCAGATACGGCAGAGGAGTCTTCAAAGGTATCATCCCCTTCAATAAGAAGTGTACGTGCATAAGTCTTATCGCAAAGAATAACCTGAGTAGGCAATAAGATATCACGGATAAAGAAAGATTGGTTAAATACAAGGACTTCACCTTTCTTAAACTTATATCCTACTTCTCTGTCGCAGACGATATCATGACGATAGAAGTTACCTTTGGATGATGCAACAGTTACGCCTATCTCTACCATCTCATCTTCAAGACTATCGTCCTTATAAGAGATTAAAACGTATTTTGCACCTTTCTCTTTGATAACCCCTTCACCTTTAGATACATAGGCAAACTTATCATCTACCTGGTGTGCTACGATATACTCATACCCCGTACGTACATGAGGAGGCATCGCACCTCTAATCGGTATACGATGAGAGCTTTGAATTGAAGAGAAGCCAGTTCGACGTTTGTCTTCGTAGTCACTAAATGGACAGGTTAGTATAACGGAGCTCATTATTGAAGATGTCTCTTCAGCAGATGTTTTCTCTTTTCTTGTTGTACCAAGTAATGAATCAAATTTAGGACTCGCAGAAGTAAAAGTCGTGATTGCTACATCCGAGCTATCTACAGATGCTTCAGAGATTACACCTAAGTCAGTATCATCATAAGAACGAGTACGAGCGACCATACTACGCTTACTACGACCACCTTCACCAGTGAACGTGACGTTAGCTTTCTCTTTCATGTTCTGAAGCGGGTTGATATCATCAATGATTTCAACGGATGGGTCTTTGCTAATCGCAATCATGACATCATCAGGTGGGATATCAAAGCGACGTTTAGTCGTAATTGGTTTACTCTTGAAGACACGCAAATGGTTAACAAGTGTACTGTAAACTTGACCCGCTATCCGTTCATATCCCTTAATGACCATGTCATCCATGTTAATCTCAGGTCGATAGTTAGAAGTGGCCATGATTTCTACCGCACGGATATACAATGGTGTCATCTCCGTCGGTTCATTCATCTTGATTGCCATTTCACGTGTACTATCATCGATAAACATCTCATCGATTAGGTCAAGTTCACGTTCATAGCGAACTGCAATCCCTTCTTCTTGTAAAATCGCACCATAAACATCTTTACTATCAAAGTCATAGACTGAATAGTTTTTCAGATATTTTGCATAACTAGCAAATCCACAGATAAGTAACTTATCACGTGGTGATAATTGAGACTTATCGAATACCCATTTCTCATCGGCAAAACGCAAGACTAAGTCAGATGCTTTACGTTCGAACTGTTTACCAGATTCATACTTAGTAACAGGTAGGCGTAGCATATCGACGAAATGACTTAATCCGTGTTTACGAGCCAGGATAAACCCAACTGGAATCAATTCACCTAAGATTTTTACTTCTGCGAATTCATCTGGAGAGTTACCCATATCGATGCCGAATAACTCAGACTCATCTATCTCTTTGCCTTTTAATAGCCAGATGTTTTTCTGGTAGTCATAAGTAACGTGGTTACCAAAAGTGATATGATGTAATCTTTCGTTTTTCTTGATCTCTTTTAAGTCAAGTTTATAGCCCTTCTCTTTATTCGTAAAACTACGATAACGAGTCATCAGTGCTTGAATATGGCGAGGTACCTCTTCGATATCTGTCTTGAGTCCACCATAGACCACATCGGTATATAGTCCTTCCGCAATCTTGATATCGGTTTCCGCCGTAGCCCATTTTGTATAGTTAAACTTACGACGTTCACTACGGTTTAAGAACAACTTACCATAGTAAGATGTCAATGAAACTCTATCGTTATCAAGCTTTCTCAAAAATCCGTCTCTCCGCTGTTTACGAATAAAGACGTGGTTTGAGCCGTAAACAAGTACACCTTCATCACTGACTTTAGGGATCTTAATACGGATAGTGGATTGACTACCGCCTACTGGGGTTAAAGTAACTTTGTGAACTTCTGCTTTTGTTGCTAAATCAGAAACATCTTCGACTTCGTAATTGTTAATCACGATACCGGTTTTCTGTAATGCTACAATGTTACGAGCGATATCACGTTTTAAGCATTTCTTAATGTAACGTTGATCGAATTCTTTTAACGTAGACCGTAACATGGACTTATCGGTAATTAACGGTAAATCTGGAATCACTTCCTCTTTATCATTAATTTTCATATCCACTTCTTGGTTGACGTATTCTTCTAACGTCATGCTCTTATCAGGGGATTTAATCTTCTTATACGTATCTGATTCTTTTTCCCAATATTCTTTTTGTTTATTGGTCATCATGAGTTCATCGGTAAACTCCGCGATATTTCGTTTCGCATGCTGATCAACATAAGCAGAACTTGGTATAATCCCTGATTTAGGGGTTTTAACACCTACTGGTTTATCATCCCCAATTAATCGGCTATCAACAGGAGTATAAGATGTTGATACACCCACATCCCGCTCGATATGAGGAGTGCTAATAAGATGATGAGGAATAGGAGCCGAATGAGCCATAACCGCTTGGATAGCTTGCGCTGATTTCGGTTCTTCAGGAACTGCTCCCACGACAGGTTTCCGTTCAATTTCAGAAACGACTGCAACAGTTGTTTGTTCTGCTTCTTCTTCTTGGACATGAAGATCCTCCTTAATCGGGGTATCAGGCATAATCGTCTCACCATTATCCTGTATTTTCTCAGGATCAACAAAGTCATCATCTTTTAAGGATGTCTCTGTATTGGTATCATAGATCTTTTGAATCACTTTGGCTTCATTGTTATCTACTTCTAATGGTGGAGTATCAACAGTATTCAATTTATCCTTTTCAACAATCTTTGATAAGAACTTCAAGAAACGACGTTGGAATCGTCTTGCTGTGGATTGTGTAATCTGGATATCTTCATCTTCTTCTAATTCCTCAGATGTCGGTTCATCTGAATCATCCCCCAGAGATTCTTTTCCTGTTACCCATCTATCTAATAATCCTAAGTTTAATAAAACCGCACTGTTGTTATAGATACACAAGAAGTCGATTCTATCTAATTCACTTTCAGGGATATACTGCGCAAATAACGAGTTCTTACGAGAATACGGGTCTAACCATTTCCAGAAATCTAATAATGCTAATTTCTCGTAGCTATCAAAGATTTTCCAATAGGCTCTCTTCAATTCAATCGCTGCACGTTTTAATTCCGGTACGGTTGGTAACATTTCCGGTACATGGAACATAATCAACTGATGTCGAGTGGATTTCTTAATATGCTCACGGATTCCATTTAAGTATCCACGATAACGTGCTTCAAAGAAGAATAAATGACGTTTAGGATTGGAGCGGAATTCCATATGACGACCCATAAGAGAATAATCAACAATCATATTCCAAGGACGTTTCCCTACAAACTTACTAAACTTCTTCTCATCTCTTGCCCAAAATACTTTTGGGTTTTTCTTATGATACGCTTTTATCGCTAAACGATAGTTAAAGATTTTCTTCTTCACTGGACCCATGACGTTACTATCATATTGGGTTTGGTGAAAGGCAACTTGCCCTTTTCGTCTACCTTTAATGAAAGGTGAGTCTTGAGATATCCCAAAACTCTCACGGTGGTCTGGATAGAAATAATGAAGTACCGATAAATCGATTTCTTCTAAATCTGCGATGCGCCAGACTTTCGGATCTTCCATCTTAATAAAGTAACGTATCCCTTGCATACGATAGACTTGAGGATAACGCATCTCTAATGAAAGATTTTCATCTTGTTGCATAGTGAGACCTTATTATTGTTGTGACCGTCTACCACGTGACGGTGCGGTTAAACCTAATGAAGCACGAACCACGATATCGTTCTCGACTTCATATACAATATTGCCCATTGCGTTAATCACAGAAGAGCGTTTTGTTCTCGATTCATTTATTTGTTCGATTGCATCTTCTGAGTGGATTACGTTAAATGAACATTTATCACCATCATCTATCTTAATTTGGACTATATCTTGCTTAACCAATGGCGAACTGTCTTTGGTTAAACCCTACCGTTTTGGATTGATTATACTCAACCCTACTCTATTCCGTTATTCTCTCTACTATTCCTAGCAGAGATATCGTTTCGATAGTCTCTGAACTCATATCCGGACTGGATACTTCGTTGCGTCGATGATTCCATTGTTATCTTTTTCACGATGCTTACTAACAAGATTACGTCGTAAGTATTATACCTCATTCCTGAGTATAAGTCGTAGATAAATCAATATAGGAACTTCCCCGCAGTTAGGTAGGTTTAAGGTGACCATGATGGGTTTAGTCACCATCTAGACCAGGCATACGAGACCCATGTGGGGCAAATGTCTGGTAATAGGAAGGATGATTTCTATCTGGATATTCAAACGCAACATTTTCGGTTGGTTGTCCATCATTATACTCACGTTTTACTGAAGAAGGCGATGTCGTTTTTACGTAGATATCACTGATATAAGATGAACCGTCTCCGATAACTGGATAACGGGTTACTTCTGCTTTCTTCGCATTTAAGATATCTTTCGTAATCAAATAGAACCATTCCATATACGTAATCGGACGAACTAACTTTTTATCCCATCCTGCAGGTAATTCATTGATATCCGCAAGTAATTGGAATTTCTCTTCATCTTCATACACCAATCCGAGATAGTGTCCTTTCACGATGATTGGTCTTTCTTTAAAGCTATCTCGTTCGAATGCACTAATCGTTCCTTCGTTCCCTTCTATCGTCATCCATCTATCGCTTGAAATATCATCTAATTGGACATTTACGCGTGTTAACGAAGTGGGGTGGACTAAGTATGCCATCCCGTCTTTGGATGGAAAGGAGAGGTTGTAGAAGCGGTCATTTCGCATCTGATAAATCACATGAGGAATGGATGCTTTTAACATCTGGAATAACCCGACATGAGTCGTGTCCACAGTAGGTGAACGTTCATCCCCGAGTACTTCTGCACCCATGGTCATCGATGTAATAACGTTACGCGTCCCCAAATGGATATTCCGTTTCGAGAACTTACTTTGTAAGAATCCACCTTTACCGGTTAATACACCCTGGAAGTAGTCATATATCTCATTGGTGATGTTCTGCATACTGGTACGGATGTTATTAATCATCGGATTGTTCTGTTTACTGTTTTCAAGACTGTTTGCTAACCGAAGTAACTTACGGTACATCTCGTTGCATTCATCTTCAGTACTGCGTCCACTCTCGTCGATTTGGATTTCACGTAAACCAGGTGGTAATACTAAGTGGTTTTCAATCATTAATTGATTACGGTATTTATTGAATACCTCAATCATCATATTACGTTTCACCGAATCATTCTTCTTAAAGACTAATTCATGGATATGCTCCGTAAAGAAGAAGTAACCGGTATCTGCTCCCTCTTCACCCATATCAGCAGGCAAGAACTCTTTCGTAGAAGCATTCCATCTCGCAAAGGCTTCACCTCGCCAGATATCTTCGTAGAAACGTTTCAGTCTCTTGATACATCGACAAATATACGGATGCATAATCGTCGTGTTTAATTTGATTAATCCAAAGGTGTAGTCACGAGAGGGTTTCCCTAAATCCCCAAATAAGACCGTAGAGAACAATCCTTCAGGATGGAAGTCTTGTCCATTTCCATCGAATATCTCAACGGATTTTATACGGGGTACTCTCGCTATCCGTTCACCAGTTGGAGTTAATAACGCAACATTAAATGGCGTTAATTTCTCTGCCATTGTTGTTTACCTCTTTAAATATTAAATTTAATACTCTTTTCTAATCTATCCACTATATTAGGTAGCTAATCTAACATAAACACCCGGATAGACACATCGTCCGGACGATGTGTTGCCCTTAGACATATATAGGGATAATGATGAATATCAAGACAGTATATAAAAACATAAGGAGTCTATATGGCCAAAGAAGATGAATATGACCTTGACTTCGGTGATGACCTGGATTTTGGTGATATTGATTTTGATTCGCCTGCTGCGAAACCGATAAAGGATGACAGACATCCTCTATTAATTACCGGTGAACAAGCAGCGAAAGAATTTAAAGCGACTATCTTTAATCCAGATAACATCGGTAAAGCATTAAAAGATGCCCTACCTCGCCAACTCCGTGAGAGTATCGATCATGCTGATAATGCAGTGACATCGTTTACGGATGAATATCGTAAAACTGTTGATGATCTTAAACCGACCATAAAAGAACTGAAACGTTCTGCACGTGGGTTTAAGAAAGCGTTAGGGAATGTTCTACCTGAAGGATTAAGTAAATGGCTGGATGATAAACTCTCTGAAGATGAGGACAAATATACATCGGGTCCTTCTGAAGAAGAGTTAGCAGAACAACGTGTTGAAAGTACGTTGATGACTATCTTCGAGAAACAACAAGAAATCGAAGGTCAGCATCGACAAGAAGACAAAGTCGTTCAATTAACACAAGCCAACGCTCAGATAGAAGGTGTTAATACGCAGCGTAAGATGTTGCGTAATCTGAATACCTTAACGGATTATCAGAGACAGATCACGTTACCATGGCAAAAAGAGATGCTTCGTGTTGCAATGCGACAATACAACGTGCAAGCCTCTTTATTGAAAACCATGGGTGAGTATACTCAAAATGCGATTATTGAGTTACGTGCCATTACGAAAAATACAGGGTTACCGGATTTAGCCAAAGAGAACAATAAAGAAGTCATGAAAGATGTCGGACTTCGTAAGTTCTTCTCTATGGTATCCAATAATTTATCAGGTAATCTTCGTACGGGCAACGTCATCAGTACGATGATGAAACGAGCAGGGAATGCGGTCCGTGAGAAATTTAACGATCCATTCAAAGAGATTGCGAGTGGTATCGGAATGGCGATGGATCTGCAAGGCCAAGACATAGAGATGCAAAGAGAATTTGGCTCTATGGAAGGCGGTGCAGAGCTCGATGATAAATCTCGTATGGAAGCCATGCTGGCAAAAATGCTCGGTGAAAATGCCGGTAAGTTTGCTTTAAAAACAGCGGCTGCTAAAGCCATGCTGAAGTTCATGCAGATACCGGGCATGGGTAACACCATGAAACGTGTCGGTATGGGCAACGAGATGTTTGGTCGAAGACTAAATAGCTTTATGCGTGATGGGTTGCAATATGGTGGGGATAATTGGTTCTATAAACAAATCGCGAATATCGTGAATTCAGGACGTGAGTTCTTTGAACTTGACCGTGGAATAGGGGATAGAAGTGGAGGCTCAATTGAGTACCATACTTCAAAGAACCTCTATGAAAGAACTGAGTTTAATAACTATACTCAGAAATCCATTACGGAAATCATCCCGGGTTATCTTGCGCGTATTTTACAAAGTACCGAAGCACTTCGTACTGGTGAAATGCCTGACTTAGTGTTATTTAGTCATGAACGGGATAAGTTCATTGATGCGAAGAGTAATTCACGTGATGTGATTCGTCGTATATTTGGAAACGATAGTCAGGATTTACGATCTTCATTATCTGAAGTCACCAGTCAGTTAGAAACCAAATCAAGTAAGTTTACTGATAAAGAAAGACGTAAGCTTGAAGATGCATTACTCAAGATTACGCGTCAAGGACGTGAACTTGATTTAGACACGTTAATGCGTGAAAATACGGACGAGAAAGAAAACGTCTTTGCTAAAGCACTCGGTAAAGATCTTCATGATAAACTTCATGAAAATGTCAAAGCGAACCTCAATTTAACCGAAGAGGGTAAGCTTAATAAAGAAGATGATGAAGCACACGATAAACTGAATAAGCTTTTAAATCGTTATATGCGTTTAGCAGGGAGTGTATCGAGTGCTGACCAACGTATTTTAGATATCTCTCGTGAAGGGATTACGGTGACCGATGCATTAAAGCAACTCGGTTATGTCGATAAGAATGGACTTAATAGTCATTCCATTGACATGAGTAAAATCTACGATGATTTACTCACCGGTAAACACGATGATGCTATCAAGATATCTCAACAAGGTTCAAATGAATTATATTTCGGTAACAATACGAATTTAACTTCATCTAACCTCATTGGTACAGGAACAGGCAATGGATTTAGTTCAACCGGACAAGTGACCGCATCGATAGCAAATTCAGCGAAACCTGCTTATCAGAATGCGTATCCCGTCTGGTGGAACAGCTATCCGATTTGGTGGAATAGTTTACCTGGATTAGGTTCATCGACACCGATGAGTCCGCCGCCTGCACCACCATTTACGCCACCACCTGGACCAGCACCGGTTTCACCATCACCTATATTACCGGTATCACCACCTGGATTACCTCCTATTGGTCCATCTTCCCCTGCGGTACCTCCATCTCCTGTGCCACCGCAAGGTCCTCGACCATCATCGAGAAAAGGACCAACAGGTAAGCTGACACGTCAGCAGAAGAAGATACAGAAGAAACGTGGTCCACGTGGTGCGATACCAATCCCAACATTTATAACAGGAGAGAATGATGTCAAAAGACAAGGCCCATCGCTCGACGTTGGGATACATGGAGGGATTATTGCTAATCTTCCTCCTTCTATTTATGATGATATTTTATCTGCCTTGCGTAGTATTGCTGACCCTATTAAATCAATTTCTCAGCATGTTAGTAAGATTCGTGCGCTTTATGAAGCGAGTAAGACGAATACTCCAGATACTCATCAAGCAGAAACTGGGGAAATAAAACCTGAATCTGCATCTGCCCCAATCGGTCCATCTTCCCCTGCGGTAGATACTCGTTCGATTAAACTACTTGAAGAGATTCGTGATAGTGTCAACGGAATTTCTATTCGCTTGTTGAAACAAACAACGGATAATACAGATGAACACAAATCGCCATGGGAAACCTTAGATGCCTCAATTAATATCCAGACTTCTGCGGTATTAGGCGCATTATCGAAGATTAACCAGAATATCATTGATTTTGGTAAAGGTAGCGGCGCATTCCCAGATATTAAAGGGCGTGATTTAAATATGGACGAGTTAACCAGTGATTTGATTAACTGGAAGAAACTCGGACGTTATACAAAGAACACGTTCAATTTCATGACAGATAAAGCGATGTCCATGTTCCAGTTTGCGAAAGAGAAAACCGTGAAGATGGCACAAGCATTCCATAAAGGGATTATTAAACCGACATCAGAGTGGTTTAAGGATCAATCTTGGGATATACTTCAAATCGATTTATATCTCCCTGATAACATGAAAGAGCCGGTTATTAAAGCAGCTAACTGGGCAGCAGGGAAATACTACGATGCGGAAGGAAAAGTCTTAAAGACCATGAAAGATGTTAAAGATGGGATCTATGAGATTGACCCAGCAACGGGGAAATTGAGATGGGTTACTTCTTTAGAACAACTTCGTACTTCTGCCGTGGATGTATTAGGTAAGAAATTTAAGATTGATAAACTTCGTGGTTGGGGACAACGTGCGAAGACTTGGTTAGCCACAGGTGGAGATAAAGTAATTAACTTCTTAAATCCTGTTGCACGAATTCAATCGGCGAAGAACTTCATTAAAGGGGCATTTAAACGCTTCGAAGAGCAGATGGTGCAAGATGTTTACGTGGGTGAAGAAGAATCCCCTCGTATCACTGCAAACCAGCTAATTAAAGGCACGTACTTCTGTCAAGGTAAACCATTACATCGAGTCAGAGATATTGTAGCTGATGTTACTGATGAACAAGGTAACGTTATCTTATCCATCGCAGAGATGCGTGAGAAAGGCTTATTTGATAAGAATGGTAATCCTTATAAGGATGTCTTAGATAGAGTCTTAAATAACGTTTTTGTGAAACCGATTAAACTTGGTCGTCAGATGCTTAAAGGTGGCTGGGATATCTTATCAGGTATCGGGTCTAAATTTAAGTCATTTATGACAGGACTCTTCAGTAACTGGGATGCCTCTATTTCATTAAATAGTAAATGGACGAAACGTATTTATGAATTACTCGTATGGCGTTTTGGTGGCAATCAAGGACAACCGCCTCATCATCTCCAATCCATTGAGAGTGATGATCCTGTCAAAGAGAAGAAAGATGCGAAACAACATGCTGAAGACATGAAGAAACAAATGACGCATGTCATGGATAAAGCTTCTAAAGTTTCTGAGTATGCGGGTAAAGCAACGGATGTCGTTCGCAAAGGTATCAGTAAAACGCTTCGTAAGGCTGGCGTAGATGAAGAGAAAGTGAAGAAATTCGAAGAGTCTAAGATTCCGGGTGTCTTCACGAAAGTCGCGAATGCCCTGAAAGGTGCGTCGGATAAGTACAAGAACAAGTCTACTGCTGAGATAGCGAAAGACGTGACTGAAGTTGCGAAAGATAAAGTAGAACGTTCACGTGGTTGGTTTGGTCGTAAGACAAAACAAATTAAAGAACGTCAATCTATTATCCCATCTAAACTGACTCGTTCTGAAATGATAAATCGTATCGGTGAAATGGCATCATCGAAGAAATCAAATTGGATTCCTTTAGATGAAGTGCCAGATGAAATCATGAAGATTTATTATGAATATCATGATAACGATTCGAATTATAAGAAACTGTTCCAGAATAACCCGAAAACGAATAAAGTCATGTTTAATCTAAGAGGACTCCTTATCCTTGAACACCAGCGTGTGCTCAAATTAAAGAATAAGAAACCTTCGAAGAAATCGACATTATCTCATCTGTCTCGTTCAGAGAAGATTATTCGTGGTCGTAAGAAACTCAATGAAACGACGGAAAGCATTAAACATCTTTCTCCAATGGATTACTTCGGTGCCATGATTGGTTCAAATGGTGCCAAAGAGCGTATGAAGCAATACATTGAAGACCGTAGCCGCAATCGTGCAGAACGTAAAGCTGAGAAAGCGAAAGTGAAAGCTGAAGCGAAAGCAGCGAAGGAAGAAGCACGTAAAGCCCGTAAAGAATCCGATAGTAAGAAAGGATTCGGTACAGGTATCATCGATAGATTTACAGGTAAACGCCGTAAAGGGTCATGGATGGATAAAGTCCAAGACTGGCATAGCCAACGTAAGAAGATGAAAGGCGGTGATGTATCTCAAGAGAAAGAGAAGAAACCATGGTATAAAGACTTCCTCGGTAAATTAGGGGTAATTGGTACTGCAATTGGTTTTGCAGGTAAAGCATTGATTGCACCGATTAAACTTCTTGCCAATGTCTTGAAAGGAACATGGCAAGTGCTTCGTCTAGGTAGTAAAGTCTTCCGGGGTGCAGGTCGGTTCATTAAAGGTTTATTTGGCATTAAATCAAAAGGCGCAAGTCTTGCAAATGCTGCAGGTCGAGTAATTGGTCAAGTCGGTAAACAAGCCGGACGATTAGCGGTTCGTGCAGCAGTTCAAGGTGCAAGATTACTCTTTACTAACCCAGTGGGTTTAGCGGTTATTGGTATTGCAGCAGCAGGTTTTGCTGCGTATAAACTTTGGAAGTTCTTCCGGGATAATTTCCAAGAGATGGATGAATATCGTTTAGCGACATACGGACTCCATGCGAATAACAATGTTGAGCTATCTAACATGATGCTCGCCTTTGAAAAAGAAATGGAGAAAGAGATGTCGGTCAACGAAACCACCGGTTATTTAACCGAGAAGAAAATCGATTATAACAAGTGGGCACCATTCTTCTGGAACGAAACGGAATCAGGCGAGTTGTCTAAACAACAATTCCAAGAAGAACAATTACCTCGTTTTACCATGTGGTACGAACAACGTTTCTTACCAAACTTCAAACGTCATAAAGAAGCCGTTGTGGCAATGATGTCACAAGCAAGTAATACAGGCTGGACAGGGTTTACGGATTGGTTATCAGATAAGACTAAGGGCTTGTATGATTTAGAATCAGTAGAAGATGGCGTAAAACCATCCTTCGTTCGTATGACCTTTGCAGATAAGGATAAATCGCAATATGCACCAGACATGTATGGCTATGATGGATTACCATTTAGTACGCAAGATCAAGGGGCGTTACCTTACGACCAAGTGAAGTACTATGCTGAACGTGTTACGGAGAAATTCAAAGAAGATGAAGCGAGACTTCAGGAACGTATGAAGTCATCGGAGAAATTCAGCGGAGATTCTCGTATCAAAGTGTCAAAAGATGGTAAGACATTCGACTTTGAAGATACGTTTAATAAACGGGATGAAATCAATGCGATGCGTGAGTCTAACAAGGAAGATATTAAGAACGGTAACTACACTGTTGATGGTGTCGCCGCAACGAAATGGACTTCCGTAGGTAAATCACGCGATGAAAAGATTACGATAGATGTAAATGGGCATAAGGTAGAAACCACTGTCGGTGAGTATGAAAACTTAGCAGGGATTAGTAATAACTCTGTTTCTAACTTACAGGCGATGCGTTTTATTGCCTATGGCTTATTGTTTAGTGATCAACAGCCATTTGATAGACAACAAATGAACTTTATCCTCCAATTAGAATACGAGGTAAATACTAAATATCTTCGTTCTGAAGCGAGAGATAAATCAGGTGGAGCATGGGTATATACAGGTGGTAATGAGGGGTTAGCGAAACTTTGGGAATCATTCGGGACTAAAGCTGGATTCGACTTAAAAGACGAAGAAAGTAAGAACGGATGGTTAACCTGGTTATCAAAACGTTTCTTCCCAATTTATACAGGTGTGCTTGCCGCTGCTTCAAAAGATGGGTTCTTTAGCGGTGAGAAGAAACTGGTTAAAGGTGCTTCCTCTCTAGACCGTATCCCAGTTGAAGATCAAATGGATATCGCAGAGTTCTTAAAATCTGGTAAAGTCATTAAGATAATGTCAGGAGAAACAGATGAGTAAGACGGGTGATTTTATATTTAAAGGGGTGCCAATAGGACGGGACCCCTCCTACCTTGAACGGTTCTATAAGAACATCAAGGCAAAGCATGAGTCGAAACCTTTAGAGATGCCACTCGATGAAGAGAAGAAAAAGAAACTTCAAGAGAAATGGGCAAAATATGCAGAACAGTTAAACTCAGAAAGAGAGACTGCCGCGTCTTATACGACAGGCGGTATTGCTAATGGATATAACGTTCAATCTACGGATGGACGTGCTACCACAGCAGGGAATAACTGGAATGTGTATAGTCCACAGGTATTTGACCCTAACCAAGGAAATGCCTTATCCCTTTCTGAAGGAACAGGGATTACCTTATCAGGGATGCAATGGAAACCCCCACAAGGGTGGCAACCAACTAAAGATGCCTACAAGAACTATGAAGTGATTGGTCCTCTCTTAACCGAAGTCGCGAAAGGTGTCGGTGTACCAGAAGAACTCATGATTGCAACCGCTGCACAAGAATCCGCATTTAACCCTGCAGCAAAAGCGGGAACATCCTCTGCAGGTGGTCTATTTCAGTTCATCGATGATACTTGGGCAAGCATGGTGAAGAAATATGGTGGTAAATATGGTATCACCATGTCAACCAGTAAGTTTGATCCAGTCGCAAATGCCATCATGGGTGCCCATTTCCTGAAAGATAATATTGAGGAAATCAATAAGAAGAAAAAAGAGTTAGGTATGCCGGGTGCAACCGCAACCGATGCCTATGCTGCTCACTTCTTGGGTACAGGTGGTGCGAAGAAATTACTTCAAGCATTACATGATAATCCTGAACAACCGATTAGTAATGGTGTTGTGAATCAAAGTCAGATTAATGCCAATAAAGAATTGACGCATGGTGGGAATATCACTGTACGTGGGTTCTATAATACGATTGGTCAGAAATCCATGAATGCGATTGCGAAAAAGATTCTTGCACAACGTGGTTTCCCAGTTAATCCAGACCAACCAACTCAGACTACGGATGGCGCAGGGTTAGGACAAGCGACTGTGACAGCGAATAATCAAACCGGTGCAGTGGTAAACAATGTACCGGGTATGAATGGTGCAACAACTATTGCTAATATGGTGAGTTCACAGGTATTGACGCAGAACGGTAATCCTCCACAGATGCCAGTACAAGTATCGACCAATAATGCGGCTAATCCGATTCCACCACCCGCTGTTACTAATAATGACATTGGTGGAGTAAGATATAACCCATCGACAGCACTTCAAACTGCTCAGATTACCGCTGCAGATGTGGTGTCTGCAGTAGGGGATGGACAATCCTCTCCTGCGCCACAAATTGCACAAGGTAGTGCTTCTGCACAGCCATTAAATCAACAAGCGGCGACACCAGAACAACTTGCACAAGTTTCTGGCCCGATTCCAATGAAGCACAATGTGACAGCAAAACCAATCGTGAGTAAACTGTTGGCACAATGTACACCTGAATTAGAATCAATCGGTAAGATGTATGCAAGACCAAATGGTAATGTGGATTTGCAAGGGATGGAAGAACCCTGGATGAAGTTATTCTATAACAGTATCGGGGATTACGTGAAATCAACGGGTGACCGGTCTATCTTTACGATAACATCGGGTTACCGTAGTCCGGAGAAACAACGTGCGTTATACGAAGAGAACTTACGTAAATATCCACCAAATGGAAATGGTAAGGTCGCAAGACCAGGTCGTTCCCGTCATGAATTCGGGGTCGCCCTCGATATCACTAATAGCGGAAGTGATGGGTCAGGAAAAGACTTCACGAACGGTATCGTCTCTCGTTGGGAGAACTCGAAGATTGCGGATAAATGGGGCTTCTGGCGTCGATTAAGACCGGGTGTCAATAAAACCGTAGAAGACTGGCACGTAGAAAATAAACACTTCTTAGTGAACGGTCAAGCGGCTTCAGGACAAGATACAGGTGATGGGGATATCATGAACCCATCCCACAATGATGGTGCGGTAGGACAAAACCCAATGGCTACTGATGGTGGCGGTGGTGGTATTAACCTCGGTACCGGTGCATCGAATGCCATGGGTGTCGGTGCAACCACCTCGATTGCACCTGAGTTACAACTGGCACGTGAAGCGACTGCTGCCGCGTCTTCTACCGTTGGTGGCTCAACTGTATCATCTGGACTTGCCGCAATGGGCGATTCAGGTACTGCTTCAGGTACAGGTGGTTCATTTGGTGTATTAGCATCGAATGCAAATGGTGGAGCTTCATCCGCACCAGCTGCAAATACAGCGGGTATGACGGATTCATCTGCATTAGCATCGATTCCAACACCACCACCAGCAAGTCCTGCAAGTCCATCTGCGGATATTGCAAGTTCGATTAAACAAGCGTTAGTCGATAGTACAAGTACACTCATGTCTAAGTCTGAAGAACTTCTTAAACAACAAGTGGATCTTCATATTGCAGGAAATAAATCACTTGAAAGTATTATTTCCTTACTTCAGTCAAAAGGAGAGGAATCCTCTAAAGACGCTTCTCTTCCTTTAAAGGATGAAAAGACCGAAGTGAAAGCAACCTCAGATAAAGTGAAACGACACGAATCGATTACTATGGGTCCAATTAAAACAGGACGATAACATAAAGCAGAGGGTACTAAATGTACCCTCACTTTTATGTTGTTACTCTTCATCCTCGTTATTATCATCTTCCTCTTCGTCATCGTCGTCATCATATGAAGACTTCGTATCCCATTCTTCATACTCTGCTCGTTGACCACGTGTCGAACGATGAATCTCATCTAATGAAGTATCGTGTTCTTGTAACCAGGTAGCTTGCCATTTCTCTGGAATAAGCTCTAGATGTTCATCCAGAATCATATTCGTATTCCAACGATTCACACGATAGTTACCTAATACTTCTAATAAGATATAGAACGGTTCCATAACAGAGAAGATCATCTTACGGATATCTAATGCAGGCATAAACTCTTCGGGAATTCCCATATTCGCAATAACATCATCTGGCATAATAATTGACGCAATCGCTTTCTTATTATGCTTTTCCATAAAGGTTTCAAATCGTTCACGAATATCACTATCCTTAATCGATTTACCAAAGAGTTTTACTGCAGTAGGGTTAGGAAGATTCATCTTAATCCGCACACCGATATAAGGTGGTGCTGGACAAGGTCCATATTTATCAGCCAAGATATCATTCCAGAATTCATAGTAAAGATATTCACTACTCATTGGAATGTTATACGCTTCTTTCACCTTAACAGTACAAGTGGCTAAGAAATCACTTTGACCTGTGATAATACTGGTAAAGATTTTTGATTCTTCTTCTGCCACCCGTTGGATAAGGTCTTGAACCTCAATCAATTCGCCTTTCGCGACCTTTTCAAGGATACCAATCGCTTCATCGTGGAAGTATCGAATGAGTTCAGGTGGAGCTTTAGAGTTCTTTAATGCTACCCCTTTTAACTCTTCCTCTAACTCACGTAATACGGTACCCTCTTGAATCGATGCAATACTGAGATAATGTTTCGTACGATTCGTTGGTGCAAAGACATCAAAGTAGAACTCTGATTTCATTTCTAACTCATGGATGTACTTCTCAGCCAATCCCATTTGACCTGCTGCGACCGCTAAGAAATGACGAGTCACCGTATTGATAAAGTATACGCAAATAGACCCCGTTAAACGGGTTACTGGTGTTACTTCTGTCGTACCATTATACCACTGTACCCATTGCATCACTGTATACAATACAGAGTCCGTATCGCCCCCTACGACGCTATAACGTACGGCAGAGGGGAAGTGTGCAGTTTCAGCAGGGATAAAGATATTCAAGAAGAAAAACTTAATGAAGTCTTGCATCTCTTCAAATATCTTCGTAATATGAATCACACGTGCACCAATGGAACCATAATACTCTTTATCACAATGGATGTTATCCTTGATACTACGACCTCCTAAGAACTCCGCACAGCAAACAGAAGCTAACGGTAAGAAGAAGTCATCTATCTTCTTAATGGCAGCTTGGGTTTCTTCTGCTGTAACTGGTGTCAAGTCTTTATAGTCTAAGATTCTATCAAAGAATGAACGAATAAACTGCTCGTTATATAAACGAACATGATAGAGACTACCGACGTATAGATATAATGTTCTTTCTAAAGGGGTTAACTTCTGGATATAGTTCATAATCACTTTATCCCAGTATTTGGATTTATAATACGTATCCGTATTATATTTAATCGCTTCAAATAACTGGTCTTCTGTAATGTAAGCTAATCCGTATTTCTGTAAAAGTTCTTCCCCTTCCTCATAATCAATCTCAGCAAGAATCACCGTAATGTTTTCTAATACAGAGGGACCATTAAAGAAGTGACGTCTTCCCATAAACACCCGTTCGGTATTGGCATTCGTAAAGGCTGTTGCGGTACGACATACGGATGTTAAAGTAGAATGACCCGAACGATTCGCTAATGCCGTAGAACCAATCGTAAATAAACCGGAAATAGAGTTGATATCTTCTTTTAGTTTATTCTGTACGTTGTTCTTGGTAATCGCCGTATCAATATCACCTAGTGCTTTAGCTGCTTGACCTGCTTTCTTGGTACTTGCCCGTTCATAATACTTCACTTCCGTATAATCAGATAACTCAGAGGGCTGGTCTTCAGTTGCCGCATAACAGGTTAATGTCGGCGCCATAATCAACCGGTTATCTACCACTTCTTTTAGATACTCCGATAAGTAAATGGTATCCTTATATCTATCAGATTGTTCATCCCGTCTAAAGGCTTTCATAATCGGGTCTTTATAATTGATGTATTGATCATCCACTGCCCAATGTAAGAAGTCTACTGCTTCTTCTTGCGGGATATCTCGCATCTTAGCAAGATAATGTCCCGTATATTTGTACCATTGCCCCACGACATCTAGGTTGCGCAATGCTTTATATTCTTTTGGTGTTCGATAAAGAAATTGCATAAATGTATCCTTTTATATAAATCGTCTTAACAGATTCTTATAACAAAATGGGAACATATATCAGGGATACCGAAGTATCCCTGAATGATAGTTATTTATCAAATGCGGTTAATACTTCATCAATCACATCAGATAGATATTGGTCTTTATTTAACTTCACTAAGCGAACCAGTGTATCGTGGTCATGATGATGTTCACGGATATCCTGCGTAAAATCATGGAAGTTAGCTTTCATCTTATCGTAGAACGCCGTACTATCACCGGGACGATGCCAACGTTTCTCCCATTCATTAAAAGTCACATCCTGATCAGGTGCGACGACTACATGAGGAATGTTACGTTCAATTAATCCTTGTAACACGACAGGATGCGTACTCATCAGAATATGATAACCTGAATAAGCATCGCTGGTTAAATAAAGTTCCAATGTTTTAAAATAGTTATGCGGGAAGTTACGATGAGTTGAAAACCCATAACTATCTAAGTCCACGATTTTCATGCCCGGCTTCTTAGATAGGGTAGATTTCCCGCATCCACTGAATGCGCAAATAATCATGATTTAAACAACCCCTTAATTTGTTCAACGATGAAGTTAATTAACACAACTCCACCTACAGTAATCCAACCCATTATAAATGTAGCGATCAGGATAATGCACAATCCTAAACTAAAGTCTTGCATTCTCACCTCCTATTCGTTTCTTCCGGTTATACATCCGCTGACGTCTTGGTGCGAATTTCTTCTCAATTTTCCACTTCGCCATGACCATAGACATGAGTGTATATTGGAAGACTAAAAAGCCTACTGCGATAAGACTAAGTGTATATGCCATTTCAACCATAATGATGTTTTCCTTTCTTCTTTTTCTTTTTACGTTTACGTTTAATGCGTATTTTTAATTTCTTCTTGGTTTCATGACTGATAAGATGTTCTTCATCTTTAAAGACATCTATCAGTGCATGAATTAAGAAGAGTGTTATTAATGTGACAATAACTAAAAATATAGACTCCATATCACTTACCATATTATTAGTCATACCCCGAAATACTACCACCTGCTGGGAAGCTTACTGGACCACTTGCGGATAATGAACCACCAATCGATGTACTACCTGATACATGTGCGCTACCTTGCATTTCCGTGTTACCTTTAATACTTGCATTACCACTACCTGCACTTCCTGTTACGTTTAATGTACCTGCATTTACCGTACCAACAAGATTAATGGTAGGACAATTCACATTATACTCTGACCCAATCTTCATATTCACAGAACTACCGATATCCCAGTTGACTGTATCAGCTTTCAGATTAAAGGTTTTACATTCAACATTCCATGTTTCCGTTTTCATGTTGATATCTTTTGTCGATTGGATATTAATCGTGGTTTTATCCAATTGAATGAAAGAGTTGTCTTTATTATGGATGATGATTTCAGTCATGCCATCATCGATATTAATAAAGTTACCGTTTTGGTCAGTAATCGTTAGAACCCCTTTCTTTGCATCCATTTGTAGTAACCAAGCGCACATCTCCCCATTGGCTTTGGACATCCGCAGCTCCATGACACCATTTACAGTATCCACGGTTTTACTGTAAGAGTTCTCTGGTGTAGAAGGAGTTGGTTCTTTTCCTGCTGATAACGGTTTTGCAGCATAAGCTTCGACCACGACTTCTTGTACCCGTTTATGCATATGACGGTTATTGGGTTTCCACCAATAGTTATCGTTACCGTTAAACTTATAGATACTGACCTCTTCACCTTTTTGTACTTGAGGTGGAGTGATACGGTTACTATCTTCATTAAACCATCTTGCAGTGATGGTGGAGGAGGTTCTTACTTTACTGTTATATGATTTACCTTGGGCATCGACACCCTTGGTCGTAAATTGCTGTGGGTTTAATTCAAGTTTACCCCGTGAGTTAGGGAATGCATCTTGTAAGAAGACATGGATTTGATGTTCATGTCCTAAGATTGCATTTTCTGCCACGATACCAATACCTATATACCCACTTCTATCTGTTAGATCTTCATTGGTTGCCATTTTCTTTACTACCCTGTGAAATTATTTGAAGTGTTATAAAACATTAAAAAGGATACGAAACATGTTACAGATAACAGAACTCGAACTGGTAAATAATAACCGGTTAGGATTATTAAGTTCGAATATATTTAAGCACACGTTTGACAAACAGTATACTGCGATAGGTGGAATAAATGGGGCGGGAAAGAGTACTATTCTAAATGAACTCTCTCCTTTACCTGCGAATATGTCAGATTATGATAATGACGGTTATAAGAAGATTACCTTACAGAAAGATGAAGATACGTACGTCCTAACATCATCAGGCTCAAGACCAGGTAAACACTCATTCTTATTAAATGGGAATGAATTGAATCCTGGTGGAACCATGAAAGTTCAGTACAGTCTAGTAGAAGAACATTTCGGTTACACCCCTAAGATTCATCAAGTGCTTATTGGTAAACGTAATCTTAGTATCATGTCACCGGCAGAACGTCAACAGTGGTTTGCGGATATCTCTGGGATGGATAATGATTTTATTTCGAAGTTCTGGAATCTCATTAAAGGTGGGTTACGGGATAACACGGGTGCATTAAAGAATATCAACCACAAGATAGCGGATACCTCATTACAGTTGATGAAAGAAGAGGATTTAAATCATATTACGGAATTGCATAACACATATGCAAAAGTATTAGGTGATTTAACGACGTTAAAGAATAAGTTTGAACAACCTTTCCCCGAGGCGAGTCATATCACAGAAGACCATGCCTTTACGTTAGAATTGAAGAAGATTAACGAAGACAGTCGTTATCATTATCATCAATTAGTCAAAGCGATTGGGGAGCGTTTCGACTTTAGTCAAGCAAATGATAACATCACGCAATATACCCGTGATAGTCAACGCTTACTGGAAGAAAGAACACAACTCGAGGAGCAGATACAACAGGTTAATGATGTACTGGATACGTATCAAACAGATGAAGAAATTGACATCCCTCAATTAGAAGCGGAGATTGAGAATTGTAACAATAAGATACAGCGTGATTTCCCTGCTGAGATATCCGGTATTTATGATAAATTAAAAGCTGCATTCCCAGGAGTAGACCTCATAAAACGACTTTCTTCTATCTATGCGGCACATCATAATAATCTTCGTCATATTGATGATGCACTATTAGAAATGAAACCTGCAAGTCTTCCGTATCGTCAATTAAAAGAGCGGTATCAGTTGAAGTTCGATGAATTAAAAACATCGCAACATCGTGTAGATACGCTAAAAGTCATGATTGATAACAATACGAAAACTTGCATGAGTATAGATAGTGAACACAATAAAGAGACATGCCCTCAGTGTAAGCATGTCTTCACACGTGAGAATGTTCGCAATCAGTTAAGTAGTATTTTCCAATCAAACGGTGTGATGGCAGAAGAAGTTAAAGAGTTAGAGAGCAAGCTTACTTCATTAGATAAAGAAGTCTCTCAACTGAAATATGAGCTCGATAACTACCGTGTGGTATTAGAGTTCGTACGAGATGATGAGAGTGGATTAATCCAATACTTCTTAAATTCTTATTCGACTGCAACGTCGATTCCAAATCTCATGCGAGAAATTGCGTATAATCCTCGTTCATTCGTTGGGGGATTTAACAAATGGGTGGATAACATCAATGATATCTTAAGTTATGCAGGCATCATTGATACACGGGATTTATATCAAGCTCAATTGGATAAAGGCATGCGTTTAAAGAGTACGGAGTATATCACATTAAACGAGAAACTTAAAATCCTTATCCGTCAGCACGATGACGTGAATAAGACTTACTCGATTATTAGTCAGCAAATCACGAATCAGCGTGCGGCGATTAAAGCCATGGAAACTTACTTAAATGAGTTAAGTGGATTAAATGACCAGGTTGATCGTCTCTATGTGAAAGCGAATAGTATTTTTAAACGTGAGTGGGATAATGCATTAGAACAGATGATGGCATTAGTCTCAGAGAAAGCGGACGATATTAATCGTCAGATTAAATATCAATCAGGCGTGCATTTCTTGATTCAGTCTTATACGGAGAATAAGAAAGCAGTAGAACTCGCCATTGATGACCATAAAGAGTTAATGAAAATACTTGATCCGAAAACTGGGTTGATTGCTAAATCGTTAATTGGGTTTATTCGTCATTTCGTGAGAAATATGAATAACTTAATTGAACAAATATGGCAATACCCGATGGCGATTGAGATTGAAGAAGACGATGACTTTACTAAAGATTATCGTTTCCCAGTAAGAGTCAGTGAACATCTTCGCGATGATGTTTCGACATTATCGTTAGGACAAACTGATATCATGGATATTGCCTTCCGGATTACTCTGTACAATCATCTTGGTATGAAAGGATTCCCCTTACTGCTAGATGAGGCAGGATCATCTTTATCCGTATCTCATCGTGCAGGATTCTTTAATTTGGTGAAACGTTTGGTTGAACACGGATACTTCTCTCAAGTATTCTTCATCACGCATTTAATTGATGTAAAAGATATCATCGGCAGTTATGATGATATTCAATTGTCCTAATATATGTGATAAAAAAAGAGGTCATTTCGACCTCCTCATTAAATGGCATTCTTAAAGAACTTACCATTGTTGTTAAACCAAGCTTTTGCTAAGTTATAGAAGTATTGTCCTAGTCGGATGTCTTCTGTTGATGCGTTTGGTCGCATTGCACGGTTTATGTAGTATAGATAACGTTGGTTCCGTATATTATTTATTACATTTTGGTTAAACATAATGAATCTCCTTTTAATGATTATCACACGAGAGGGTAGTTACAGCTACCCTCTCACTTATGTTGTTATTCGGACATAAGCAAGGGACTCCTGAGAGTCCCTATTACTTATTTGTTACTATTTATTTGTTCGCAGTATTCACGAACTTCTTCATAGTTGTCGTAGATGTGCCATGTGTAGTTGTCATCTACATGTACAGTATTATCATTCATGTAAACCCCATACCCCACTAGAAAGCTTCCTGCTTTCACCTTTTGGTAATAATCCTCGATTGTGTTATAAACGAGGATGTGCTGGTCATCCTTGAACATCAGCACCGTCTTCACTTCAGTTGAGCCCTTGCTCTCGAAACCTCGAGCTTCCACCTTAACTAATTCTTCATTAAATTTACTCATCTTTATTTTCCTCAATTGATACGCTGTTATTAAATGCTGCTTCGACTTCGACATCTGGACGACCATCGTCGAACTCTAATCTTACACGCATAGTAACAGTAGTTGCACCATACATCTGCGTGACTTTCTGGAACACCCCAATCGTCATGGCATCGTTTACGAATTCTTTCGTAAAGTTACCACGATGACTAGACATTTTCTTTAACTCTTCTTCGCTACGACCAAACTTACGACGTAACCATTTCTCGGTTAAGGAGAAGTAATTCATTGGGCGTAAATCGGTTACGAACATGAGCTTACGTGCAAGTACCGTTAAGATGTTCTTGCTTGAACTGATACCGCGTTCTGGATCATTCAACAAATCCAATAACTTGGTATTGTAGTTCACATTCTGAATCTTAGATGTAGCAACAACGGGTTTACGCATGGTGACCTCCTGATAATCCTACGAAGTCGTTTGTATTTGCATTCGCGAGTTTTAATACCGCAAAGAGCATGGTATCAATCGCATATAAGAAACGACCTACTAATTTACTTAGGTTAGCATATTCCTTTTCCACGTATTGTTCTTGGGTAGCCGAATCATCGAATTCGTTGATTGTATCGAAATGATATTCCGTAAATCTATCGACTAATCCCTTCAAGGTATTCCATGAGCTACGTAATGCGAAACGATTGCGATAGCCAAGGTATTTCGAGGCATGTACCAATAACTCTTTTGGTAGTGTCTCATAATCACTCACCATAATACGTTTGCCTGATACTGCAATCTTAACAAGATTACTTAATTCATCAAGCTGTGCATAGACATCATTAAATCGACTGATAATCTCATAATCACAGCTCTTATATAATGCCGCATCATATCGACCACTATCGACATCAATATACTTAGCAATCAGATTGATAAGTTTCTGAATCTGTTTCAGTGCTTTATCATGATCATGAATCTCTGATAACTGATTGCGTAGCTTTCTAAATCTCCATAAGAAGATGAAACTACTTAATTTACTTGGTTTTGTCATTATTGTACTCCTATGACAAGGGTTAATAAGAACGGTAAGTATAATAAGTGTGTATCATTATACCACTCATAACTATACCTTGTTTTTGCAAAAACGACGAGATATGTTATCCCATCATGGTAATAATATACCCTTATAAAAAGTAATAGACTAGGAGTGAGTTACAATGGCAAGACCAGCCCTAACCCATGACATGATTTCAGAAGATGTGGAAGAACTCAATATAAAAGATGTGCCTTCCCGTCTTGAGATGATTCAACGTCGTCGTCTGAAATACATGGAAAAGATAGAGAAGAACGATGACTTCCTATCGGATGAGTCTTTGTCGATTTCATATATGCAGCTGTTAAATGGGTTTGAGAAACAAGAACTATACAAACACAAATCTCAAGCTGACAAAGAAGAGAACGATAAAGATAGACAAGCCTACGAATTGGCTGCAGAGACGGTTCGTATGTTACGTGAACAACGTCGTGATGAAATCGCACGTGGTAATCAGTTACCTGTAGATTCACCTGCACCACCGAAAGTAGAAGAAAACCAAGAAGGGTATTCTGAAATTGCGGATGCAGAACGAAACTACAAGGAAACCAGTTGGACAGATTTCCATAAAGAGATGATTCTTGCAGGACGCGACCCACGTCATATGGTGGATGAAGATGGTAACATCGTTCGTATCCGTAACCAAGATGACGAAGATGAAGAGTGATCGAACATAAGTAAGAGGCTACTTGATGTAGCCTCGCTTTTATGTTATTTTAAATTACGTGCAGTTAAATTGATACAGTTCACAAACTCATCAATTAAACCTAATACGGTACCATATAGGGTTACGTATTGAGCACAAAGATACAAGACTTCTGAGATGTATTCAGACTGTTTCTTATTCAAGATGTAACGACTATCAGGTTTCTTCATGCCATTCGCAATGATGTTAGCACGTTCTACGATTAAACCAATCGATTTCTGTACTGTACTTGGGTCTAATAAATCCGCATTCTGAATCACCGTACGAATCACATTGGTTACTTCAACGGCTTCATTATTATTGCCAAATGCTTTACCCCAGAAGACTTTTTCTACTTTCGGACCAGAGAAAATCTTTTTCATTTCCCCTTTAATCCCTTCGATATCTTTCTTCTGATAAACCGGCTTGAATGTTAATGAGGCAAAGTTCTCAGGACGGTTAATCCCTTTACCTAAGTATTCTGCAACAGGACCTAATAAGTCTTTATCAATTGTGCTGACAGTAAGACTGACTTGTTCTAACCATTTTGCATATTGTAACCAACCTACCCCTAAACCATCAGGCTGATAAACCTTAGCGGTTTTTGAGATCATGAAGTACTGGCGATTAGACGCATAGATACTTAGCTTGCTGATATTATCGGCAAAAGGACGTGATGCGTATTCTTTTGCTTTACCGACTAATTCTTGTAATTTATTTTTACCTTCATTAATCTTATCGGCAAAACCCGTAAAGTAATCACTGAGATTGTTCATCATCTCGGTACCTGGCATCCATTCAGTGAATGCTTCGATACTCGGTGTCTGATTTAATTCATCCGTATGAGATGGATATTTGATTGGGTCTTTCAGTTTTAGATTATCGAGTTCTTCTTCAGTTCGTTCAATCGTTTCGACTGGGCTTTCTTTAGGTGCTCGGCTAATGTCGCTGCCGCTATCGCTTTCAGGATTTGTTCTTGCTGAACCTTCCGCGGTATCTTCTTCGGTTCCTGTTTCTTGTTCATTCTCAAACTCCTCCATTGCGCGTTTAATATAATTTCTTGACATGAGTAATTACCTCTTAATTTAGATCTAAATATGTCATGTGTAGAGGCTAGCAATTCTACACAAAGAATTTATCTAAATATAGCTGCTTAAATATCTGTTATGATCTTATTTATATGGAGAAATGATTTATGCTGGACATTATAAAATGGTATCTCATCGTGGTATCGATTTATTTCTTGCTCTATTATTTTCATTTTGCGTGTACTACTGCAAGACGAGATAAAATATTTCCTTCTTTACTTGAAACAATGAACCATATTCGGGAAACGAAAGATAGTACGGACGGTTTTATCAGTACGTTTATTTGGGTTACCGCCTGGTATGTGGTAGTTTACGCATTTGTCGTATTCGTTTTAACTATTAGTGTGAGACATTAACTATGAAATTTGAACGTCCTGGCTTCCGTGATACGGTTGAAGCCGCACCACCACTTCGTCCACAACTTAACGTTGCGCCTATATTTGATGTGATTACAGGAGATTGGGCAGATGGCGAAAACAAAGAAAAAATCCTGAATGGCGGTATCCTGAACTTTGTTGGGGTTATCGGCGAAGGGAATACTTTTAAATCAACAATAGCAGATAGTATCATTGCACGTATTCTATCTCATCATCCTTCTGCGACATTCATGAAATACGATACAGAAGGCTCCGTCCAAGTTTCACGTTTTGCTAATCTTGCAAAGCAGCACGAGTCTTTACAAGATGAAGACTTCTATGCCAACGACTCACGTTACTTATTAACCACTTCATCCGATGTAACAGGGGATGTTTGGTTTAGTGGTGTACGTAAGAAAGCAGAAGAGCTCATTAAAGATAAAAAGATGTTAGGTACGACACCTTTCATCGATCGTTCAGTGCGTGATAAAGTGAGTCTTGTGCAAACACGCTATCCATCAATCGTCTTTATTGATTCGTTATCGGAATTCCGTACAGCTGCTGCTCAGGAAAAGATGATTAAATCCGATATCGATGATAAAGAGCAAAACGATTACTACATGCGAGCCAACCTTGAGAAGTCTCGTATGATTACGGAGATTCCACAATTTGCAGGGCGTGCAGGGGTTTACTTTATGACGACTGCACATGTGGATGATACGATTAACATGTCAGGGAAACCTGAACGTAAGAACTTAACCTATATGCGTCAAGGTCAAGATATTAAACGGGTTCCAAAGAACTTCAAATTCTTGACTAACCATTGCTGGGAGATTATTAAGTCAGCACCATTCTATAACTCAGATAGAACAGGTCCTTATTACCCTTCTAAGAACAATGAATCCGCAAACGGAAAAACAGACTTGATGTTAGTGACATTCCATGGTTTACGGAATAAGACCGGTTTATCGGGCATTCCTTTAGATTTAGTGATTTCACAAGCATCAGGGATTCTGTGGGGGCTTTCACATTGGCATTTCTTGAACTCAAGAGATGACCAAGGTTTAGTAAGAAAAGGTGCGAATTATACACTAGACTTCTATCCAGATATCAATATCATGCGTACGACTGTACGAGATTTACTGATGGAAGATAAACGTCTAGCGAGAGCGGTCGAACTTCAAGCTGAAATCTATTTGATGTATAACTTCAAAGATGAAATCGGTAATAAGTACCGCATGTCAGCTGCAGACATTCGAGAGAAAGTGATTTCCCAAGGATATGACTGGGAGAAGATTCTCGATTCACGTGGCTATTGGCTTTTCAAAGAAGAAGAAGATATGCTACAGCCACCCCCATATTTAAGTGGGTATGACCTACTTCGTATGGCTGTTGGTGAATACAATCCCATTCACTTTAAAAAGTAAAGAAAGAGAAAAGGTGTTACGGATAATGAAGTAAGGGTCTTATCCGTAATAAGTGAAAGCAGTTTGGTTCATGACTATGATACTTATAAAACGTTTAGATACAACTTATAGGATTGTTAGAACATGAAACAAGTGATTGATTATGTGAGAGAGGAGATGGAAAGAGTAGAAGAAGGCTTGTTCTATTCTGTCTTTCCGGATTATCAAATTGATTATATCTCTGGCTTAGAGCAGCAAGAACAGATGCGTGTGATTGCAAGTTATCTAGGTGGAGAAATCGATACGGATGACTTAACTGTTTGGTTACAGGTAATCCGTGAAGAATTTATTCCTCGTATCAACTAAGGTATTTAGGAGCTTATATGGCTGTCCCGACAACATTGAATCTTTATCTACTGCTTCCGAGAACATTCATTCAAGAAGGATATCGTACCGCAATTGATAAAGCGGTGACAGCCTTACTTGAACCGAAAGCCAAGGAAGACCCAAAACGTGTCCATCTGTATTATAACTCAGAAGACAGTGATACGGAAGCACTCATTAAAGAATACTTAACCCGCTATCCTGGCATCAGTGTCAAGAAAGCGGAACCGGATTTTGCGAAGCACAAACGTCAAGCTTATTACAAACGCAATCAGTGGGCTTGGACACGTGCATCCTCAGTATTTATTGCTTATAGAGAACGCCCTACGTTATCTCAGACTTGGTCGATTGACAAAGCAGAGGAGGGTGGTTCAAAAATGGTTTATATTCACTGCCTATTAGAAAGTGATAAGGAGACCCATGATGTTGGAACAAATTAAGAAATTAGCGGATAGATTAGGTAATATTCTAATCAACTTTGCATGGTTACGTAAAGAACCTGAACCAAAACCACGTAAAACTGTCATCCACTCGATTCGTGAAAAAGGGTTTACCAAGAACAACAGTAAGGTGTTTTACATTATCTACACAGATAGTCCAGACCAATGCCCAATGAATGCATTAATTGCTGCACAGAGTCGCTCTACGGATATGCAGAGAAACGTCGAGTTAAACGGGGTTTTATTTTTATCTGATTACATGTTACAGCGTGTTGAAATCCTGAAAACTAAAATTGGTACAGAGCTGGATCTAAAAGGTAAAACATTGCTTGATTACTTAATCAACGGCGAGGACTAATCTCATGGCCAATAACCGCAAAGCATTCATTCAGGTTGCGATTAGTCGGTTAAAAGAGATTGATCCTCAGAATGAATCGATTCCTGCTTTAGAGAAGATATTAACAGAGATGCCTGAGAAAGACTTTAAGTTATATATCGAGCGTCTTCGTAATGGGGTATCTGAAGATCCGGATTTAGATAAGCCAAGAGAATTGCTTCCTTTAGTCCTACCGAATATGAAGAAAACCGCGATTACGGTGGCACGAAATATTGCGGTAGGGAAGAAGTGGGGACATCAGTTCTTTGAACGCTGTTTCTTAACTGATCCATTAACCGGTCAGACGGTCTTAACGAATATCCCTTATGCCGTATTTGAATTACCGGTGGTTCGACAAGCACAAACGCTTGAGAAAGGGATTGCGTATGAAAAAGATGGGACACGTCTCGATGATAGAACCAACCAAGTCTCAGATGGTACAAAAGGGTCTTCATTCTCTGCACCTGAAGTTCAAGCCTTACTATCACAAGGACAAGATCGTTCTGTGGTCGAGTTAATGAAATTCAGAGGCGGGGATAATATCGCTTATCGGACGATGTATGATTCTCTCTTAAAGACGGGTAAGTTCCGGATGGATTCGTATCAAGAACCGACTCGTCCTAAATCAGCCGATGTCGCGAATATCTATCTTAAAGCAAGTCATATTGATAATGACTTATAAGGAATAACGATGAGTGAAAATATTTTTAATGGCGCAGTATTTACGCCTTCGATTAATGATGAGATTAAAGATTTCCTGAATATTAAACTCGTTGAGCATATCCGTGAAATTTCGTTATATCAGATGCAGGCCAGTAAGCCTCAGATGGAGACGGGACAAATGACCGTTGCACAAGTGACAGGAAATGATGTTGTCTTAACCGTCTTAAATGATTTCTTTTGGTTAACGAATCAAACATTCTTAAACACGATTACCACACCAGGTGCAATCTCGCAAATCTTTAAACTGATGAATGTCGATGGAAAAGAGAAAACCCGTATCGACTTTATCTTAAAGGTAACGGCAGAGCTTAAATTGCATCTTGGTCGTGAGGGCTGGACAAATCTACTAAATGATTTATGTTTTGCCTTTGAACCGGGTTCAGTGACTCGTGAGAATAAAGATAAGTCTATCTTATCCGCATTAAACAAAAGTACGATGACACTGGATGAATCCGTGCTCACGGCAAACCATTGGTTAATTCCTATTATTATCTATGGCTTAGATGGTCGTACTGCGACTACGATTGGCGCAGAGATTAATTCAATCCGTCATATTTATGCAGGGATGAATCAATGAAATCAAAACAAGGCAAGCGACATTTCCTCGTAGATATCGACATGCTCTTTGATTTAAGATTTGCCTTACTGAATCGAACCAATCCTGATGCAGGCGTAGTCCTATTCCATGAGAAGAAATACTACAAACGTAACAGTGATAAAATCCTTTATGATACTGCAGGTATACCAGGGCATACATGGTGGAGTCTTTATGAAGAGAACTACACAACTCTTCTAAAAGAATCCCCTATCACGTATCTGATGCATAATCTCTATCCCATGACAAATGATGGATTGGACGATGAGCGTCCGGGTGATGGGATCATGAAAGACTTATCGATTAACGTGCCGTATGGTCGGTTAACCGATATTGAAACAGAAGGATTAATCGAGGTATTAAAAGAACACTTCTATGGTTACTTCGATGAGATAAGAGTGGTTCATCATGATTACTCTCAATTAAATCTTCATCGATTATCCTTGTGGTATACAGATTTCTTCTGTTATCGTTGGTATAAATGGATACGTCATCATTATGAACAATTCGAGGATAGTCCAAGACCTTCCTTTAGAATGTGGTTTCCTCGGATGACTGCCGATAACGAGATTAAGGTTGAGGAAAAGGATAAACAGTTTGCAAACAAGTTTATCAATGAATCGGATATCTTTGAGTTCTTTTCCTTTATTCATTGTCCTGCCTTTGAGCTTCATTGGGTTGACCCTTATGAAGTGGGTGGGTATTTTGAAATCGGTGAGAAGACAACATAAGTAAGAGGCATCCGAGGATGCCTCTCGATTATGTCCGTTATTCAGGAACGGTTAATCCGTTTTCACGAATCTTCTCTTCTAATACCCGAATACGTTGAGCTTGTGAACGAGTCAGTTTATTACCTGCTTCTAAATCAGCCGTTAAACCTTTTATTTGGAGATTGAGTTTCTCAATTTCTCTATCTCGTTCTTTTACCTGTGCATCAAGTAGTTTCGCATTATCCGTTAAGACTTTATTGCCATCCTGTAATTGTTTCTCCAGTACTTTGACGTAAGCTTGAAGATTACCATAATTCACCGAGATAGCTTGAAGCTGTCCATAAGTGGTTCGATTATCAATGATACCTGCTTTACGGTTCGCTTCCTCACGCTCACGTTCCGTTGGGGTCAGATTATCTTTCATAATCGGTGCAATATGGATTGCCACAGTAGGTTGACGTCCAAAGACTTTAAAGACTTCTGCTTTCACTTTATCCGCGATATGATTAACCTGACTGTTTGCAGGTAATGTCCCTAAGTCACAGCTTAAGATGAATCGATTGTATCCTTTTCCATCGATGATAGGATATTTTGAGATATACGTATCAGGAACATGAATACGTTCACCATCTTCCGCTAATAATGTCACAATAGACGCAAAGGCTTTACTATCACGTTCTTCATCGGATTCTTTTAAATCATGTGGAAGATAATAGAGGTCATAAACATTAAACCCTTGTAACTTCAACATGCTAAAACTACGAATCTCATGACAGCTATAGACTTTACCTGGTTTAGCTACAAAGGGAGCTTTAAGCTCCCAATATCCAGCGATACCATAAGGCGGGGTCATTTTTTGAGCCATGGTTTACTCCTTATGATGTTTCACCTGTACGCGCTACTTCATCGTGAGCGAGATTTGGTACATTATCCGTACTATGAATCGTATAAGCAGGCGTACCACGTAAGATGCCATTCGTGTAGTTATACTTACACACGCACAACCATTGGACGTTTTCGTGTACCATTGCTACGTATAAGATATTACCACGATAAAGCTTGGTTAAACGTAATCCGGTATCCGTATCAGGCGTCGTATTTTCTGCTGCTAATAATAACTCATTTAATACTAACACCATTCGCTGATGTCTTGCATCCATGCGGTTGAAATCATCCGTACGAGATGCAATTAATGCGTATTGCGGATAGAAGCTATACCAACTTACTGGGGCAAAACGATTTAATGGGTTACCGACCACTAAGAAAGATAAAGACTTAAATAATGAAGCACTTATTTCTACGTTAGCTTGAATATGAGCTTCTTCATAGCCATCCATCGCTTCTTTTGCAAATGGAACCATATCCGCATGTTTTAGTGTCGGACTGAACATACTGGCAATGGTGCGATATCCTGGTACACTTGGTACTGTCCATACCGGTGCAATGACATACTCAGTTGGCACAAATAAGTCAGGGAAGATAGCTTCCCATTCTTTACGAGAATGTTTACTGTTCGCTAAGATATAATCAACAAGTGCTTTCTTAATCACATCTAAGTTTTCACCAATCCCACCGTAGATTAAAATCGTCCAAGGTGTAGTGACTCGTTCATCTTCTGCTTTACCGTTCCATTCGTAGTTATACGTTTTAATCATGGTAAATGGACTTTCTTCACGTAAGCGGTTAACTTTATCATGAAGATGTTCTAAATTGATTTTTGCTTTCAGTTGTTTAACATACTCAAAGTCATTAAAGAAATCATCGATGTTATCGGTAATTGGAATCACACGGATTTCATAGTAAGGATACTGAGCACGGAATGCGGGGTCAGAGAACCAGACTTTAATTAAGGATTCTTCATAAGTCGAGGTATCGGTTAATTTGAACTCAATAAACTGAGGAAGATAAAGGGTTTTAACGGAAACGACACGACCCAGACGGATGTCTTTCATCTGAGAAGAGAACTCGGCTTGGATAATCTGACGGTTTGTAGTATTGTTCGTTCCGATGGTTCGATCAGCGGCTTTGGTTTCAAGCCATTTCCCTAATCGAAGACAGAGGTCACGGACGTTTAATGGCACATCGACATCATCTGTGTTATCGGTTTTAGAACGAAAACCAATCAGACGTGTACCCGGTACATCGTCCTTGGTGAAGTAACTTAAATCGGTCGCATAAGTACGACTCAATGCAGAAAGTTCACCTAAGGGTGAATCTTTATGACGCGTATTATCGATTAAATCGTTGAACGTCATGAATCCGTGAAAGGAATATTTCATGGTTAGGTACTCCTATATGATGAGATTTCTTTATATAAAGGATGATATTACATTTTTTAATTTATTGTCGACCGAAGACGAAACTGTAACTGGAAATATATAAGGAGGGATTTTTCATGCCTGGACTGTTTACATTTCTACGGTTATTTCGTTTCTTCTGGCCATTTCTTGCGGACGTATTTCGACATTCGAGTGAGGACCGAAAGGTCATGATTGCCCGTATCTCTGGTATTGCTCTCGTAGCAATCGTTATATCTTGGTTCTATATCCAAGATAAACTAGATGATATCGAACAACTTCACGTAGACAAAGCTCAGCTAAATACCGAGTTATCTCGTGTAACTGCTGAACGAGATGCAGCACGCTATCATCTTGATGATACGCGTAAAGCTTTGACTGTTTGCAATCACTCTAATGAGCAGCTCGAGGAAGACGTAGAACAGCTTCAACGTAAAATTAAATCATTTGAAATTGATGCAGTTATATCTGCTCCAGAGCAGGCACAGGGCCAACATACCCTGCCCGCTGAGCCTGCGAAACCCGTTCACCGCGCCAAGGATAATCCGAAAAAAAATCTATCAAAGGATCGCTTGCAGGAGTTGAACTAGATGATGAAACGATGGTTAGTTGTGTTACTTGGTTTGTTACTCAGTGCATGTGTAACAGTAACGCAACCCTATCCTAAGAACAAAGTGGGGTTTCCACCTCCTCCCTACCCTCAATTCCATTCACATTACCGTTATGAGGACATGTCGAAAGAGGATATTGAGGAGACGATGCATAATGCCATTCGGTATCTTCAGTTATTAGATCAGTATATTGAGAACATTCATGAGACGTATTTACATGTCCCTTATCTATCTTATACGGATCGTTACCATGCTTGTAGACCAGAAATCTTTATTCGTCCTATTGACATCCTTCCTGCTTTAAAAATTAAAGATGATGGGCGACAAAGTGACGATGAATTGATTTCTACGTTAGCAAGACGAGTGAAATTACTGAGTTTAAAAATCGAAGAGCATAATCATCGTGTTGAGGAGTTAACTCGGGACTATCGACAGTATTGTATGCCGTCGTATAGTGAAACAAAATAAAAGAGAGCGAGAATACGCTTATAAGGATTTCTTCTGTAATAGACCTGATAAAATAAATGTGATTCATCATTTATTGAGTTAGATTGATTATGGCAAAAAAGAAAGAGAAAGTTATTGAACCGATTAAGTTATCTGCAGTCATTTACACGGACGGTTCCGCACAGCCGAATCCGGGTTATGGTGGTTGGGGAATCCATGGGTATACCTATGACTATAACCAGCCTATTGACCTCACCGCGCAAAAGAAAAATATCCTAACAGAATTTGGTTATAAAGATGCCAAAGAAGTCACGGATGGAAACTTAAAATGTTTCCGTAAGTTAGACGTGTTCAATGGATATGGCACTGCAGACGAAAGACTCACCGACAACATCGCGATGGAATTTAAAGCCGTGGAGAAAGGCGTAGAATTAGCACTTGAGAAGAAGTATGAGCGGGTAACCATGCATACGGATTGTCAAATCGTGATTAACTCGCTGACACACTGGTATGATAAATGGAAAGAAAACGGTTTCGTCAATTCTAAGGGTGAACCTGTGAAGATGAAAGAAACCATTCTACGGATCAAACCGAAGTTTGATTTATTGGGACAAACCAGTGATTTCAGCATCCATTACGTCAAAGGTCATTCTGGTAACAAAGGAAATGACGCCACCGATGCGCTGGCGAAATACGGTTCCGTATTAACTCAGCACGGGAAGTCGAAAGAACTGATTGAGTTCGATTCAGAGACGGAGAAAGTAAAAGTGGATTATAGTGATTTCTTCTCAAGAAATCGTTGGTACTTCTTAGGGGGTAATGATGCCCAAGTCGAAATCAATCCAGCACGAAATGGTTGGCATTGGTATTACGTGGGGGCAATGGGTAAGGGTAAGAAAGACGATGACTTTGGTATGAACCAACCAGATGGTTTCATGTCTATCGTGTTATTAAAACAACCTGAACCAGTACTCGAGAAAGTCCAATCGGTCTATAAGCAACTCTGTAAGCATGATTATACTTACGTAGTGACAGGTCGATTAGATACAGTACTCAGCCCTGCTTGTTATCAAGATATCATGAAAGATGATATTGATATCATGTGCGAAGATCCATTAAATAAAACGATTTCACTTCCATCAGGTAAAATACTGGCAAAAGAGTATAACCCTGCTCATCTGTCTTTTGTACAGATGGAGAAATTCAGTTATCCGATGCAACTCTTAGATAACTATTTAGGGTTTGCAAAAGATACGACATTAACAGAGACGGATATTACGGATTTGTTAGTGGAGAAAAAAGAAGGTAAGAAAGCCTCTGAAACGAAATATCAACTGAAAGACAGTGTGGCAAAGAACAATTGCTTACGTACTGAAGTGAAGTATTTCGATAAGCAAGCAGGAAAAGAGATTACTTGTCCTATTACATTGACGTTGAAGACGGATTTACCAGATAAACCCCATCTTCAGAAGCTTATCCGTAATCACGGTGATAAAGCTTCCTTTAAGGTCATCACGCATCGTCTCTCCGACGAGGTGATTGGGTATGCTTTTGTGATTGATTCTGAAGACGCAAAAGCGATTTGGTGTTCAATGACACTGAACTCTATTTTCAAGAAATCCAAGTAAGGGTATTAATCTATTAGTTAGGTACTGTGTTATGTCAAGACTTTTTAAAAAGTTGGCTAATCTGTTTACTGACCGCCTTGTCCCGAATGCTATCAAACGTATGATAGTGATGACGTCGATTACGAATATTGATAACAAACCTGGGACTGCGGCTAGCAGTGAGGCATTGGATAACTTTCGTAGTTATTTTAAGTTATCAAGTAGTAACAATAGCATGCGGTTTGCTATAGAAGTAGGCAACTACCTATGGCATGACATCCAAAATAGGTGGGAAGAGATTAAAACTCACCATCAGCAATTAGCGGATGAGATATATGGACAATGTCCACCGTCACTGCGTTATGCAACGCCAGAGAAGATGAAGAAAGATATCTTGGCGGTGTTAGACTACCTCCGGAAGTATCATCCTGAGGCATTTGCATAATATCTCAGCATTTGTGTGGGTATCTGATGTACCCACACTTTTTATGCAAGGAAAACAAATAAAAAGAGGATAATGTATTCTCTCTTTATTTGAACAAGATGAACACAATCGGAGGGAACTGATGTTCCCTCTCTTTGTGTCCGTTATTTCGTTTCTTGAACGTAATCATAGAAATCACAGAAGGCTGCGATGAGACATTCTGGGTCAGTGCGTTCAAGATGATTCAGTTTAAGATTCAATTGAATCTTACTAATGGTTTCTTTATCAAGATGAATATAATCACCTTCAACTTGCCATTGTGCAAAGGATTGTTTTGCATCGTCGATATTACCTGGCTGTAAGATAAGTTCCTCATTATCTCTATCAAAGATAGCCGTCATGGTTTCTTCGACTTCGTTGGTGGTAAGTAGCAGTTTAACACTGGTTGCTCGACCATTGGCAAACACATCAATGATATCTGACTTGGTGATTTTCGTTGCGGATAGATGTCTACGCAATGCATCAATTAAAACAATTCTATCAAGAATAGAGATAATGTTATTATCAAGTTCCTTGTCTTGAATGAATTCATAACAGTCGCTTACTGCTAAGGATACGGCACCAAATGGTTTATCAGCACCATCTTTAAAGAATACTGCTTGATATAGGTTGTTATTATCCTGTACAGGTGTCACTATGGTCGTATCTGCATCGCGACTAAATAATTTAAGTAAATCTAACATGTCGATTTTCTCCTATTTAGGGTTAGTAAAAGTGAGAGTACTGAATAGGAATACGGTATTCAGTACTCTTTTGTTTTGGTGGATTACCCACCGATTTCAAAGTTACCTAAATATTTATAGTAGTCTTTGAAACCTTTATCCCAGTAGTCTTTATCCATGTCATCATTATTTTTGTTAATCATGTTATCTGGATAACCTGAACCAGTATAGGCAGAATAGATTAACTGTTCTAATGAACGAATGTCATGACCGTATACACCTGCTTTAATGCCAGTCATCACCCAACGTGGGGATACAGGGGAATGGAATACCCATTGGACATCTTTACCTGCTTTGATTTCACCCACTTTCACAGCTGGTTCATACCAGTTACATTTCCCGTTTTGCCATTGTAAGCATAGGTTAACAATCAATGGTCCAGTATTTTGTGGTAAAGATTTTCCTTGTGGGTCATAGACCGAGAAGAACCCGCCACTACCTTGAATCATGCTGTTGTTCAAGCCACCATCTTTAAAGTTGGTACCATTTGGGAAACAATCGCCTACTGCGACTTCGGTGTGTTGTACACAGTAAGAAGTACCCCATTTCTTGGTGTCAGATGGCATGGCGACCAATGTAGTCCATTTACCAGTAGGTTTTTCCATTAAGCCTTGTTCTTTTAATTCGTCTGCGGTAACTAAACGTTCTTCTGCGTAAGCACCTGCAGATAATACGGCTGCAAGCGTTGTAGCGGCAGCTAAGTTTACTAATAAGTTAGCGATTTTGTTTGTTCTGCTCATTTTATTTCTCCTCTAGTTTAACGAGCGTTAAGGTAGACATCGTATCCATATCAACAGGTACGATATACTTACGAATACGACCGATTTCGTAAGATGGTTTAGCAAATCCCACTAATCGATTACAAGAGAGTTCTCGATAGTAGAATCCGTTTTCGTTTTCTGATTTTGTTACCGGACTATTGATAACATCATCAATTTTCTCTGGGCTTGCGACATCATGCTCAATCCCAGTAAGATTAGCGAAGTCTAATAACATCGCTTCAAAGTGTGCATCCACTAATAAAGATGTCGCATTACATTTCTCTGCCATGCCATCATCTATAGATAACATCGCAAGGATTTGGAATGCGTGGATACGGAAGATATTGGCTTTCGTAAAATCAAACGTATAACTTTCCACAATATGACTGTTATCTGTAAAGTGAATCGTTAACGGTTGATAATCGGAAGCACGCAACGCACGACCATCGATCGGTTGACGATAACGATTGGTGTGCTCGGTTTTCACCATAATCTGCTGTTGGACATTATACGTCCCTGTATTCATTTGAGACGCTAATGATGAGAGCAATGCTGTTACGGCAGCTCTATCATTGATATCTTGCAAGAGATATGATAAGATACCCCATTCTTTATCGATATGCACCTTATATCCGATAGACCCAATCTTATCATTAGATAGGATTGGATAAATACGGTTATATTGGTATTCCACATTCCGCACGAATACCGGAATGTACTTCGGTTGCATTTTTGCAATCATTGTGACACTCGTTTCAGGTAAGATGAGGTTAATGATTAACTCATCTTCATCATAAGGCATCTTCTGAGGGATGTCATGATAAATCGGAGTCACGGGTTTCTTAATGAACTTCATGGTTTTATCCACGATTTGACCAAAGATTGAATTACTCATTTCCATCCTCCTTCATCATTTTCATCATCCAGTCCACGACACGTTTATCGTGTTCATTATCGCCGATATCAATCATCACTTCATTAATATCCGTTTTTCCGTTTGCATGGCGTTTAACATGAATCACATTTAAAGCCATCGCAGTCTCTTCATTAAATCCACGGATGAAGAGGTGCGCAACACCATCTCGTTCAAACTCATATGCCATTGCATACTTAAGATTGATGATTTTCTTAATATCCTCATCAATACGATAATTCCACTTCACTGCCGTGCAATTACGACGATTACGAATGGATACCCATACAGATTGGATATCGTGTTCTGTTGGAAAAATGCTGTTTGCTTCCATATATAACTCGCCTTTATACATGATAACAATCATGCTATTGAGCGGTAAATATAGATTTACCAATTCTGGTGAGATTTTCTTTGAAATCAGACTCGATGCATCTTGACCGCCCTTTACTTCAAATCTATATGAAGTCTGACCGTAAGCACGAGACTTCACACTCACGACTGGGCAATTTGCCAACGGGATACGAGTACTTCTCGATTTATGTAATTGGTCACCCTGTGCCGTCATGATGTCGGTATAGGTAATCAGATGATTGCCATCTAAATGGCGTTTCTTCATTCCTAGGAATCCATCCTGCCAGTATCCTACTGGATGGAAAGATTTAATAATGTTGACTTTGGAATGATCAAAGTCCTCATGTTTCTTTGTACTAATACTAATAGCCATTTGTTTTCTCCTATCAAGGGTTAATACTAATTAGCTTCAATATAAATCTCAACCTTGTGTTTATTGATTTGATATTGAGCGAATAGATGTAGAAAGAAGCCCTTTCTACATGGTAATAATATATCCTCATAAGAATCAATAGACTGGGTGAAAATTACTAACTATACTAACGAGGTAATGCCTTATGAGAAACTATTCAAAAGAAGAATACTTAGATGCGATTACAAAAGCGCAACAACATCTTCAAATCTTAACGCATGATTTAATCTTATTAAATCGTGACTTTATTGAACAAATCAAACCCACGACCTTATATCAACTTTCTGCTGATTATACGAACTTAGTCGCAGAAATCGATGAGAAAAAGGTCATGAAGTATGACTACCGCAAATATATCCCTTACGTGAAAGTAGACGGTAAGTCATTAACCAAAGAAACCGTAAAACGTTCTTATTTGCCGACCTTTACATCTATCTTGGATAAAGCGATATTACGTAAACCAGAAGCACCGGTTCCTCATGCATGTGAGCATAATGAATGGGAGTTCCCAGAAGAATTAAAAAACTTCGATCATTTAAGCTACGAGAAACTGCATGACTTTATTAACGAAACGAATCCTTCTGATAAAGTGCTTCGTATGTGGTTAATTCGCTACGTGTTTCAATATCTTATTGCAAACGGTGTTATTGATGATACGCCATTACTTCGTTCATATGAACGTGCATTATGCCGTTATAGCTATATTACATTCTCTTCGTTCTATTATAATCTCTTTGATAATGTTCATCAGGGATTATTCGGATTATCAAAAGAACTCACCGATGCGTGTTTCCGTGTACATTACGAAACAAAATTGACTGAGCTTTATGCATTACTTGGAATTAACAATAATACGGTACCATTATCGGCATTCCAGTTTAACTTATTAGGTGAATTGGTGAAAACCCGTGAAATCCTCGAAGCGAGTGAAGAGAATATCTTTGAAGCAGAAGATATCCAACAAGCGGTGATTGCGTATATCATGCAAGGATTGACGTATACCCTCATGAAAATTCCTTATCGTGTTACGTCTCCATTAGATTTAACCCGTGTAATTGACTTACCGCTTTATAGCCGTTTGTCTATCTTATCTCGTTTTGGTATCCCTCAATCGGATTATCTGCCTGAAGCGATTACAGGATTTAAATCATCCGCTAAGGAGTAACATATGCCAATGCAAATGTCACCGCTTAATGCGGGTTATGCAGGGGTAACAAGACGGGTCGCCATCCAAGCGATAAAAAGAATCATCCCGCAGTTAGATTTAAGACCGGATACCGTTATTTATACGAAAGGGCTTGAAGATAACATGATGACGTGGAACAGTGAGAAGAATACCTTAACACCAATCCGTCATAATGCCAATGAAGATTCTGCTCGGTTTGGTGAATACGATAAGGTTGAAGTGGAATTTAAAGAAGAGATTATGGATGAAGGGCTCGCACGAAATGTCCATATGGTAGGCGATTTACCGCCTATCTTCCATGATCCTCTATTAGGGATAAAAGCGTATGCGCAATACGTGCAATCGAAGATAACCATGAACTTTACATTTAGTGCCGTATCACATGAACAAGCGCAAAATGTACAGGCTAAAATCGTTCGATTATTATCCGGGCATCGTCATCTGACGATGTCTGAAATCCAGTATTTTGTATTGCCTTCAGATGATACGGTTGACTTACTTCGTTCATTACATCAACTGAAATCGAATCGAGATGAGAAGAAAGAATCATTTTATGATTGGATGGATAAATGTTCTTATGATCATTGTTATACGGAATTAAAAACCCGTTCAGGTCAAGGTGCAACCCCTGCCTTTCGTGAGAAACAGCATAATGTACTCTTACTGCTGATGGAAACCAATGAACCCGAGAATCAGAAGAAAGAACGGGGTGCGAGTTCCGAGATGAGTTTCGAGGTTCAGTTCTATTATGAATCCCCGTTTCAAATTACAGTAGATTTCCCAATTGTGGTGTATAATCAATTTATTCCACCTCATTGGATAGATGGATTAAGAGAGCATTATCCACATGCACAACCCCGTATTACGTATGATGCATTCCAGCAAGCAAATAACGTGATTTCTTCGATGTGGGATTATCAAGGTAGTACCGTTATTGAGAACTTCGGTCTACGTTACCCTAACTGGGATAGCTGGACAAAGAAACCATCCTATCCAAGTAATGATATCGTGTTAACTCGATTGATTAAACTGGATGAGGATATCATGAGAGTGAATCCCTTAACAGGTTATACCGAGATAGATTCAGTTGAGAGCATCGAATCGACGGTGATGAAGTTTGGCTGGGGGATGAAACGATGGATGAAAGACCATCATCAGCAACTTCTTGATGGACCTTTGACGATTATCCATTTTAATCTTTATCAAGGTAAAGAGAGAGTAGATACCACGAATATTGATATCACCAATGACTTACGTATCTATACGAACTATAAGTTAGAATGGTGGCAACAATGGCATCTTCAGATTGAGCAGCCTCGTGACTATATCCATGTTGAACGAGATGTCATGCAAGATTTAATGAACTATCCTGATACCCTTGCTGAGATATATAATCATCGTGAAACCAATAAAGGGAATCCGATGCCGAATACCTTACAGGGTGCAGTGGATTGGTATATGCGATTATTGCCTTATGAAAGAACTGGCATGTGGTTACCGATTTATCGTGCATTGATGTTGAATCTTCCTTTAGAACGATTGCCTTATGGTAAGCATATCGATAAATACTTCTACCAATGGTTAGGTGAGAACTTTAAAGACATGCGCGATGAAAACACCGCAAGAAGCAATTGGTATCATTTAAGTGATGTGAAGTTAAAACACGGAACATTACTTGAATTCCAACAAGCTCTCTTTATTTGGCTGAAAGAACACCATGATACTCCGGACTTAGTTGCAGGACTATTCTTTGGTCGAACTAACTTTAGTAAAGTGATGGCTTACCTTTCTTATGGTGTGGAAAATCATCGTGAGGGTCCAACGGATTCTGGATTACAACGTACCGTCATGAAAGGGTACGTCTCAGCGAGAAATGGAGATAAATAACATGGCAGGGTTTAGTTTTGAAGAAATCCCTCAGCGACATGCTATCGCTGAGCATCATGAGAAAGTGATAAAAGAAGAAGAGGTGAAGATTACGGTAGAAAAGGTCCATCCTGTCGGAGAAACCCCTTACTGTGATCAGACCGAAGCGATGAAGATGCCTGTCGTCTCTCAACCTTATAATGGGGTGGAAGTAGACAGTAAATCCGATGATATCTTAAATATCATTTCCTTTATGGAAGGGAGTCCCTGGACTGTTGAGTATTATGCTCAATATTTAGGTAAAGATGATGAGTCTTATGCTTGGACACTCGATAGACCAGCAGCATTCCAGCAGTATCGTTGTATTAAGAACTTTGAGTTACGAGTAACGTCTGCACTTTCTTATAGTTATGATGAAAGTAAGAAGGAAGATGAGTTAACCGGTACGGCGCATATCTACCCGGTGATGAAACCAAATAAAGGCGATATGTTTATTGCTGATATCGGGGATGGACGAGCAGGGTTATTAGAAATCACGTCTGTGAAGAAACTCTCTGCAAGACGTAATACGGCTTGGGAAGTGGATTACTTCGTTCGTCAATTCATTACCAAAGAAGCACACGATAACTTAAAGCTTAAGACCATTGATACCGTTATCTTCTCATTAGAACGATTACGGATGGGAAATGGGGCGTTTATTGAAGAAGAAGTTTATGGGGATTTAGCACGTATCGAAGAAACGATGGATAGATTGATTAGTCAATATTTCCGTCATTTCTATGATGATGAAACCTGTAGCTTTACTGTACCGTTCCATAATGCTTATCGGACATGTGATATTAAGCATAATGATTTCTTATTATCCTTAATCGATACCTCTCGTTATCCTGAATACCATAAGGTAAGACGGATACGCACCGATATTACGGATAAGCATAAAGGTTGGAGTATTTGGGATGCATTAATGAACCAGGATTGGTTAGACTTAGATGATGCCATGACGAAGTTTAATATCATCCCTCGTCTATCGATGCGTAATGCTGAGATGGTCTGGAATGGAAGTCATAGTCAATACAACTACTTCGTCTATCCATATAAGGATTTAATGCAAATCACACCAGTAAGCTTTACGCCACGTTTTACAGCACCGGCTGAACTTCCGTTATTTATTGATGAAGATGTTACGCACAATCGTCGTTATATCTATCAGGTAGGCATGAACCAGGACTACGTCTTTAGTCAGTACTTCTATTTGGCTGATGAAGAAAAGATGAGTCGACTTGAACTTCAGGTATATAAATACTTGAAACGTCAACCACTCTGTCCTGCAGAAATCTTACGATTAATGGATGCATCCGTGAGATGGGATGATTTAGATAGATATTACTATATCCCTATCTTATATCTTCTTGCTCATGTCATTGTGATGGGTTACGTCGAAACCTACGGGAATATCATTGCATAACAAAAAAAGAGACTGCACTAAGCAGTCTCTTGATTATGTTGTTTATTTTTAATTTTAAACGTAGCTCATTTTTAGAGGTTGTAATCCATCTACCTTAGAAAGCGCAGGAAGGATATAATACCGCTGAATATCGGTCCCTTCGTACAGTGCTTCGATATAAGGTATCACTTTTCTTGGAATATCCAATACAATGATATTTGGTCTGTTAGATGCACGGTTAATTTCATCTGATAATGCTGCCGCAAAATCAGAAGCTAACCCAGGGTTAATGAGAGTCTCTTCATCGTCGTCATATTCTAAGGGCTTACTTGTACAAATGACTTGACATTCTTCATTGAGTATCTTAGTCATTTGTTTAAGTTGTTTTTCTGCGAATGTGTATTTTGTCGCATTTAAGATAACTTTCATTTTTATTTCTCCTGTTGTTTAGATATAAGTTGATTGAAGATATTTTCTTCTGTGCTGACAAACAGACCTGAGTATGCATCGAAGTTGTACCCCATAGAACATATAAGTTGATATGCTTTATATTCTTCCGTGATGGGCTCTGGTTTTCGGATTCTTTTTTGTTTACGCATGGTTTCTTTATTATAAATAATGAAATCCACTTGCATATTTCTTTGGGTACGAATAATCGGAATCGCTCCATGAGCATGAATGTTTGCTCCCACCTTATTTGCTTCTTCGAGTGCATTGATTAATGTTTCATCTTTCTCGCGGCTTCCATAAAAACAATCCATAAGTGAATGCGTATCGCATGCATCGTGTCTTTCCATATCTAATCCATACGTACGACATAAACGATTGAATTCACGTTCGGTTATATACCCAGTCCAATGTGTATAATTTGGTCCAAGTAATTCGCTGTGAGAATAGATCATCGCGAATACAATGCGATCTAATTCTTTACGTTCAATCACCATTTTGATTCCCCCTTGTTATCTATATACGAGTTGAGCGGAGACATTTTCTCCACTGCTTATAAATCTATTCAGATCTGCATTGAAGCGATATCCCATTGAACAGATTGATTTGTACGCAAGATATTCCTTTGTCATGCGTTTAGGCGGCAGTTTTCTCACCGCCTGCTTATGCATAACGGCTTTGTTATACACAATGAAATCACGCATAACGAGTTCATCCATGCGTAATAAAGGAACAACGCCATGCGTAGTATCATTTGCACCTAACTTTTCAGCCATTTCGATGGCCTGTACCAGAACCTCGTCTTTCTCGCGACATGCAGATGCGTATCGCATGAGAAGATAAGGGTTATCATCTTTCCCCGTCGTGTCCTTCAACTGATATCTTCCGCATATTTGGAAGAAGTCACGTTCCGTCATGTAGCCTGACCAGTAGACGGCATCTGGCCCGATGCCTTCGTTATTTGAGTAAATTATAACATGTATAATATAGTCGGTTGGTTTACGTTTAAAAATCATAATAGTTCTCCTATTAATTTATAGGGTTAAGGAAAAGATATGGGAAATCATCATGTTTCCCATATCTTGTTTTATAATGCGTTATAGAATTAACGCTGGTAAGAAACTTTCGTCTCTTATTTTAATTGCATCTTCCCGGTTCACGTTGTACCAGTTCATGATGCGTCGAAGCTGTGATTCAACTTTGAGACGATATAACTCATCCTTCCGTTGTGCCTGCGCGGCATCATCTGATGCGATGATTTGATTAAGAAAATTGATATCCATTCGTGGATACTCCTTTATCTTAGTCTAAACTTATAGCACGATAGCTGTATACTATCGTGCTATATCCCTGAGAAGTTAAATGCCCTCTCATCACTAAGATAATATAGGATTATAATTTTTATAGAATGGGTTTTATTAAGAGTGCTTAAGCACTCTTTTATTATGTCCGAAAAATGGATATAAGACTAATTAACTTACTGTAATTCATTCTATTAAAAGGAATTCCTTATGACAAAAATCATTGAAAACATTAATGCCTCTGAGCTCCCGATTACAGAGATAGACAGAGAAGCGGCCGTCGTTGCGTATTATGATGGCGTTGAACCCCCTACAACCACGATTCATGTTCAAGCTGGAGATGAAGAGATTCATATTAACCCATTTAAAATTGATGTATCAATTGGCGATAGTGTTGCGGAAGGGATGTGGAAAGCATATTACTTACCAATGCAATATCAGATAAATGCATTGCGTGTGATTGTTAGTGAAATCGCAAAAGTAACGAATCAGTTTCGTCGGTTAAAAGACACGCCCATTGTTATTAGTTATTATGCTGCTGATGATACATTCTTTATTGAATATTTAGGTAAGGAGTTTGTCGTGATGGGAGATAAGGATAAGATTGTATTGAAAAGTGAAATTCCTGTCCCGTTACTTGAATCACCAGTATTTAAAACATTGGATCTAACGAATGTTTATCATCATTACCGTATTACAAGAGAGACTGTTGAGTTAATCCGACAGTTATTATCAGGTTATAATGTTACGGATCAGCTTCTTTCTATCATGAGTCTTTTTGAAGATAGACAGAAGTTCTTTGAACATTATAACCAATTGCATAACAAGGAAAGCTAAAAATGAAATATATACCCGCATATGAGCGTTTCTTTAATGAAGAGGATAAGAACAAAACGCTTGTTCATCACTATAAAGACGGTAAAATAACCACAAAAGGTGAACCAACCGATGCAGATGATGTCGATAATCAGATTGGATTGATTCAGACTATCGTATCATTATTCCCTAAACTTGTACCCGGTGCAGAGAACATTGAACTTGCTTATATTCCTATCTCCAGCGAGGTGATAACGAAGTTTAATGTCGGGGAAGAAGAACGTTGCTTTGTGATGAAGAACGTCTTTAATGGATTCTTATTATATAGCTCTGTTGAGATTCCAATGATAGATGTTTTAACTCGAGTAAGAGAATGGCATCCTGAGATAGAAGTTTATGAGGATTATCCGTACGCTTACTTTATCCCTGCTGAGTTAGCAAGTTGGACGAAGTTTATTTTAAACCATCCCGAGCTTAAAGATATCGTTAATCATCCTTGTACGATGATTAGTTAGATTGAGCATAAGTATACTCGACTATATGTAATAGGTTAACATTTTGACATTTCCTGGAATGTTAAACACATTACAATCTCCATGAAAACATTGTGGTGCTAAGGTATGCCCACGTTAAAAAACAGATAGCCTGATAGAGAGGGGGGTAGAAATCTACCTCCCGATTTATGTTCGAAAAAAAAAAGATGGGGATGTTAATCGTCCCCATGCTTTATGTTGTTACTCTTCTACCTTACTTAATAGTTTCACTTTAAGTGGGTCACCTTCGACCATCTCAACGAACACTGTACGGGTATAGATGAAACGAATACCTGAATCTCTAAACTTCTCATTGATGTACGGAACCATCTCGTCTGGTACATCCACAATCACGCAGTCCGGACGTCTCTTCATCTTGTTGATTTTGTTCTGGACGATCATGTTGTAAGTATTGAATAACGACGGTAGACCGATAGTCTCATCATACCAGTCAAACTTAATCATCTTTTCTGGATAATGAATCTCATAATTCTCATCATATATATCACGGATTTGTCTGTCAGTGAAATCTATACCGGTGAGATTTAAGATACGTTTAGGCTCGACAGGTGGTTCTTTTTCAATGCTTTTTACCAGTTTTATAGTAGTCGTATTCCCGTCTCTCATTTTAACTTGTTCAGTTTTAACATAGAGGACTTTTACATCGATTCCATCTAAGGTTTCTTCTACAACATGACGATGTTCTACTGGCACTTCAAGTACAACATACTCAGGTCTTGCAAGGCGTTGATCTACTTCCTGTTCAAGAATAAACCGTGTAATAAACTTAGCGAGTTCAGGATTTCTTTCCCAATCAATTTCTTTAATGATGGCGTAGGAATTATGAGATAAACGCTGAACTTCCTTTTCAGTGTTGTCACCAAGTAGCTGACGTGTGGTAAAATCATAATTGGTTAAGTTTAATACTTTAACAGCATTTGGGTTGGATGGAGCATGTGCATTGTTAGCTTCCATAATGATTTCTCCTATAAGGGTTAGTTAATCTAGATTAAGATGATAAGATAAATGCATCTCATCATGATAATAATATACACTTATAAAAAACAATAGACTTAGGGTAAATTATGCAACTAACCAATATATAAGGAGTAATGACTTATGTTTAACGAAGGTATCCATCTTAATTACAATAGTAACGACACCATCCCATGGCTGATTACGATAAAAGACGGGACTGAATATACCGCCACCCCAAAGAAATATGAAGAGGAACTTGCGAAGGATTGTTATAATGGGGGATATGAACCGCATATTCGCTTAGTGTTAAATGCTTATCACCTATTAAAAGCTATCACATGGATTGGTGTGAAGAATATCCATGCTCGATATTATTGCAATGCATTGCCAGCTATGCTCGTGACAATGGAGCTTGATCGAGGTGATAAAGCAGAAATCACGATTAACCTCTATGCTCCAGATGGTAAAGTAGAATTGACTTCAAATAGAGAAATCTGGAATTTTGATGTCTTTAAACGGGATATCCAAGTTGAGTTCAAAGCAGTTCAACAAGGTATCTTTAAACCGGTATCAAGACATTTTTATGTTATCGATATTCACCATCTTCTGCATGTGTATGAAAAACATCCAGAAGCGGTAGAAGCAATTAAACAGATATATGAACTTGCACAAGAAATCTCTAAAGAGGTATTAAAATGATGGAATTAGAACACGGCAACTATTACATTGGAATAAAGAGTTTATCGTTCTCAGATGATAATCGCCTTTCTCCAATTGTGAATTATTATGCAGATGAAGATGAAGAGAAAGTGAAATCACTTGAAGCGATCTATTTCTGGAAACAGTTAAGTATTTTAAACAGAGAAGCTTCAGTTTCCATGAAGAAGGTGGATCAAGCAAGAGACATTTGGTCTATTTTGTTAAAACTGAATCTACGGTGCGATAACTTAACAATGGAGTATGTCGTTGAAGAAGATCATTATCGTATCCGTCCATTGGTTCATAAAGCCCCCTCTCAAGATATTGTCTTAACCGTCTATGATAATAACGCATTTGAATTAGATTGTAAAGATCGTATTCTTGTATTAGATAAGTTCTTCGGTAGTAAAGAATCTACCCGTGAACATTATAAATACAATTATTTTGTTCCATTATCAGAACTTGCTAGTATCAATAGTACAATAGGAGATGTTTGTCAGTTACTCCTATCGAGTAAATAACAACATAAATAAGAGGCTACTTCATGTAGCCTCTCCTCTATGTTACTGTTTTAATTTCTTTTCGTACTCTTGCATATCACGTTGATATTTCTCATGTGCTTCATAAACACTGTTTAGTGAGGCTTTGCAGGCTTTGAGTTCTTCTGCGATTTTATCAGCGCGTCTTGCTTGGTCGATAAGAGTTGCTCTATCTCGCCCAGAAAATCCCCATTCGTCTGGGAGTTTAACCACGTCGGTTTCGGGGGCAGCTGGTAAACGGGCAGCGTTAAGTCTTTGCTTGGTGTCGGCTTTGAGGTGCACGCGCTCAGTAGGACCAAAGTTGCGAAGCAAGCGCTCAGCTTTTGTATCAAGTTCATAATCTTGTTTTTCCTTGTCTTGGTTGATAGTCGTAAATTTATTGGCAAGCGCTAATGACGTCTCTTGCGTATTCATGACTGCGGTTTGATTCGCTTGTTTTTGTTCAAGCTGTATCTTTACATCACTTGCTAATGCGTCAGCACGACCACGGTAATGACCGAAGTTATAACTCACGATGGCAATCAATATACAAGCCAGTGGCCAATGAAGTTTGTACTTACTAATGTAATGCGTAGCTTCGCTCATGATACATCCAAAAAAGGCACAGACTTGTCTTATCATAATAAGCATGATTACTCCTTAAATTTCATGTTAATAAAGTGTGCTTGTCGGATGACAGCACGTCGAGTAGAAACATTTAATTCATTAAGGTAGGGTTGTTGACTCCGAATGATTTGGTCATTCTGTTGAGGGTACCAACGATTTTCTTCCGTACATAAGACGACACCATTTCTATCTTCCATCGGTATATAAGGAAGATAACGTCCATCACTACTTCTTAGTGGGGCATAATGATGGTCACCGACGAAATAACGTTTTGGTAACTGATGGCTATCAACCAACTGTTTCGTGATTTCTAATGGTTTCGGTGTTTCAACTACAATCACGAATGATTGAGGTAACGTAAAGAGAGATTGGATAAATTCTTTCTTCTTCACTTCTTCAGTTGAAATGCGGTTATCCTGATAAGGGGTTAACCCCATGTGTTTTCTACCAAATAAATCCTTATAGCGGTAAATCTTTTCATAAAGATGCCAACGGATAAAATCAAATTTCAGTGTATTGTTATTGATATACGATAAGATTTTTCCATCAACCGTTAACCAGTATATTTCCCCACAAATCGATAGTCCCACCAAATGATGTCCGAAGTCAGCTTCGGGTACATGGACAAATACACTGCGCCAGTATTCTTCTTTTACATCTGATGCAATGATATTCTCTTTCGTCAATCGGTATGGTTTAACGATACCACCTACCTCTTCAAAATTAATGCAATTGATATGATGACTGCCTAGACGTTGTTGTGTCAGTGCACCATCTTCAATAAATATCCCATCTTCCGTTCCATCATGAAAATGAGCATATCCCCCGATAGTAAATAAACTACTATCGCGAAGCTTAGGATAGTTCACCCCTTTCTTTGTTAAAAGTAAATCCTTTTTATCGGCGGGATGAGTATTCCCGTTTAAGTGATGCCCTATCTTAATATTTTGCTGTTGGAAGTCCCATTGGTGCATATCCACACTGTAAACATATCCCGGTTTACGTCGGGGTAAATCATATAAAATTGGTTTCATTTTATCGGGTCTCCTCGATTTCAAGCTATGTCGATTTTTAAGGATATCCCTTAAATATGTTAGGGTATCTTAAAAAAATAGTAAACATAACCTGAATTTAATCATAAATAAAGGAGTACATATGGCATTTAATAAAGATGCAATAAAGTCGATTGAATTTAGCATATTGCCATCCGATAACCGGAATGTCACATTCTTAAAGATAGACATGATCTATGATTTTACCACGAGTTATCATGAGTATGGTAAACGTTTTTATCTTTTTGCGGATAACAACGACAGAGGTGAACAATATCAGTTTTATGAAGTCAGACGAAACAACAGTGTTGCCCAGTATACCTGTACCATTGCTGAGGAAGCAAATAAACCTAATCCAATCGTTAGATTGATTAAATCGAAAGATCGCGCGAGAATCGCGGGGATTAAGTTTAATCATACTTATGATCGTAACAATGCTAGTTCATATCCGGTTATTGAAGTCACCAACGATAAAGTTGTTTGTGCATCGAGAATCGAATCACAAAATAATTTATTCCATCCAGTAAACCGATTATACAATGAAACAAAAAATGTATACTTGACAGCAGTAAAGGCCGGATTAGAAAGAAACAAAACCATCCAGGCTGATGTAGGTCACGATGGGACTAACTTCAACTTTATACCAAAACAGCCTATCCCAGATGGATATGAGATTTCTGCTGAGGCGCTTAGTTGGTTAAATATATCCCCGCTTATATCGAATCATAATCTTGTACAAAGGGATTCGTCAGCGTATGATTTTAGTATAACCGGTAATGTGTATTTACCGAGTAGATCATCTTACACATTCCCAATCATGGGATTTGTTTCTCCTCGCTCCGTTTCTGAAGCAATGATGTCGACGACTGGAGCATGGCGTCACGGTAACATGAACATGGACCCGTATATTTTTGAGCCAAACAAATATAGTCCGTATCGTCAATTTGATAAAAACCATCAATTTGATTCTCGTTATTTCAGAGTCTCATCGTATTATGATGATGGAGAATCTGGCCCTGCAATGACACCATATACCAATGCCTATATAAACTTTGGTAATGAAACAGAAATAGTGAGTAATATTCTATTCCCTATCGCTATCAATGCCAGTAAAGATATTCTGATTATCGACCCAAATACGGTACCAGGTACCGAAGTATCTCTCGATAAGATTGTCGGGGTATCCTTAAAACAGGATACTTCAACAGGCGAGTATCGTCCCGTTTTCTTATTTAGTGCATTAGTAAAAGGTAGTTTAACATTCAGATTGTCCCAGCTTCCAATAGAGAAGTTATCTCCTGATTTATTCGGTAAAATTGACCTGAGTCAAACGATTACAATCAACCCTAATTATGATGCCGTATACGATGGTGGGGTTTTCGCAGCAGATAGAGGTGGGATTACACCAAATGACATTGAATCCATTGAATATCGAGATGGATCAATTACCGTTAATCTAACTGAAAATGTACACGGTAGCATCTCGTTAAAATTCTCTAATGCAAAGAATAAATTTGATAGTGAATTAACGCCTGAGACAGATAGAGATTATACTTCTGAGGTTAGACTCACTGCAAACGGAAGCAAGAAACAAATAAAAGCAACTGTCAGTCAGTTTAACCCCGAAGTCTCATTATACGGAAATATCCGTTATATTAGCATTAATGGCGCTCGTTTAAAATTCTACGCGAAGATTGATGCGGATGGTCGTCATGTCGTTTATTATCCGGCAAAAGGTGATACACTACCCGAGTGGTTATCTTATATAAAAGCTGTTTCTTTTATGTTCAATTCGGGCACACGTGAAAATGGCCGAGACAACAATAATAAGTCAGTTTCTGCTCTAGTGACGGGGAATGAAGCTGATCCGTTTTTCGGATTTAGCCCACAACGAGAATATGAAATCGTACGAAGTGATGATATCCACAACATCCAACAAGTGGATTTTGAAGCCCGTATCAGTAATCTTGCTCATCATTATTTCATTATCCGTCGTGATGCGGATGGCGATAAATTACTGATTAATGCGAAGTACGTTAAGGAAAATAAGACTCAGTACTTAGTGACAACCGTACCAGGTACGACAGAAACGATTCATGAGATAACAAGTGAATCCCCTGTTGTGGGTAAGTCATTATTAGATGTACCTCAGAGTGCATTTGATAAGGGTCTGATTTCTGTTTTGGAAGGTAATGGATTGACAATTAATGAGTCCTTGTTACCTGCCGGGGTTAAACGATCAACTAAGATTATTTTGCGTAAACCCGATGGTCAACTAATCGGGACGTATATTCCAAGTACAGAAAGCGTCATGTCGGAAATGATAAGCTTGGATATGAATACATCTTTTTCTAATATAGGATTCAGTGAAGGTGATAGAATAACGGCCACTTTAATAAGTAGTGACGTTACAGAAACTCGAAATCTTGTTGTTAAGTACGTTGAAATAGAAGAAAACGGGATGGTAATGGGCGTTTATCTTTCACCGCCTCCTACAGTTGCTTTCGATAAATCATTAATACGTCAAGTCGCGATTACGTACGATAGTCGTAACCGTACTGGTACAGCAGTACTTAAAACAACGAAGCCTATTTCAGGCCCAATCCGTTTTAATCTAAGTGAGATTAATGGAAATAAATTTATTCTAAATGAAGCTTCAGGACGTGTAATTGTCGGTGACATTTTCCAAGATTTAAATTCAGATATCATTTTCAATGCCACGGGTAATGGTGAAACTACCTTTACGATGCCATTAAGTGCAAGCCATTTCAGAATTAAAGCAAGTGATTTAGAGAAGTTAGTTTTTGCCAATAATCAATGGACTGCACATTTCAAAAGTAATTTAACTGGAAATGTGCAGATCGATATCTCAACAGTTCATGCTGAATATGAAGACGACTTCTTAAGAAATACACGACGTTCTTCTGCCTCAAGACGTTTTTCATTTACCCTGAATAATAGTTGTACGTCTACTGTTAATGCTTCCGGCTGGCAGCGCAGACATGCTTTATACGGAAATATCGTTTATGCTTGGGTCGGAAATGAACAAGTCAAGTTCTTTGCGTTTATTAGTGACAGTGGTGATGTAACCTTATTATTGCCATATGAGAAAGCACAAGAACTAAATCTTATTCCGGATTTACATCAGATAGCCAACTTCAACTCAGATGGGCCAGTCGTTCGTGTGGCTATAAAAGGGACAAATGGACGGTTTGATTATAGTACTGGGTATTCCAGTAGTATCGTGACTAGCGATAGTGAGTGGATAGAGATAAGTAGTAGTGCTGAAGAGGATTATTTTTCGCGTTTAGTTTCCGCAGTAAACGATACTGAAAAACAATATATCAAATATGGTTACCATGGTAATGTTGTTTTACCTGAGGGACATCCAGATCGTACTCATGGACTTATTCTGATTGCCAAAGTTGTTCGTGTGAATAAGACGGAGTTCGAGTTCCGACCTAAGAAAACGTTCATTACACCAACATCAATTGTTACAGGTAAATCGTTATTTGAAGTTCCACAGGAAATCTTCGATAAAGGATTGATTGAGGGCTTTACGCTTGGTGATTATAATTACATTGACCACCCAGTGACATTTAAAGCGGGTCTATTACCAGCCGATATTAAACGGATGGCTGAATTTGATGTCATGTCCAATATCAATCCAAGTAAAGTACTATTCTCCGTCTACACTTATGGTGACGTAACTCAATATGATCGCAACTATACTGAAAATGAGAAATTGTTGACTGACTCAAGAGAGTTAGGACAACACCGTATTGTCATGAAAGTACGTGGCGGGTACACGGAAGAACGTTTCATCAATATTACTGCTATAAGAAAGGTCGTTGAAGAGGGGATTGATAAGTATTATATCAATATCTCACCAAAAGGAGTTCAGGCTACTCAGTCGTTTAGTATTAATTTGATTGAGAGCGTTAACTTTACCCCGAATAGTGATGAAACAGGTGGAACATTAAAGGTAACCTTTAAGTCATCTATTGAAGGGCATATTCAGTTCGCACTGAAAGACGTTCCTGATGATAAGAAATTTGATATTGTTGAGAAGTTACTTGATCCAAACGTAGAGTATCAAACAACGGCTAGCAATGCCCGTTCTATTGATATTCCGGTTAGTAAGCGTGAGTTTGTACGAGTTAAACCATCTGACATCTATTGGATTGAATACAGTGAGAATCAGTGGCAGCTCATGGTAAAAAAAGGTAACTGCGGTTACCTGTCCGCAACGATATCGGATCAATCCGGTGTTTTCGAAGAGGATTTCCTGGCATCACCACAAGCAAATACCGAATCAGGACGAACCGTTGAGTTCGCGAGTTTATCTGGTTTAGGTGGGGCAAATCTCATTACCATACCAGCATCAGCCCGTCACAATTCTAACAATACACTATACGGAAATGTTGTCTATATCTGGTTAAATGGAGAGAGAAAACGATTCGTCGCCGACATTAAATCAAACGGCGATGTAAAATACACGCAAAGAGAAACGGGCTCTGTCACCATTTTCCCAGTAGATTGCTTTGATGTAATGATTAATAGCGATAAAGCAGTAATCAGTCATTCTGGGAATGAAACTCAAAGCGATGTCCATTTAAGTGGAATATCGAATATTAATGCACAGCTTCCAGTAACTATTGCTGAAAATTACGGTACTCTTCGTAATCAATTAGATAACTTTATTGCAAATGGTAACGGTAATTACGTTGAATATCGGTATGGTGGCGAGATGCGACGTTACAACATGCATCTTGAGAAAGTAAATAAAACTCAATATCGATATAAGATTCAGAAGAATCCAGCGGAGTTTACGAATCCGAATGTTGTAAAAGGTAATTCTTTATTTGATATTCCGCAGGAATCCATGAAGAAATCGTTATTCAAAACGATTACGTATGGAAATGGTCAAGCGCCTGTTATCGAAATAGATAGCCAGAATATCTCCGGATCTTTTAATCGTTACGTCAGAACGAAGATTTACTCTAAAGTGAATCCAAATAATGTCATTATGACGATTGAAGCAGAACCTGATACGGCGGATAGATATATCTCGGTTAATTCAACATTAACCAGTGGTGATACTTCAGAGTTAGGCGACCATCGCATGACCTTTGAATTATCGGATGGATATACGGAAGAACGTCGAGTCAACTTAAGTTTCATTGAGAATGCAGGGTTAGGTCGTTATAAGATGACCTTTGCGGCAGTCGGACAAACCCCTAAAACGAAGAAAGAGATTTTATTTGAGAAAGTAAAATCAGAAATCGTAGGTTTCCGTCGCGAGTATAATAGTGACAGACAAGCAGATGATCTTCAATTAATCTTCAAGAATGAACAACATTCCCCTGTCTATATTCGAGCACTGAATATTAATGGTTTAATTGGACGCCATGAAGCAATTGAGGGTGAGTGGGATGCTTCTGAGTGGACAAGTGAAATTAACCAATTATTTACCGATGGTCCATATGGTCCATTCGTGGATATTGCGTTATCTCAAAATAATACGGATGATGAACCAGAAGATACCATCTGGGTGAAATTCTATCGACTTCCGTTAACACCACATCAGTATAACTTGGTACCAACTGGTAATGAATCTGAATATAGTAAGATGTTAAGCTTTACTTGTTTACGGTTCGATACTTCTGGAAATAATGAGATTTCATTAGTAGTGGCAGATACTGCAGATACGACAACGTCTTATTCTGCGATTCCATCTGCTGCAGCATTGCCATCAAATGGACGACTTGGGGATGTGAAAGTATTGGATGCCTTCTTCCCGATTAATACGAAGAATGATACATTCAGCTCAATTAATCAATCTATTCAGGTTTCTACGACTTACGTAGGGGGCATTGAGACCCGTTCATTTAGTAATCTGGTTCCACCTGCGTTATTATCAGGTAAGTATACGGCAAGAGGCACGAATGTTGCTCAACTTGCAAATCGTATCTTATCTGGTATGCGAGTATTGTTCCAGCTTGGTCCAGATTATCCGAAGATGTTAGTTTATCCAGTAGTAAACGGTAACTATATTGATTTCTATCCATATAAGGTAGGAGACAATAAAGTCGCAGCACATCCGCAAGCGAGTGAGATAATCGATTGGTTGATTAACCGTGGATTAAATAATGTACCAGCAAGTTCTACAAATGGCGTATCACGTGGTGCATTTACTCGACCATCCTCTGGATTACCAACGAACATTACGATACCCGGTGAAGAGTCATTAGATAGTTTCTTGTCGAAGATTCGTGAAAAGATTAATGCGTTTAATGAAGGCGCATCACCACGCGCGATACGTAATGCTTACGTGAAAGAAGTATTAAGCCGGGTAGGGTTAAGTGATTCAAACTTATATCCATTGTTTGAACAGACACCAGTAACGATTGCTTCTGCTCCACAACCGAAGATTATTTCGATTAATGATGTTCTGCATAATGATTTAAACAACATTGTGCCAACGAATAATCCGGATAGAGCGACACTCCATCCAGGCAGTATTGATCGTAATACGGAATTAGATATCTTACGAGGTGGGCTAGACAGAGGCGAAAATCTTGCAAACACTTACCGTGATTTTGCGAATAAGTTAAATGATGCGATTACGTCTATTCGTAATACAGAAGCAAGTAATGTAGTTAACCCACAAACCGGCAAACCACTGTTACCGCCTACTGTAAACCCGGCAGGGACAGTCATTCATATGGATGGTGAAAATGCGTTTAATCATCGCATTACTCCAGCAACTCGTCCGACCAAACCAGCACAAACATCCGTTAAACCAGTGAAACAAGAATATAACGATAATGCAGATGCGTATAATCGTTATCTTGATGCACTGAAAGATCGTTATGGTTATAACTTCGATGCTTATAAAGTCGCTGATACGGATAAGTTTAATCTTGCTCGTCCTTACGTGGTGGATATGCCATCTACCCAATATGGTAATCCAGAGTTTGATAAACCTATCGATGGGGCGACACCAGGGGATTTAATCGGATTTATTGCTGAAATGGTTTATGGTATCCAAAATGACCGTACTCGAAATGTCCTCGAAACGATACCGGGTATTTATATCCCTGCAGTGATCCCTGCAGAGTTCCGTTACCTTGGTCGTAAAGATGATGTGATTAAAAATCAGTTTATTCGTGTATTAAACAAATGGATTGAGTTAAAACCGAAGAAAGGGTTAGTGAGAGAAGAACGGGATGCCTTTGATGCCTTGGTGGATGAATTGATTATCTTATCCGATAATCCAATTACGCAATCAGGGTTAGAAGATGGTTCTGTATATTCCTTATCAACCTTATTTAAAGGGTCATTACTCAACCAAGATGAATAGGAAACTTATAGATGGATAAAATACCAGACTCAGATAAAGTCCTGGTTCCGCATAAGGATAATGATGTTATTCGTCGTGCAGCTGGGGATACGTCTCGACGTGTCTCCAGTGATGAGGTGTTAAAAAACCTCATCTTAAATGATATCGCCCAGATGTCTAAAACGACTGCGGTACCAGAAGGGAAGGTGACTTCCCTTTTCCCTTCTAATACAGATCGGAATGCAGAAATTACAGAATGGCTTGCTTATCGCCAAAACTTTATCGATACGTACATCACCTTAAATACGCCAAGTCAAGAAGCGATTACTCGTTTAGATGCGCTTTATCGTGATTTGATTCACAAATACGGTAACTCCCCTTCATTCTCCCCATTCTGGAATGAGAACGGCAATGTTAATGGATTACCATTACGTCATCTAGATGATAGTGATGTTTTCCCACGACATGAAGATGAAGGCAGTGCATTAAGTCAATCTCAAGTGACCATGGGATTACGTAATGAGATTGCAGCCTATAAACAGTTTGCCTTAACGTATAACGGAAACGATAAAGATAAATACTTGGCTGTTGTTGCAAGACGTAACGAGATAACGAAGAAAGTGACACGTTGGTATGAGCAGTTAAGTAAACCAACGACGAATCTTGAAAATGAACTCAATGCCGTATTAGGTGCTCCACCTGGAAAACCTCAAGCGACTGAACAAGAGTATAACGATCTTAAACGTCGTATCCGTGAATATGAAAATCATATCGACCAGTCTTATGCGTCGAATGATGACAGTGAATATCGTGCACGGGTGTTAGAACACGATACCTTAGTCAACGATATCAATCAGTTCAACACGAAATATGATTATCATCAGAATGTGGACCAGAAATGGATTGACCCAGCGTTACGTAATCCTACTCAACCTCGTTTATTTAATGAAGAAGAGTTGCAAAAGATACGTGAACTCGGTGATAAGTTTAGACAGGTACACAAGAAAGTGGATACGTATAAACGTGCCTCTATTCCACCGGCTCGTTTATGGAATGAGTTAAACCCAGAATCTTCTTGGTTAACCAATACGTATCTGGATGAGTTTACACCGAAGAACAATTATCAAGGTTATCCTTATTTATTGGATCATTATGATGATTGGATGCGCCATCTTCAACACATCTCTGATAATACCGATATCCCAAATATCGGTGCAGAGATTAACGTTGATTACGATGCATTAAAAGCACGGATTAAAGCATATAATGCCACATTACAACGTCATATTGATGCAGACAATAACTTGTTGTATGCAGGGTTATTAGATGATGCCGCACAGTTAAATAACGATATTGATGCATATATCTCGAAATGGAATTTGAACTCGGAAGAGATGAAGGAATATGAATACCTGATTCTTGACCATGTACTCGCACCAAAAGAGAATTTAGGTCCCTCTCCTATCCCACAGCCGATTAACGTGGGTAAGATGCTTCAGTATCCATTTGATAGAACGGGTGCCAATCCGAATAACCGTGTTCAAGAGATCTATGAGTTAACGGATGAGAACCGAAACGAGTTTAATTACATTATCCCTCGTTTTGCCCCATTCTTTGCCGATAGTATCATTGTTGAGCGATTAGATACCGAAGATGGTAATCCGTTACTGCTGAAGAAAAACCAAGACTATCATCTTGGTGGTCACTTTGGTGAGATTCGACCTTTCGTGGGACAAGCTCGTGTTGAATCATTAGTCGTCTTTGATGACAGACGGATTACGGGTCGTTATCGTGTCACTTATCAGACATTGGGTGGTCCTTTCGTATTAGACGCCACTGGTTATGCTGAGCAGATAGCGAACTATTTGGTTAATCCATTCCAAACCACTTGGGGTGAGATTGTCGGTAAACCGATTGAGTACCCACCGATTCCACATGGACATGATGCCGATGAGCTCATGGGTATCGTGGATGTTGTGAACGCGATTATGGAACTCGCTAATGGCACACGTGCATTAGTGGAAGAAGAGCGTAAGCAGTCTAATATCTTAGAGGGATACTTAGTTGCCACCAATGAGATAAAAGAATTATCTCGTCGTACAAGTCGACAAGTTTCCGATGCATTGATTAAGATGTACGAAACTTCCGGTAAGATTCGTAAGTTATTGAAGAATAACCAAGTGGTCAATGAAGTGATTGGCGCATCATTAGATGATGTCGATGCACGGAATTCACAACTCCGTGAAGAGCTGAAAACGTATATCAACAACGCGAATACGCAACAAGACCAACAAGTTAAGACGAGTCTTGCTGAGTTACTCAACAAAATGAATGGTATCTTGGATGAGATGGCTCGAAATCAAGAGAAGAAACTCGAGGCATTAAAACGTCACGTAGATAATGACTTAGTGAGTTGGGATAAAACCAATCCAAATAAAGTCATCGGTGGAAATGTATTGCGTTATGGTGAGAATAAATCATTATTACTTCCATTTGGTACCACCTTTGCATTAACCAATGATGAAGGATTACCAACTGGTGTTGTGAAAGCATTAAGTTCCACAGCAGGTTTAACCCCGACTGAGAAACAAACCGGTAAGGTAGGGGGGATTGAGTATAAGGATGCCGAGGGTAAACACCGTCATCTGACTGCTCAAGACTATAACTACTATAGTAATGATGAGAAGAATGCAAATTATCGGTTAGGGTATACATTAGTTAACCACGATAAGATGCTTCGTCAAGTGACCGCAAGAGGGACGACACTTCCTGCTGCAGTGACACCGATTAATGCGGTAGATACGTTAAATAGCTTAAATCTTGACACAGTCGGTAATACAGAAACGGGTACGTATTTGACGTTACGTGATAATGATGTCACGAATAAATACATGAGCCCAGAGTACGTTATCGGAAACAAAGAAAATAGCTTTGGTTATGATAATGACCAAGTGACCAGATATCGTGTGCTTGATGTGGGTAAATTACTACCGCTCTTAGTAAAAGGGGTACAAGAGCTATCCAATAAACAAACCGCATTGACTAACCAATCACCTGTTGTTGCTAACGATGTTTCCGTTGGTATCGCGAAACCAAATAAAGTCTTAAAGACCAATGCAAATAATCAGATTACTGATTTAGCTTCTTTAGGCTTGAAGAATGGTAATTCAACCACATCACTTGAGACGGAAAACAATCGTCTTAAAGTACCTGGGTTATCGACGGGTGATATCGTGATGCGTAAACCGGATGGTAGTTCTGATTATGAAGTCAATGGCGCCATTAAGTCATTAGCAGATAGTTTGAAACTGGATACCAATACGACAGGAAGAAACCCTGCTTCATCTGAAGGTGCGTTAGATAAGTTAGCAAACCTTAAAGTGGTAAATAAAGGTGAGAGTGGCTATGCAATCGATAGTAATGGTCTATCGGATGCACTAGGTTCAGTGAACAATGTAACTGAATCTGATACGACATTAGGTGGTACCTACTTAAATACGGGTTCTGCATTAGGTGCTGTATTGCTTGCATTACAAGATGCAAAAGCAAAACTAGCTGCTGTAAATTCTCGTGTTGATGCAACCAATAATAATGTGGCGGCAATCCCCGCAGCAAGTAACTTTATCCCACGAGGTAAAGTGGCTACAACAAGTGATGATTATACATTGCCGTATCAATCTGGTGATGATATTATCTTAACTGGTCGTAACTTATACTGGACGTACGATCGTAAACGTATTGCCCTCACGCATTATGGTAGGATGGTTGGGTTTTCTGCATCCGTTAACGCAAGTGATTTCATCGTTGATTTCAAATCTCCGAGTGCAGTAAGAATTCATTCGTTGTATAACTTAGCTAAATCTTACAGCGATTTGATTGATCTAGGCGTGAATGTACAAGATGAATCAGTCTATAAAGATGTTTCAGATGAAATATCTTATGGGTTGCTGAATAAATTATCTCCTAAAAAGACAGATGATGGATACTGGAGATTAGTTGAATCTGATAATGCAGGTGCCTTTGTAAGTAAAGATAACACTAGCTTAAGAGCAATTATTTATCGCAACTTACTTCCTGTACTGGTTGGTTCAGTGAAACATCTTGGTACGAAAGTCACTGAATTAGATACGCGTACGAATACCTTATCTGGTAAAGTCTCGGCATTAGAAACCACTGTTTCTGCGCATACAGGTAAACTTGAACAACTCGCTAAATCTGCTGCTGGCGTGAATGAAGCAACGATTCGTGAGGTGAATAACCGTATCGAAGAGATGCGTCAATTAGCCGGTGGTGCAAATGGTCAGATTGGTACCATTACACCTCGTGTGGCAGCATTAGAAGAGAAAGCAACGAATGCGACCTCAGCTATCGCTGCAGCACAAAGTACCGCAACAGCTGCGAAAAATAAAGCGGATACGCTTGAAGCCGGTCAGCGTAGTCTTTCTACCTTGGCAAGTACTGCGAAAGCTACGGCGGAAAGTGCATCACAAAAAGCTGAAGCGAATGAGCGTGTGAATACCCAAAATACGTCACGTATCGCTGCCCTTGAGCAAGCGGCACAAACGGATAGAGGGGAGGTCACTAAAGCGAAACAAGCTGCTACGGCTGCTCAAACAAAAGCAGATGGTGCAGAACGTAAAGCTACGGCAAATGATGGACGTATTACTGGATTGGGTAATACGGTTGCCGGTCATACTCAGAAACTCACCGCACTTGAACCGAAAGTCGCTAGTCTTGAACAAGATGTCACTCGATTGAAACAAAATCCAGGTGGCGTATCCGAAACGACGCTAAATACTCGTTTAGGAAACTACGTACCGACGAACAAGGTTCAATCCAGTGTGGATGATAAAGCGGATGGTAAAATCGTTCGTTTCTTCGGTGAAGGAACAATCGGTAAGGTTACCACGATTAACTTTAATGGTTACCCACTCTCAGCTAGCGGTAATGGTGACTTGAGTTATTCAGGTCGTTTACGTCCACGTCAAATCAACTTAACTTCAGATAAACGATTAAAATCCGATATCCGTAAGTTAGGGGGGATTGATAAGGTGTTAGCGTTAACCGGTTATAGTTATCGGTTTAAAGATAGTGAAGAACATTCAGCAGGTTTACTTGCACAGGATGTTCAACAGGTCTTACCTGAAGCGGTATCACAAGATGAGAACGGATATCTTTCATTAGATTATAATGCTGTCATTGCGCTCTTGGTCAATGCAGTAAAAGATCAACAAGCGATGATTGATATCTTAACTGAACAAGTTAGACGTCTAACGAAATAATAAAAAAAAAGGAAATAAAATGAAGGCAACTTTTACTGCACTTGATTTAAAACCTTTGGATACGTTTGTAGAAGATAGAAGAATCTATCTTCTCTTACGGGACTTACATTTCCGTTCTGAGAAGTACGGAGATATCATTGTCCCAAGAGGGTTTAAAACCGACTTAGCGTCAGTACCTCGCGCTTTAACATGGATATTTCCAACTGATGGACGATATCTTGAAGCGGCAGTCGTACACGATTACCTTTATGCATTTGGTATCGGAACGAAACGTGACGCGGATTATATCTTCAAATTTGCGATGAAACATCTCGGCGTAAAAGCCTGGCGTAGATGGTGCTTATATTGGGCAGTGCGTTTCTTTGGGAAAGGTGCGTTTGATGGCCGTAATCCTAAACGGAGTAAAGGTTATATTGAACAGACATACCTCGATGAGAAAGGCCAGCCGTTGTCCTATGTAAGTTCTATCCTAAAAGCAGAGGGATTTGAAGAATAATATATGTGGATATCTTTTTGTTGATTTTTTGGATATCCATGGTTCCTTATATTTTTTGGTAGTTATATTTCCCATATGGGAGAATCACAAGAGGCTACGTCATGTAGCCTCTTATTTTTGTCCGCTATAATATGACAACTAACCTTATTTATATGGAGAATGAATTATGATAGTGACCTGTGATGTGGTGGACTTTGACGATGCGTTTATTTGTCGTGATGAACGTACTATGCTCGTCGTCGAATCAAAAGGAGCTAACAGTGAAGCGAGAGAAATGGCTCACAAAGAAAGATATATCGATGGCTGGAAATATCTTGAAATAGATTACGATAACCTTAGAAGCTTTATTCATCGAATCCGTCGTATAAAAGAGGAGGAAGAAAGAAGCTTGTATTTCTCTAATGTCGATGAACTTCTTGAGTATATAAGAGGATTAAATTAAAATGAGTAAAGCAAAAACAAAAGCAAGTACTCTGAACATCGTTAATCTGATTGGGGGTAATCCTAAAATGGCAATATTAGGGATTAACGCTGATACTATTTGGGCTTACTTAACACCTGATAATAAAAAAGATTTAGCGATGCTTCAAAATAGAGCGACGCACAATAACCTTGAATTGAAGTACTTCTTTGCAAGTGAAAAACAAATTGCAAACTTCGCAAGTCAGATGCGCCAAGTCTATGCGGAACAAGAAGGATTTTTTGCGATAAAAGATTTCAGTACATTAAACCAACACTTTTTAAAAGGTACCCCTGTAAAAGAGTTAATTAATAAAGGTGTATTGACTGACTAAATGAATATGTGATAAACCAAAATAAAAGAGGTATCCATGGACACCCCTTTGGTTATGTGCATCAATGCACGTTTTGTTTGATATGATTTAACGCGAATCGATATCTGGATAAATCATAGTCTGATACCTTAGGTATCTTGTTCATCATCCAGTCTTGAACGTTCTTGACTGATTGACGACTGCGCCAATCTAGTGTGGATATGGCGCTTGGGGTAAACCAGAATGGTGGCTTATTGGATTCAATAAACGCCATTTGGTCTTTAGGTACTTCTACAATTTCCATTGTATTGCCCCTTTTATTGAGGTGAATCACACGCAGGGATGTTAGTGCATCCCTGCACCCTTATGTCCTTATCTTTATTAAGGATGTATATTTAGATAATGGAATCTAATTTATGTGGTCATTAATTCGATAAGAACGAAAAAAGGAGTGGATGGTTACCACTCCTCTCAGTTTAAGAAGGGATCATACTAGACGCGATGTTGTACATCTGGTACCCTCGAATGACATGCTCGTCAATTGGCTGATGTCGATTCTTTCTTTGCTCGTATTGCTGAGCAAGGCGAATATAATACTGCCAATCTCCGTGCAATTTTGAAATTAACTTTTCGTTAAATTTCATTGGTTTGCTCCTTTGACCGGAGGTTGATATTAAGTAGGGGTATTGCGGTACCCCTACGCCCTTATGTCCTTTCGGACAAAAATAAGAGGATGCTTAGGCATCCTCTTAATCTATTAACGTACAGTCGCAGTGGTTTCTGCGATGCGGCGAGAGTGAATCTCACTGCTACCTACACTCACAACACGTACTCCACTTGAAGATTCGTTACCTGCTGTGGTACTAACACGACGGGAGAAATCCCCATCGTTATTGATACGTGCAATACTTACTCCCTCTTCAAAGGTTTCTGCTGGTTTTGCATCTGTACCTGTAACGGTGTTGCGAGAGTATCTCTCAGCACGTTCAGCCGCTCTCCCTTCAGCGAGGGCTTCATCTCGAATGCGTTCAATTACAGATTCTCGAGATTCATCTGCTGCTTTACCTTTTAATTCTGCTAACTCCTGACGGAGTTTCTCCATTTCAATTTCGTGACGAAGAGCTTTTTCCTCTTCCGCCCGAACCCAGTTAGACCCATCTTTGTCCAACGCGGCAGCTGCACGACGTTGAACGAGTGGCTTGAATTCCTCATAGAACTCCTTAGCCAATGTTTTAGCCTCACCGAAAAGACCGACGAGGTCTTTCATTGATTCTCTGCTAGAAACCAACATTTGAGCAACCTCAGCAGGGGTTGCTTCCATTTGAATATCTACGTTGAAGTCAGTTCCTTTTACAGCAATAAGTGTAAATTTAGCCATGGTTAACTCCTTACCCATATGGGTGTTATACACTATCCTAACATGGTAAATAGGATAGGTTATTAATTGATATCGGTTGAATAAAGATTGAACTGATTGTTCTCTCTTCATGTATATTATATACCGTCATAAAAATTATAGACTGGGTTTTTACTCAGTCTCATCTTACCCCTTTCTATATATGTTTATAGACCTCTTATATATGCGTTAAATGACAGTGTGTCGGGCTGGGTTTTCCAGCCTAACCATAACAAATAGCTATAGTTTTAACGTTAAAATTAGAGAGGAATCTATGACAATTCCATCCAATGAAGTCCCTCGATATAGTCGCGATATGTCGGGTGAGCTTCCTTCCAATCTCGTCAATGAACGGGTAACGTTGACTTCTGTCAATCGAACAGATTTCAACATCATCTTACCAAGATGTGCCCCGTTCTTTCACGATTCTGTAAAACTCCGAAAAATCGAAACCAACGAAATATTAGAGTTCGGTAAAGATTTCTATATCGGTGGTATCTTTGAAGGGATTACCCCTTATACAAAACACAATAAAGATGTTGGGAGTATCATCATTTTACTTGACCAATGGGTCGGGGGGAATTATGATTTATTCTACCAAACAGTCGGGGGTGACTACATCCTTGATGAAGAGCGTTATGCCGAAGCATTAAAGAACGCCTCTATTAACCCAATCTTAACAAGATGGGAAGACTTACATGGTAAACCAATTGAGTATCCAGCGGGTCCACATGAACATGATGCAACCGATACGTTAGATTACGATGCGTTTATCAATGAGTTGTCTCGTTTACGTCAGACAGTCGAGACATGGACAACAGAAGACCGTAAAGGGTCACCATCTTATATCCAGATATTACAACTGTTATTTGAACAAGGTCGTATTATCAATGGCTTATCTTCTCGTGTCTCACAAGTACAGGATGACTTGAATTCAAGTACGGCAGGTGCGATTGATAGAACCTTGAAGAAAGTTGAAGCGATTGGGAAAGAAGCTGAACGTTTAAGTAAATCCGTTGAAGCGGCAGTAAACGGTCAATTGGGTCATGTAAAAGATGAGTTAACCGCAAAAATCGAAGAGAAAGCCAATGAGCTTCATCAGAACAATACTCAGACGAATGCTGATTTAACACGTCAAATTACCGCATTAGAAGAGCGTGCTAACGCTAAAATTAAAGATGCATTAGATAAGCTGGCTACAATAACTGCTACTCAATCAGGCGATTTAACGGGCTTAAGAAACGAATTAACGAATACGTTAAATAACTTGATTGCAAGTAACACTGCGGCATTAAATAAACTTAAAGCAGATACGGAGCAACGAGTAAATACGGTTATTAATCGTTCAGTTAAACTGGATGCAGATACCCAAACTTTATCCGGTAAATTAAAAGCATTACAATTTGAAAGTGATAAAGTTGGTCATGACCAGACGTATACGAAGTATGCAACTGATGCAAGAAATGGCGATAAGCTTGAATCTTACGTACAAGGTGAGAAGAAAGCCGAACAAGACAGTAAACTGTTAAATGTATTAACCCCTGCACAAGTTGCCGTCAGATTATCTTTAAAACAAGAACGTGGTCAAGAAGATTATAAAGGGTTACGTTTAAATGGCGATACGTTAGAGTATCTCACAGGTGGGATAAATTTAAAAGAAGGGTCAGGCACACCAACTTACGGTAATATCCGCGCCGCTAACTTCTTAACGGCAGATGGCACCAATATCAACGATAAGTTCGTACCATTTGCAGGTGGAAACATGCAAGGTCCATTGCGTCTATTTACCTCAAATCCATTTGACGAAACGTGGACCGATGATGATGTCCGTTGGGGGTACAGTGGTTTCTTACGTCCGAATAAGAATGTGACCGATGATAGCGTTGCGGATGCACAGGGTCAATTACAGATTCGTATCCTTCATCCTCATTATCAGGGTAAGAACTTGCCTTATGCACAAGCACATGGTCGTACGATAGAGTTTAACTATGGTTCGCATGGCACGTATCGTGTCTGGACAGGGGGCTGGGATCAATACGGGAACAACTACCGTAAAGTCGAGTTGTTAACGACGAGTCATATTACCGCCGATGCAAGTAATACGTCATCCAATAAAATCCTATCTGCCAGTGCGATTAACCAGAAATTTAATCAACTTGCCGAATCCGCTCGTTCAGCGAATGAATCGCTAAATACGTTCTATGCGAATACGAATACACCTGATTATGGTATCGGATTAGTGGTGAAGAATAAGCACAATAATCCGAAGAGTATTGAGATGTGGATGAGTAATGGTGTCGTAAACGATGCCATGAAGATTAACGTTTATCGTACGAATGATAGCACATCCCTTGACCAAAATAACTGGATAAGTATCCGTGGTGCCTTAAACGGGTCACGTAATGTGCCATTTATGGATATCTACCCAGATAGACTTTGGACGAAAGCGTACGGCAATCTTCATGATTACTTCTTACCAAGAAGCTTAACCCATTACTCTGTCCCTAACCATTGGACGAGTTGTGATTTAATGAAAGATAAGATTCCGTATATTCATCCGAATGGTCACTTCTATGCGGGTTTCCAGTTACACCTTAAATCCCCTCCAGGTCACGCAGAACAAGGTCGTGTCGTCCATATGAAGTGGGCAAAAGATGATGCCCACGGTGGAGATGGTATTTGGTGTAGTGGTTGGATGTCGGTTCATCATCTACAGGTTCGTTCAGACCAACGTTTAAAACGTGAAATCAAACCGATTTATAATGCGTTAGAAAAAGTCAGTGCATTACACGGTTACACGTATCAAATGAAAGGTGAATCACGTGGAAGACATGCAGGTGTCATGGCACAAGAAGTGTTGGCGGTATTACCAGAAGCTGTTTCTAAAAACGATGATGGGTTCCTAGAGGTGGACTATAATGGTGTCTTATCACTGTTATTAGAAGCCGTCAATGAATTACGTGAAGAGAACATCTCACTGAAAGCCAGAGTAAAAGCACTCGAAGGAGCGTAACATGTTTTATTACCATCCTTTTTCCAATACGTCGGTTCAGTTTGAATCCGCGAAGGTGAAAGCCATTGGTTTATATATTACACCTTCAGATATTCTGGCAAAACAATCCGCATCGAGAACGAATACGTTAGGCGAGGGAGTCGTCCTTGGCTTTTTTGTGCATTTTGATAGAGATATCAATGTATCTGGGGTGAAGGGGGCATTCTCGAGTGAGAGTGACTGGGTAGATGAAGTCGTGACTGGGCGTAATCGTATTGAAATCGTTCCGTTAGAAGATAACGGAACGCTCTCATCCTTACCGAGTTATTATTACGCCTTAGGGCGGTGGAGTGGTGGGAATTACGTATTTCAGGATTCATTTAAACGTGTGCTCAGTGAGTCGACCGTATGGTTTAACTCCAATGACCCGATGAGAGATTCCGGATTCAACCATCTTCGTTTTAAGAAGTATAAGGCAAGAATCTGGACAATTTCAAACGATAGAACAGTTTACGTAACCAACTGGACAATCCTGAACTATGATGGCATTAAGTATAATTCTAATCATAATTATTCTCGTCCGTTCTGGATAAGTCGTGAGGAGCTTACCTTTAGGCCTTTTACTGATACCAATGACCCTAATGACTATCCGCCTATCTGGGATGACTGGATGGTGGCATTTGGTTCAAATTCATTAACCGGGATTAGTTTTACGGATGAAGGGGATAACGGATTATTGATTAAAACAAAGACCGCGGTTTCAGGCGAGCGTAATATCCAATATGCTCAGAAGCAACTGATTACGGATATCAACGCAAATGTGGATAATTGTCTTTGTAAGTTACATTACCACACGGATCAATTCCAGGGTACCTATATCCGAAACAGTGCTGAGATGGAACGTATTTCTCCTAAGCTTGCTTATTTCAAGCATTCGTTTAGAGTAGCAGATAAGAAAGCATATCGACGATTAGATCATTTTGACGGATTTACTTTCGGACGGGTGATATCGAATTCACCGAGAACCATCAGTCCGGTATTGGGTGCACGGATATATAAACCAAATAGTACGAAAACTCACTACTACGGGCAAATTAAAAATAGTATCAGTGAGAATACATTTACCCGTATTCCTACTATCGGGTCTGAACAATGGCTAACTGGCGATAGAGATTTCCAGAATATCATTAATCAAGGTGACAGACACTGGGTAACGGGTTCATTAGATGGTTGGATTGAGAACTTGCAAACGGGCTCAACTTATCGGTTAAATATTAAGGAAGCCAATGAAGTTTATCGTGAATATGATAAAGTAACATCAAGTACTCCAGCAAGTCGACCTAAACCGGTCGTACCATCACAACCTGCACAGCCAGTTCCAGCTAAACCAGTACCAACACCAATGCAACCATCTACGCCACCTATACCCGTTACTCCACCTGTTGCACCACCTGCACCTCGTCCGGTACAACCTACGCCAGTGCCACCACCTGCACCTAAGCCAGTCACCCCACCTCCACCTCCTCAACCAAAACCGGTTGAACGAGTCATTAAACCGGGTTACGTGGCATTAGATGAATATCCGTATCATGAAATCTTCTTGATTGAAAACATCGTGGTACCGACTGCAGGGGATACGGTAGATCGATACAAAGCGAAGATGCGCATGTATATCGGTGTACGGAAAGATAGACTTAAACGAGACGCTGATTTCACAGGTACAACGAAGACATCGGATGGGTTACTCATCGGAACGAACAGTACCGTTGATACGACGTATCATATCAGATATAACGTATTTGGATTCCAGAAAGAATTTAACTATGCGAATTTGAATTTCTTTGATTGGACACCAGAGTTGAACATGCCTGGTGCACGTACTACATTATCACCAAAACTCAGAGAACAATTAAGTCACTATGATTTCCGTGTATTCAGTATTGAAGATACGCCGAAAGACTTCATTGATATTGAAAATCTGGGTGCTTCTCGTGTGGATGTGTTTATTCGTGCTAATATTAAGGGAATGGAAAGTGCTGCGGTCGATACAATTAGTGGCTACCGAACCATTGTTCGTACGATTTATCCAGAAGCAGATAAGAATGGTGTAAGAGATAGATTTGATTTGATTATGCATGGTGATTTGAGTAAAACAACCAGCTCACCGGATATGCAAGTTGTTTACGATAGAGCAACGCGTCATCTTGAATTTAAACTTGTACGCCCTGCTTCATGGGGTAGTGCATCCGATATTGGTGCTGATTTATTTGGTAATGATACCTTTATGCTTCGTTTTGCGGATATCATCGATAGCAAACGGCGTATCCATCCATCATACCGAATAAGAGAAAATATCTCTTATCGTAAGATAGGATCAAATGAGATAATTCGTATTCCATTTAATCTGGATTATTTCATTAACGACCCGGCTACGAAGAACAACGATGTTTATTTCCAAGTGGCATTTGCTTCTCCAGCATTTGAAGCACGTGGATTTAGACCTGGAACAGGATTCGAAGAGGTATTAGGCATGGTTTATCTCTCTGCTAAAGCAAGGGTTATTGTAAAAGGATAATAAAAGATGTCATCAGAAAATATTATTAAACGATATCCGTTAGACCTCACAGGGAAACATCCTGATAATAAAATATCAGATGAGCTCCATGTGGTGGATTCACGCACCCGGATATTTACATTAAAAGCAGGTGCGTTCTATGCGGATAGCGTAAAGATAACGCATCATGGCGAAGCACTGCTTCCAAATGAACACTTTAAATTTGTTCGTTTTGTTGAAGCCGCCGCGAAACGTTCACGTAAGAACGTCGCCATGTTTGTTTTCTTAATCGCTGATATCCGCGGTGAAGTTCATATCGAGTATCAATGCGTTGGGGGTGAGTTCCAAGAAATCCCCGAATCATTAATTGAGATGCTCGAATCATATAAACACGATGCACGAGGTATCCATTATCAAGATTTAATTGATAAACCAACGTTATTTGAACCGGTGCGTCATTTACACTCTATTTACGATATCTATGGATTGAATCCTATCGCTGATCCATTAAATCAATTAGTGGCGATTCAGCGTGAGCGTATCGTAAAAGCAGATAGTAAGTTACTTCTCCGTCTTCATTCTATCGAAGAGAAGATTAAAGATGTTGATTTCGATAAAGTCAATGAAAAGAACATCGATAAACTATTAACGGAATTGGCTGAAGTAAAAGGCATCATTGATACGATTGGTGACCCGAATGAAAACCATGAGGAAGAACAGCGTTATCGTAATGAGATAGCCGAGAAGTTAAAAGCAGCAAATAGCGCGCTTGAACAACATCGTAATAAGTTGACTGAACTTGCTGAAAAAGATATCCAGTTAACCAATGCGTTATCTGAATCTAAAACAGAGTTAGGTGACCGTATTACCGAATTATTAGATGCGTTAAATACATTTAAAGCATTGGTTGAAACATATCGAGCCAGTCCACGTGAACTCGTTTCTGATATCCCAGGGGCTAAAATCGTAACAATGGATACCACTGGGTTTACCTTAACGATACCGCGTGATCCAAAGATTGCCGAACATGACCAATCACTTGAACAGTTAAATAGTGATTTGAATAATGTTCGTAATCTTCCTCGTGCTACACCGGATGATATCGTTGCCCTAAAAGCAAAACACGATGAACTGAATAAAACGGTTCATGACCATGAGGTGCGTTTAGATAATCATGATATCACACTAGGTGAACATGCAACCGGATTAACGAAAGCGAATGAGCGTATCGATGAGACGAATCGCGATTTGACTGCAGCGAAATTACTTGCTGACCAACGTCATAACGAAACATCAGGTGAAATTACCGCAATCAAATCCGCAGCGGAAACAGAGAAGTCTACTCGTGCTAGTGAAACCAAAGCACTTCGCGATGATTTAGTCAATCTGCAAAATGTGGTTGAGAATAATAAATCAGCGATTGAGAATAGTCTAGAAGAGAAGATTGCGGCTGAACACAATGAAGCCAACAATCGCATTAATGCATTAAACGATGATCTCAATACAGCGAAAAATACGCTCAACAATAAAATTGATGCAGAAAAAGCGACTCTTCAAGGTAACATCGATAAAGCAGATAACAAACTCACTGAATTGCAATCTCAAGTCACGCAACTTGCAGAACATTCAGCGGGCTCTACTTCTGATTTAGAACAACGTATCGCTGCCACGAATAATGCATTAGATGCTTATAAAGTATCTAACGATGCCGCAGTGGATATTGAACGTAAACGTATCGATGCCTTAGATAAGAAAGTCGATGATTATAAAGTCGCTAACGACAAGAAAGTCAACGATTTAGCGGATGCGCATACCGGTACTGCAGATAAGTTAAGAACCTTAACTGCGGATATTACTCCACGCATGCAATCTGCAGAAGAACGTATCGCAGCTACTGAAGCGGCTTCTCAAGCGAACATCGCTGCTGATAAAGCACGTGATGCGACAATTAATGAATTGAAAGCAAAAGATACTGAGTTAGCAGCAAAAGATGCAGAACTAGCTGGGTCAATCCAATCCGTATCCAATGCATTAAATTCTGCGAAGTCTGAACTTGAGCAATCTATCGCTACAGCTAAACAAGAAGCTGGTGATGCGAATCAAGCATTAACAGAGAAAGTCGAAGCCAATAAACAGGCGGCTGACCAATCGCTTGCTGAATTAGAGAAGAAAGCCACTGCACTTCAAACTGCCTTAGATAAAACCAATGAGAACTTATCTTCTGGTAATAACTCAGCCAATGAAGCCTTACAAGCATTAGGGTCAAAAGTGGATGAGTTAAAGGCTGCGTCTGAAGCGAAAGATAATGAGTTGAATAACGTCCTTGGCCCACTTAAAACCAAGGTGGATAATTACGTCCAAGAAAACGATGCAAAACAACTCGCTCAAGATAAAGAGATCGATGCATTAAAAGAAAAGACAGATACGACGAATAATGCGCTAGAAGCGGCGAAGACTGATTTTACTGAGAAGTTAAATCAAGCGAAACAAGCGTCTGGTGATAAAGCATCACTTATCGATGCAGAGATAGCGAAACTTAAAGAGAAAGATGGACATCTTGAAGAAGGTATCCAAACTCTTCGTAATGAGTTTACAGAAGCGAAAACGGCATTAGAATCTAAAGATGCGGAAATTGCTGCCTCTGTTAGCACAGAACAACAACGTGCAACGACTCGAGAAAATGAAATCGAAGCGAAAATCACGCAGTCTAATAGTGATAGAGCTACTGAGAAACAAGCACTTGAAAACAGTATCAATGCATTAAAAGAAAAGCAAGCCTCTGATAAGTCTGCGTTAGAAGAAAAGATAACCGCAGCGAATCAGGCACACGATGCATTAAAAGAGCAAGTCGAGTCGAAAACCACTGCAGATAACGAGAAGTTTACAGCTTTAGAAAATAAAGCCTCAACATTGAGTAATCAGATTGCAGAACGGGATAAAGCGCAAGCTTCACGTGATGATGCACTCACTGCTTATAAGCAAGATGTGGCAGGTAAACTGACTGCACTTGAAGAAAAGGCGGGCTTAGGTGCCGGTAGTCATGATACATTGAAACAACGTGTTGATGGTATCGATACGACGGTTCAATCATTAGGTGAGAAAGCCACTGCTCAAGCTGAAACGTTAAAAGCACAAGCTCAAACGGATACAGAACTCAAAGCTAAGGATGCAGAACTTGCTGGACTTATCGAAACCAATAAAGGTGAGATAGCGAAGAACGCGGGTGAAATCACTGCTCTTAAAGCCAAAGATACGGCATTAGAAGAAAGCATTACTAATGCGAATTCTCGTATCGATGATGCGAACAGTGAGATTGCGAAGTTAAAACAATCTTCTTCATCTGGTTTGGATGAGGCGAAGAAAGCCTTAAACCAACGCATTACCACTGAAGCTGAACGCACCACCGCACTTGAGCAAAAAGCCGAAGAAGCGAAAGCCGCATTGACTTCTCAAGATGCACGCATTACTGCAAATGCTGAAACTGCTTCCAAACAAGCCGAGAAAATCACGGCGTTAGAAGAACGTGCGAATGCCGTCAATGGTAAAATCGATGAGAAGATTACGGCTGCTACGACTCCGTTACAGCAGAAGATTGATGATAATGCAGAGAAGTATGAACAGTTAGATAATACGGTTGATACCGCACTTCAAACTGTCGATAATCATTCTAATCACTTGATTGAGCACGATACCGCGATTGCTGACTTAACCAAGAAAGTCGCCGCAAACACTGAGAAGAACAATACTCAGGATGTTCGCTTAACGGCACTGGAAGAGAAAGATAAATCACATGATACAGCTATCTCTGCAGAGCATACGAAGAACGAAGAACAGGATGGTAAATTAACCGCCCTTCAATCCGGTCTTGAAAGCACAAACGAGAAGATTGCTGCAGCGAATGCAGAAATCGAGAAGTTGAAAGCCTCTTCTGCAAGTGGTGTGAGTGAAGCGAAGAAAGCACTAGATACCCGTATCAATGAAGAAGCCGCGAAAACGGCTGCATTAGATACCCGTCTTGGTACTGCAGAAGGGAAACTGGATACAGTGACGGAGAAAGCGGATAATAATGCAAATGAGATAGCCACAGCAAAAGATAAGATTACGGCGCTTGAAGAGAAAGCTTCTGCCGTAAGCGGTAAGATAGATGAGAAAATCACGGCTGCAGTGACACCAATTAATGAGAAAGTAGGTACAATTGAAACCGCACAGACTGCGTTGAAAGGTAAGGTCGATACAGCAGTTGGAAACATTCAAGCGAATACCAACAAGCTGGCTACATTGGAAGGGGATATTGGGACAGTAAGAGATAGTGCAAATGCTAACCAAGCTCGACTCAATACCCAAGCAAATCAAATTACTGCATTACAAGCAAAAGATACGGAACTTGAAAAAGCGATTGGTGTAGAGCATGATAAGAATGCGACGCAAGATGAGAAGCTCACCGCTTTAGAATCTGCGAAGGAAGATTATCAAACACGTATTGCGGCGTTAGAAGAAGCGAAACGTGTAGCTGATGCCAAAGCGGCTGAGGATGAAGCATCATTAGGTAAATACGCTACGAAGAAAGAAGTGAAACTTCACGTGACGAATTTATCGGGTGCGATAACCAACACCAAGAAAGAGTTGATGGAAGAAATCTCAACGGGTGATGCAACTACACTTGGCGCATCAAAAGCTTATACGGATGAGAAATTCAAAACCAGCACTGCCCGTATCGAAGCGGCTTCCCAATCGATTACCAACAACTATAATGAGTTGAAAGGGCTGATTGATGGACAAACTGGTTCACAAGCTGCTGTTAATGAGAAGTTAACTTCTGTTACCGAGAAAGCCAATGCGAATGAACAAGCTGTAGTAGGTTTAAACACGCGTGTTCAACAAGCTGAAGGGAAAGTCAATGACTTAACCTCTAAGGTACAGGCGAATACGGATAAGAATACCGAACAGGATACGAAGATTTCTACCCTGGAAGGAAACTTATCTAAGTTAAGTAACACGCTTGATTCCATTAAAGCAGTATCAGGTAATGTTGATGCATTAACCGCGAAGATTGCTGATGCAACTGCTGCAAAAGAGAAAGCGGAAGCGAATGCAGGTAAGATTGCAACACTTGAATCTTCGATTGCTTCTCTCGGAACTGACTATATCTTGAAATCTTCTCGTTATCGTGGATGGATGACTGAACAAGTTGTCCGCGCTGAAGAAAACATCAAGTCGCTTATGGCAGGGAAAACCGGTGGTTTATGGGTTGCTATGATGCCATCCGAAGTGAACTTCCATAAACATGCGGATGAAACGAGCAGTATTGCAGGATTCGTGGTTGACCAGAATAACGGCATGATTGATTTCAATAAAGGGGCAGGTATTCGTGCAACCGATATTGGATTACGTCAAGAGTATTGGGGTCACACTACGATGCGTGATATCATCGATGCGATGCGTGACCGTCTTTTAATTGAGAAAGGTGGGCATGGACTCCCAGAAATGACGTATCAGCAAATCGATGATCGTTTCAATAAGATTTGGCCATCGTTGCGTGCTAACTTACCAACCCCAACTTCATTGGAAAAAGACTATCGAATCATCCGTAACCCAGTGAGATCGAAACTCGACTACTATCAAGGTTATCAGATTGATGCGATATTGCTTGGTAAGATACGTCAGATGATTCATTACCCTTCATTAGATACGGGTGTGAACTATCTCAACTACGGTGCAATGAAACTCGTCAATCGAGTCGTACAAGGTTGGCAGGAAGCGGCAAGCTGGCGTGAGTTAGCGCGTAATCAGTTTATGCCGATTACCCTTCCTGAAGGTGAACGTGAAATCAAGTTTAAGCATGCAATCAAACCGAATCGTCCGTTGTGGGTATCGAAAGAACAGTTAGATATCTTCAAACCAGGTCGTTATGAAATTACGGTGACATTATCCGCGAAAAGCTTCGATAAATTCGTCGGTGATGCATTTGGTTTCTATTCCAAAGATGATTCGAACTGGAACCGTTGGTGTCGCGATAATAACCGTGTCATGCCATTCCCGGATGTATTAGTGGATGATCGTGAAAACCATTATTATCGTCATAAGTTCTTCTTTGATTTCACTGACGATGACTTAAAACATGCGCCATTCCATTTCGTGATAGATGCAGGAAGACTCCATGCAAATATCAATAAGGATACGACGCTTAGTCATATCTGCGTTACTGAATGGCGTGGTCCGTTTATCAATACGTATATCCCAGGTGAACGGGATAATGCTGAACCAACCAGTTCGTTATCTTCGAATCAAGCAGAGCTTATCCAAGCAGAGGTAAGACGTTACGTCCGCGAACAATCTCAACCTCAAACGAATACATTAGACATCAGTCGTTTCAAAGTCCAACCGGGTGCAGAAGACTGGTCAAATGTATCCACCGGTGAGAATAATACGATTAACGTACGAGGCGTAGTCTTACAACAATTTGATGGGGGTGAGACATCGGTCTTTGCCCCAAGTCAAGTGTTCCAAATCTCTGAACCTCAAACTTGGACAGTACCGGCGACATTAGTCGGTAAGAAAGCAGAGGTTATCGTAAGAGCCGCTTCTAAACAGGACGGTGACCAAATCACGCATTCTGCGGTAAGACGTATCTTCGTGACCTTACCGAATGCACAGATAAACTTATTAGCGGGTGAACTCGCTTCCTTCGGACAATATCTCACGGTAAACGTGAACCAGGATTACCCTGATGCACTTTACCCGAGAACGCAAGTACCAGCAAGTGATGTCAATCGTAAGCAAACGGCGATGATTACGATTACGGTCTAATGCCATGTAATCATGATAATAGGGGATACTTCGGTATCCCCTTTATTTTTAAGGGAGTAGTAAAGAGATGGCAAAACGATACGCGATGCTAGATGACAAGAGTCTTGTCGTTTACATCGGCAATGAATTAGAAAAATCCAATTCTGAACCCAGTACAGAATGGATACAGTTAACAGATGAAGAAGTCAATACGGTAAAGATAGGCTATTTATTCCGTCGTGATAATGGCACGTTTGAAAAAGTGCGTAAATCCATTAAAGAAGAACAAAAGCGATTACTGGAAAAGAATATCGAAATCTATAGTCAGAAGATGGGGTATCTCTTATCTGGGTATGATTATTATGAAATCATGACGTTCCCTTATCAAACTCAAGACTTATTGAACTATCGTAAGATGGAGAGAGGGGAGTATGGAGAATTGTGGTTCTTACCAGCATTATGTGCTGCACGTGGGATTCCATTAGATATGCTCATTCCTAAACTAGAAGATAAAATCAGACTCTTTTCAAAAGCATCGGGTTACGTGACCGGGATGAAGCAACGTTTTGAAGATCGTATCCCCTATGCGAATAACTATGATTTAATCGATGAACTCGATAAACATCTTGACATGTGGCGTAACACCCCATTGGAGTAAGTAAACATGGCAGATATACAAATAAAGAAATACCCCGTTGATTTAACGGGTAAACATCCGGATAACTTAGTCGCCAATGAGATGCATGAGTTATCCCCAACGCATCGTGCTATCGTTCCACGGGAAGGGTACTTCTATGGGATAAGCATGATTGTTCGATTAGGTGATAGAGTTTTAGTTAACGATAAAGATTATCGATTAGATGACTTGAATCCTGATTTGACGAAAATGACACGTAAAGCGGTGTATAAATCCTTAGTGATTCTCGATGAATCCTTAATGGGTGAAATTAGCCTAACGTATCAGTGTTATGGACGTAGTGATGATTATAGTACCACCTTTATTAACGAGATGTATAAAGAAGTCCTAAATAATCGTCATCCTGAATGGAAATACGTATTAAATAAACCAGATGCCTATCCACCGCTTCCTCACCGTCATCGGATTAAAGAAGTGATAAACTGGGACAGTGCGGTGTATGAATTACGTAATCTGATTCAGGTGATTAAGTATATTCGTACCTCTCGTGATAAAGGATTATATGCTTTCTTATCTGAGCATAACCAAAAGATAGAGGCTCGCCTTCAATCTTTAGAAAATGTGACGCAAGATGCGCGTGGATTGATTGGGACAATTCAAGAATTCCGTGATAATAGTAATGCGGAATTAGCAAAACTTGAAGCCAAAATTAAAGCAATTGAAAACTTATCTTCATTACAACAATACATGAATGAAGTGAGAACTGATTTAATCGCTGAATTGAATCGTGTTAATACGAATCAGAATACGGCTCGTGAAAGTGCAATTAATGATCTAAAAAGTAAATTAGCTGAGTTGAAAACGGATGCAGGTAATCATGTTACATTAGAACGTGTACAGCAAGAAGTTGCTGCGGGTGTAGCTAACTTCGTCAGTGCAAACGTATTGCAAGACCAATTAAAACGATATCAACTCAAATCAGATGTGGTGGATTATGCATCGCAAATCAATCAGAAGATGGACACAACAACGGCGGAAGCTGCTATTTCGGCTGCAGGTAAAACAGCAGAGTTTAACAAAGTCACTGGATTGCCCACCATCTGGTATCATAACCACCAAACCCCTGCCAACAGCACCAACTACAATGACTATATTAAACCAGGTAGTTATACCGTTGTCGCAAATGGTACCCCAGCGCCAAACTTCAAATCATTCGGCTTAGTCAATAATCCAACTGAGAAAGGCGTATTAGAAGTCATTGGGGATGTGAGTGGTACGCATATTTATCAGAAGCTTTATATTGCAGGATTTGAGTTTATGCGTCGTGGTCAAGTAAGCGGAAACATCGTCACATTTGGTGATAACTGGACAGCTAACTTCCAAGCCTTTGCGAATCCGATATTAACCAATGACAGCACCTACGATTTACGCAATATCGACAGACCGGGTCTTTATAACTTCACCGAACGTAATAAAGGAAGCTTCACTCCATTACGCGTGGATGGTAGTGTCGATACCCGTTTAGATGTGTATTATGGTACGGCTCTTGCTTCTATTCAACGTTATCATCGTACCTTCTTATTATCATTGAACTCAGGTCATCATTACTTCTATACGAACGATAGATTTATTGGTGAGACCGGGTATAATGCAGATAATAACTGGATTACGGAACGTATCTTAACGACGAAGGTATTACGTGACGAATTACCTGGTTTATTGACCTTAAATGAGAAAGCGACTGAGATTACCTCATTATTACAAAATGCTGAGAATCTTGGTCGAAATAACAATAATGCGTCTATCAATCAAGAGCAATTAAATGCAATAAATAATAACATCGCATCGAAAGTCAACTTAACGGATAGACAAGCCAATGAAACAGATTTTACGGTAGGACGGTTACCACGCTTCTGGGGCGATGGATACCTCTCTCTGAAAAGTATAAACTTCAGAGATGGTGCGAACATGAAGAAGATGTATTTGACTGGTGGGGATTTGATGTTTGAGGGTCGTTTCAGACCAAGACAGCTAAACTTGACTTCAGATAACCGTGCGAAAGAAGTCTTAGGTAAAGTCACATCAGAACAACTCGCTTCATTAGAGAAACTAGAAGGCGTGAAATATCGTTATCATGATGATAGTGACATGCAATATGGTTTCATTGCACAAGAAGTCAGAAAACATTTTCCTGAGCTTGTACACGAAGATGAGGAAGGGTTCTTATCGTTAGATTATATTAGCTTAATTGCGATCTTACTTGAGAAAACGAAAGACCAAGAAAAACGTTTATCTCGATTAGAACGTATCATAGAAAAACAAGGGGTTTGATATGGCAGAACTGAACCATTATCTTGGTCGAAGCTACCCTAGAATAGATGACGCTTATCGAAAAGCGTTGGCTGGAAACAATATAAAAGAATATGACTTCTTCATTAGTTTTAAATATCAGAATGGTAATCGTTGTATTTTCTTCAGTAATGACGGTGCTAGACCGGGTAAAACCATTCATCCTGATGACTATATTGATATCGATTTTCATATATGGGCTGGTGATGATGCAACTGAACTAAATGAGGTCTTTCGTCATTATTCTTATAGTGGCCCGGCCAAATATCTAATCGATAATGGCGAATTCTATATCTCTTATGAGAAACTAATTGTCGGTTCAAGTGCAGCATCTAAGCTAAATATGGATTACCAGGTTGGGGCTGAGATTGATCATATTGAAATGAAAGTATACAGTCCTGACAGCAATCATCTGGTCATTCCTGTTAGTGAGGCGACATCAAGATATCGTGGGGCATATTATATCGATCCTCAACGAGGAGCGAGAATTACACTGGCATCACATCGGGGGCGTTCTTATCTTGCGTTAAACCCAACGATTCCTGCATTTGGTACAGCAGGTGCTGATTTATCTAAATATGCGGAATGGTATTTTGAAGTACCGAATACTCCTCGAAGTAGTGGTACAGTTGAAACTGACCACGGCGGAAAAGTAACAATGACAATTCGATTACGCGATGGTAAATCGATTGTTCGTAATTTCGATGCAAACATCTATGATTTGATATCGGAGAACATGAAGCTATATGGTGGCAGTCAGCCTGCAAGGGACTTCATCTACCCTGCAGGAGAGCAAAATCATCATATTCGAAGAGTGGTGCTTGGACCAAAAGAGTTTAAAAATCATCACCCTTTGTCTGATCTAAACGGCAACCAGATTAATCCAATAGACATTCGAGTTATTGAATTCCAGTTCTTGGTATATCAACAGAGTGATCTCGTTAGATATCATTCCATTTTGTACCCACAACTCCAGATACCAGTCTGGGATGAGGGTAATTTCGCTGATGTTCCAATGAACAACCGACGACTTGTTTTCTCTTCTTATTATATTGACCCAATTAAGAAAAATCGGGTCTCAGGCGAATTTGTTCTAGGGAATGACACACCTGTTTCAAGACAACTCAGATATAATCTGAACTCCGTAATCGATAATCGTTACTTGACCACGGTACGAAATGCTCCAATACGTAAAAATGGGTCGGGTGATCTCATTATAGATCGTCAAGAAATGAACTCAGATTATATCGTGAGTAAAACTCGTGTTAATGTCTCAAAGGGACTTTACTTCGAAGTATTGGGACATGACGGGGCGATTGTCTCTGCTGGTAACGGTAATGATGGTCGTACACAATTAATTCGTCGCAGTTACGATGATAGTACATTTCCTACTGGACGGCTATATACAGATAGAGTGTTATCATCGCCAGGATATGCATATATAACGAAGAATGATAGACTGTATCTTATCTTTAATCATGATCTCATGAGTAATATGGATGTTGCGTTATATGCTAAGTTTGCAGACGGCAAAACGGTTCTATTGCGTAGAGTTGGTAACTTATACTATTCGGCATATGAGACATACGAAATGGTGTATCCTGAAGGAGTGTCATATGAGACGTTTGCTAGCAATATAGATCGTGAAACTGGCTATATCACATTCTATCGAGTAACAAAAAGACAGCCAAACGATGGCGGCGGTTTATTCAGAACAAAGATACACTTCCATAGTGTAGGTCGTAGTGTGGAAGGAGGCCAGATACGAGGATTTTCACATGGTCGATCTATATTTACTAGACTTACTGTCGTTAAAGTGATGAACAATCGCGTTAAACTCAGCATAAGGAATTATCTCGATAATACAGATGAAATAACCGAATCCATTCAGGAACTTATTACTTTTAATAAGTCTGGCATAACATCCGCTACCTATGACCAGATCAGCCCAGATGGACCAACATTTATTGTGCCGAAATCCGCATTTACTTACGACCCAGCGAGCGGGTATTATGAGTTAAATGCTGCACTCTATAAAAGACGGACGGAATCATTGTCTACTGCTAGTCGGTTATTACTTGTCAGTATATCAGATAAATTAGTGGTTGAAAGAAGATCGGTAGATGATTATCCTGGCGTAAGATATATTCAAATTGGACAAGATAAGACCATTGTTGGATTCGGTAACAGCTGGTATGATAGACCATCCATCTCAAAACAGCCTGAGCCGGGATATCTGAAATATACTGCTGAGAGTGGTACCACTGCAACAAGTATGCAAACACTGGATTCATCTAGCCCGGGTACGTACTATTACTCTAATAATGGGTCTTCTCGTGGTGTATTTCCAAAAGAGGCCGCAGATGGATCAGTAACGTTTACCTTGTCTTGGGATAATGGCATAGATCTTGCCGATAATACAGTCAAACTGTATAAAGACCCTCACATCCCTGGTTTATATTCAATTCGCCCAGGTTATGCGTATACGAATATTTGTCATCATGGTCATGTTGCAAATAGTTTCGGTGCGCATTGGTTTGCTTTGCCAGGTCGACTCATTGAGACCGAAAGTCTTGGAACGAATGTCGATTATACAGATAGACGTACGACACTGATGGATGATGCCTCTCGTCTTTCTCCATCAGATAACTTCGTTGGTGATTACTGGGAGAAAGGAAGACTTGTTTTACTTGATAGCTCTATTTCATTTAATGGAAAGTCTAAAACCGGGACAGCCATTTCTGCTGGGTTGAAATCACAACTTAGTAATAAACCTTATAATTATTACTATGGAAACAGTTTCCTTAAGAATAACGCTGCTTTTAGTATTAACCCAACCAGTACCAATGTCAGTGTGGATTATGGTGAAGAAGATAAGCTACCGAATATCAATCAAGACTTTACGACGAATTGTGGATATAACAATGAGAGTCGTGAATTGAGTGATTGGACGATATCACGTGTTTATTACGATCATAAGAAGGTTCTTCTTTTCGGTCCGGAAGATTCGAGCTATTCACGAGTAAATTATCGTGGAGCAAGACGCAATTTTACGCCTGGCGGTATCGCGCCTGCAGTTGGTGGCATCGCAACGCTTGTAAACGGCGGTACACTTCGTGCACAAAGCGGTACAACATCTCTCTTTATCAATGCACCACACTGTGCGGTCATTGAAGGAGATATTATTGTTGATGCCACAGGCAACAACAGTGAAATCCCGCTTGAGTTGTATAAAAACGATACATTGATTGTTGGTGTGCTGATTATGCGTGGACGTATTCTGATTAAAGGATCAAACCATCCGAATCCTCTTATCGGAATCAAAAATCCAACATTAGTCATCAATGAAACGCATTGGGATTTTGATCAGTTATTTACGTCAATATCTGATGTCATACCACCTGGAAGCTATCGCCTGGTTGGTGCGTATTTATTAGGCGGGAACAGTATTATCTTTGTCGAAGATACGAATGGGCACGGAATTCCTAGAGAGATAGCCTCTCTAAGTGGTGTGACGACTATTGGTATAGGTCGGACCTCTTTATCCAGCAAACCGGTGTTCGCGATTGCGGGTAATATATATAGCGCGACTGTCCCTCGTACAACTTACTACCATTATGAGAATATCAATACAGGTGATTTTCTGAACAGTATATCTCGTTATCTTGTTCAAGAGACGCTCAGGTTTGGATTCAATGGGGGTGAGTCAATTTCGTACCCTCATTATCTTACCATGTCTATGTCATCTGATATTAATGGGGGAAGTTATCCAGAGTATAGCCATCGGCAGGGTTATGAAAACCACCGTCTATATGTATATGATCTTACTGGTAAGTTTACTTACTCTAGAAGCGAATTATACAAATATCGTAAAGAGTATGCATGGTTTTACAATACTGGAACAATAGATGGATTCAGAAACTTCATAAAGGAAACAATGAAGAAGGATGATAATCGTGAGTTAATCAATGCAAAACGAATTATTGTTACTTATCTCGATACCGCCGGTAGACCAACGTATCAGATGGCGAATTCAATGGATGAGGCATTGAAGTTGATTCCTTGGCGTAACGACGTTGATATTAAGGCGACGCTATATGCTTTCGATTAATTTCAATCTTCTTACAGTATAGAATATGTAACATGATTTAACCAAGCGTAATTACTGACTCTATTTAATTAGAGTGATTCATCATGATTATTTTGAACTGTCTTTGTAGGACGTATCGTAAATCCATGCGTGTTTTATCATTAGGATAACCGTGGTTGATAGAATCAAGGGTGTAATTTAAGCGCATTACTTGATATTTCTTCTAAAAAATACTGCACAGTCTAAATCGTAAGGTTATATCGTGTTACACTTCTAGCATCAAACATATGAGAGAGGCTACACTAAGTAGCCTCTTGATTATGTCCCTATCTGTTATAGGAATTCACTTACAAGTAATAATTTACTTGCCGCACGTGCCATCCAACCGTTCATAAAGGTTTCATTATCTGGACGGTTTTCGGTGATTGAAATATAGAAGTTTGCTTGCATCCCCACTAACGTGATAATGAAGTTACGCAATCCTTCTTGTCCATTACGACGCACAAATGCGTCTAATGCACGAAGGGTTCCGTTACCGATTACCCCATCTGCACCGATATCTGCATAGTCTTGACCTTTACGGTTGCTTACGTTTAATAAGCGTTGTAAATGTTGGCCTGCACGTCCTGACCCACCATTTACCGCTAAGTCAAATACATGGAATGCTAATAAAGGATGGATTTGTGCAAGCTCTGGGCATTTGTTTTTCTGCCAGTAAGCTTTATAATAGATATCATAGGCATCCTTTTTAGTCATACTACGCATATCACCCATATAACCATTTGCACGTGCCGTGTCTTTGGTGATACCGAAATTCGTTTCACCACCACGGTCATCTTTATTATTCACATACCCACCTTCCACTTCGATAATTGAAGCGATGATGTTAGTATCAGTGAAGTCAGCTAAACTTCTAAAGTTATTAGTACTAAACGCCATAATTGTCGTTCTCCTTTAATCTTAATTTCATCATTTAAAAAGAAAGTGTTTGCACACAAGCTGATAAACTCATATGCAAACACAGCTTAGCGATTACTCATTTACCGCCACAATAATGAAACAGCTTGCAACATCCGTTGGACCGTTATCTAACGATCTAAAACGAGCGATAACCGGTTTACCGTCTTCTTCGATAACCGTTTGGTATTCTGCTCGTTCTGGGAACTGAAGATATTGACCGGTCGGTGATACCGCATAATACGCGACCGCATTTTCCGGTAAGATGTTATCCGGTACATTATCGATATCAGGATTGGTCACGTACTCATCATGGAACTGACGTAACGTAATGCTCGTTTGTCCTGTCTTCAACCATGTTCCTTGTAAGATATAACTATCCGTTAAAGTAGGTGATCCCCCTATCTTCATGATACTGACTAACTTCTTACGGTCAGTTTGTAATCCACTTGGAATCACTAACTCAGAAGGTCTATCGGATACCACAATATACCAACTACTGTGAGAGAGCTTATCTCGCATACGAATAGAACCAAAGTTAACTTTACCCACCCGCATCTCTTGCACAACACGGTTGGTAGGATACGTGGTAATCGTTAACTTCGTAATCTCTTCTTCATTCGTAATCCGTGGATTAAATAGACGAATACCTCTTACGTTAGAGGCTTTCACTCCACCTCTGACGATAACATCTTTAGAAAGGTTTGAACTACCGCCTTTTCTGAATACCGTTCTATCGAAACGGACGATGTTATTACCTCGAACAATTTCAATGAGACTCTCATTTCGGATGATATTATTCTCTCCACCCCCTTTAAGATGCCCACGTAGATATTTAATCGCACGTGTTGCGTGATAGAACATTGCCGGATCTTTATTATATTCATCCGGTGTATTATCATAATTCTCCATTTTATCAACGAATGAATCAAAACAATCCAATCGATCAAAGTCCACGGTTTCATCGACCGCCGTCATCAGTAACTCAGGACTATCGATCTGGTTCCACGGTAATATTGCCAATAACAACATTACGGTACGATAATGTCGGATATCTCGAAGCTTACTAATGAAGTTACGCACTGCGGCTTCATAGTTCTTCGGTATACTGACCACCATATCACCTAGCGCTTCTCGATAATACGTATACATCTCAGATGATAGATAGTTCGGATATCTATCACCTAATGCAGACATGACGGAGTATAATCTATCATGTATCCAAACATACGTACGATAATCCATTTGGTCATATGGCTTCATATCCAGATGTTTTAGATAGAACAACGGAGAACTTTCATTCAGTGATGCAACGAATTTATTAAATTCAGCCTGATCTGAAATTTGTCCTAATATACAAATGTTAGGATTAAATCTGAATGCCAGGTTAACCATTGAAGCACGATAACCATTCTGATAGTCCATCTCTACCATTAACGGGCGGTAGGATTCGATTGTACTGTCGTCCTGATGATATCTTATCGTGCGGTGGTTAGATTTATACTCCTCGACAGGTGGGGTGAACTGATAAACATAGTCACTATCACTTGGAAGATGTTGATTGCCGTAGACACCACCGATATCGTCATGTTCAGTGAACTTATTCTCCCGTGATGGGTAGTGTTCGAATAATGCATTATATTCATCCTCTGAAATAATCCCAATTTGAATATGGTTATCCGAATTACCAAAATAATGATGGATTCTTGCTTCCGTTAATCCAGTACGTCTACCTAAATACCGGTCATAGTTTCGAAGTAGAACACGACTTAAGCTCATATGAGAGATGTCGTTGCGAGTTAACCCATCTTTTATCCAGTTGTCATTTAAGAACAAGAAATGTGACTGAAGATTGAATATGATGATTCCGTTTCTATCTTTATCATAACTATCGTACCATTCTCTTGCAAATATTCTTACAATAGGACGATATAAATGCTGTCTTGCAGCAATATAAGGATTCGTCGTTTGTAAAGAGATATTCGCAGGATGGTCTTCACTACGGTGGATCTTACGATACGCAATATTTCTTTGTGATGGCATTAAGCTCTTATCAGAATAAGGACTACAGGCGTGCTCAACCGAATCAATCGCTAATAAAATATAAAGTGATAAGTCATCATTCAACAATCTTGTCACAAGTTTCGTATTATCGGGATCGTCTGCATCCGGAATAAAAACTTGTTTCATGTCATCCAATAACGCACGTTGGATATAAGGTTTTTCTCTATGGTTAATATAGTTGATGACTCGACTTAATACCATATCGAAATGAACGTAATCCATTACTGAGTACCAAAAAGATAACTGAGTAAAGGCATGTCCAGGACTTTCCTTCAGTAAATCATGAAGTGGTCGACCATTTAAAGTTGGATTCTCGTAATGCTTCATCACAATACGGTACGCTTCATCCTTAAGACCTCGTAAGAAGTCTGCCATTCTATTCACGCCATCGCTTGTTGGAGGATACTTCGTATAGAATTCTTTAATCCCGTTATTGTAAACATGGTTCATAAAGAATTCGTCCACCACTTCCTTAGGAGGATTGACCGGGAAGAAGTCGGCTACAAACGGGAATAAATAATATTCGCTGTTCGTATTGGTTGAACATGGTATAGGTGAAAAAGCAAAATACTGAGCATGAAATATCTCACCCCCTTCACGTACGTTCATTTTCGCAAGTTCGATATTGTTTTTCCAAAGATCGATCTTCGCTGCATCATGAACATGGAATACACTGGTTGGACCCATCGTAAAATCATTCATCTCTGTAGAGGGAGAAACACCATAGATAAACGAAGCATAATTATTGCTGACGTATTCCTCTTTCCAATCTTCTTCCTCTAAATTATATTGCCAGTTATTAAAGATGAACATATCGACTGAACTGCGTTCATTATCCACACAACGACGAAACGTTTCTTTTACCGTATAATTACAAACTGCATTTACATTCGGAGATTCGAGTTCAGTAATGAACATCGGGTTTTTAATCTTGAACTTCTCCCAGTCAATGGCATATTTGCTCTTAGCTGGTTTGATTCGTTCTTTATTTAATCTCAGCCAATCTCTGAATGTACTGAAACCATCCTCATCATCCGTAATCTGTAATTCTCCATAATGAAGGAAATTATTTAACTGTTTAAAGACTTCGTTGATAGAATGAGGAATAGTTTTATCATTCTTATAATCCAAGTTAACTTGTGGAAGATCTCTTGGATGCGCATTTTCTAAATTATCGGGTATCATGAACAGGTCTCTAATCCACATGATAAAATGTGCGTCGATGTTAAATGATAGAAACTTACTCCGGTTATAGAGCAACTTATTCAACTTGTTATTATCGATAATCCCTGCACTTTCATAGATCCTTAAAATCGCGAAGTTTCTACTGTAATCTTCTTCAAGATAATAAGTATAGAGTGCTTTTACGAATCTTGCGAGTCGATACAACAAGAAGAACGATTTATAACTATACGTCCGATTATACGTCAATTTATTCGATATCGCCGTTTGAACAGGGTTAACCCCATATTGCTTCATCATCGTCACATACTCAGCAATCGTATTATCTTCAGGCAACGTGATATCGGTGGATGTTCTCTGTGGTGGGTTAAGACTCAGGAAGGTTAATTCACCCCCATTCTCACTCACATCAGTAAACCACCCCGCCCCTACATCGAGTAAATTTGTCCAACGCATAGCAGGTCTTAAATCATACCCCGAGTCTTCATGATAGTTCCATGTTTCCGGTAACGTGATTCCTACATCTCTTAATTCATGATTGATATTTAATAATGAATAATCACTCTCATGACTTGTATTTAATCGATTGTATTCGTTTATTCTCCAGCCAAATCCAATCGAAGGCATGACATCATCCCCTGTCGATTTTGAATCAAACCGCGGTCGTAATGTGGAATAACTCACAACACGATGCATCGGGAGGATGACATCGCCATTGTTGTAAGATGCAACGGGATAATACTCTTTAATCGGATTCTTGTATGCCTGAATAATCTCTGGCATCACACTTGGCGGAATATTCAAATAGAAGAACCCGTTTGTAACATCCGGTCTTGAGTACAGATTACTCATATGCGCGTTATTTAGAATATATCTCGCTGCATTGGTTGCTATCACACTCAATGATTCAATTGAGAAACTACGACCTATCATGAATTCAGCATTAATTGCAGGATAATCCTGAACAACTTGTCCTCTAGGATTGCTTACAAATCCATATCGATAAAGGTTCTTTGTCCATCCATCTCCTGTTGCAATGCCAGCTTGTGCGGTACGATCCGTAGTTAGTGGTTGCAGGATGTTTTGATCCGTATGCCAACCCTGTTCTCTTCGATACATGGCTGTGTTGAGATAAATCCCTGAACGGTCATGCTGTAAGATAACCTCACTAAACCCGGCTTCCATATGACCTCGATTGGTCGTCATGGAATAAGATCCATCCACTTTTAACATCGAAGAAATGCCCGTATTTCGCGTACCTGACATACAGCGATATCGTAGTGATACTTTAGGATGGCACATGGCAAAGAGGATAAAACGGACATGCCCTTCATAATTAGTAATCCCTAACTCAGACGGCCACTGTTTATAAATTTCCGTCTCTGATCCATTGACTCGATATCCGCCACCGGCATTCGGTGTACCCGGTACTTCATCGAGATTCACAAAATAGTCTTGGACTTCTTGTTGGGAGATACAATAAACAACATCTAATTGAGACAAGTCTAATACGACTTCACCTGCTTGATTGCGCCATGTCAATCCATCGGTACTATCTATCTCTTTGACTCCACCACAAGCAAAATATAGTTCACGAATAAACTGTTTTATCTCTTGAGATAACTCGATACACTCTTCTCTAAACCATGTTGCGAGTCCATAAGCATCATTAGCAAATGCGGTACCGAGATACGCTCTGGATGCGGTCTTCTTACCAATACCATGACGATAACTATAGTTTAAGATATCTTCGATGTTATCAGAGTGTTCAAATGAATATCTTGCCGCGTTCCCGTTCTTATTATTAAAAGGAATCAATGGGAAGAACTTCATCCCTTTAGTTCGTTTTGAATACGCATTCTTTAACTCATACATCGGGATATGCGCATAAGTAGGTGTAATATAATCGTTACTATTTACTTTAACCGGTATCTTTAATCCCACGTAAATAAATGGATTCGGGTCAGTCGCTTGTTCTTGTTCCCACGCTTCCCATTGTGCGCGTGTTTTCATAGGGATGCGATCAGGAATAATCTGGTAATGCAGCTCACCGTTCTCACCAACCGTTTCGGTAAAGAAGTATTTCCATCTGTCTTCTATGGTGTTGATTCCGGCTTCTCGTATCTTATTAGAAAGTTCTTCTTTCCAATAGTTAATCGCAAACTCCGTATAAGGAGGACGTGGGATATCATCTGGCCATCTTTCAGATTTAAAGGTGGCTAATGTATTGGTTTCTAACATCATCCCAAATGCCACGTTCATAAAGATAGGATTCGTATTATCCCGCTCAACTTCATACCAGTCTTTGGAGAACTCTAATGTTTCCGGGTTTAAACCGAAACATCTTAACGTACCTGTATTTCCACCTTTACGACTGGCGATATCGAGTAATAGTCCGACTTCATCACCATAATCATTCGTACTCTTCCCATCCGTATATAAAGTCACAATTTCATTGTCGTTATTCGCGGCAATTAGCGTCATTAAACGGTTCTTTTGCATCGCACTTAATCGTTTCGTGTTTAAACGTAAACACGAAACTTCATAAGGACGGTGTTTCACATCACTGTCGATATCATCAAAATAGAATTGATTGCCCAGTACAATCCCTAAACGTTTCATATAACGATGATAATCACGATCATCTTCCATCTTGGTTAATTTAAATGCACGACTGGGTATCGTCGTCACCAAATGACGCTGATTTGCAGGACGTTCATTGGCTATCGTTTGATGGAAATAGATGTCTTCTCTTCCTGCTTCTGGATAAAGACAGGCTAATATCCCGTGTGGGGTAACGATAATCCCTTCTTTATGCATGCGGATATACCCGAAATCAAAGTTATCCGGTATCATCGCTTTTAACGAGGCTTTATCGGGTTTATTCGGTAACTTGGTTAAAACCATCGTTTCTTTAATTCGATCTAAGACCTGAATATGGTTATCATTAAGTGTACGATTGAGTACACGTGCTATCCAATTTGCCATAAGTAATATCCTCTTATTTTTATTAATAGCAACAAAAAAGAGAGAGTCCCGAAGGACTCTCATACTTCAATATTTAGGACAAAGCATCGGGATTGGGCTTTGTGGTCAATTCATAGAATTGATGAATCCATAACGAGAAATTCGTGGTTGGATCTAATTCATCAAAGGTACAAATCGGCTCGATGATATTTCCATTATTAATAAGGATATCCTGCATTAAATCACGGAAGGTCATAATATCAATCCCAATCGGTGCATCATCTATGGAAAAGTTAATCTGATTATGAATCTTCGTACTCAACATACGACCAATGTCACTACCAAAGAAGAAAGTACGATAACCTACTTCATCGAAATCAAAGTAATAATGAAGTTTGCCATCTTTCTCACTGGCACTCACCATTAAATCGACTTTCTCCGGTTGACTACCTTCCAATGGTAAGAAACGAGTTTCAACTAAGATACCTGGATATTTAGTATTTTTACATTGGTCTATCCAACGGCAATTCATCTTCAGTGCACCCACTTCAACTGGATAATCACGTGGGATGCGTCCTGCCGCATATTGTAATGCACTCCATGCCGGAGTCAATTTATCTTTTATTCTGACTTCTAATAAGTTTAAGATAGGATGAACAAACGGATAAGGAAGGCTAGGTTTATAATGCCGTCTTATCTCATTTATTTTATCCTGTAAAGCAAATAAATCGGCAGGACATGCTAGGATAGAGGTGATATCTCTTAAGTTATCTCGAATGATATCTTCTAACTCGTATAACATGTTAAAGAGTTTAACGGTCTCAGTGGCATAGTAGTGCATTGTAAACCACAATGGTGCATCCGTTATTTTTAATAGAGCGTTATGCAAGTCTTCTGTATTTTCAGATAATGGAACCTGAACAGTATCGTTCTTATTCCTTGTTGAGAAGTCGATTTCTAATAATGGATAACGATTATAGATTTCACTATAATCTCTCATGAGCCTTACTTTGACTGGATTTTTACCCTCTCTAATCGGATAAACAAAGTTGAATTCATGGTCAGATAAGACACCATGGATTAAATTAATCATATACTTACTCCTATTGTAATATAAAGGGTTGGGACATAATAATGGGGTATATTACTATACCCCTACTATATATTAAGATGAAGCTAAGTCATCCCCTTCGGCTAATGCATTTTCAGCTGCTGCTGCGTCTGCATCATCTGACGTGTCATCAGAGGTATCATCAGATGTATCATCTTTATTTTCCTCTTCATTCTCGTCTTCAGGTTCCTCTGGCTCTTCAGGTTCTTCTTCAGGTTCAGTGGTATCATCGGATGTATCATCCGTATTGAATTCATCACCCTCACCGGTTGCATCAGAAGTATCATCAGTAGTTGATGTATCATCGGTCGTATCGGTACCATCCCCTTCACCCTCAGGTGGCGTAAGTCTGTCTCGGATACGTTTTGCTAAACTACCGAAGATTTCAGCCATATCGACTTGACCCTCAAAGATTTGGTCAAGAAGATTGTTATCCTCTCTTTCCTCATCATTGTATTGTACCAAATCATTCCACTCAGGGAAGAAGTTATTCTTATGCATCCATTGAATGACGAAGTAAGATTTAATCCGATCTCTAAACATCGCTATCGCATCTTTCTTACGATCATCTTCTAAATCCGTAAACTGCATATCTATCCATTCTTGGTCAATCGCAAACTCTAATGCTTTCTCAACACGTTGGACGTAGTTGTCTAACGCTTGTGAAGAGGTTTCATTTGCGGTACTGTCTGGCAATGGAATGGATACACGTAAGGAGTCTAAGAACGCTTTAATCGCAGGAATCGTGTTCTTCTCTTCCTTACAATCTGCAATCACCTCATCCGGTAACTCACGATAGGCTTGACGAATCTCTTTCGATAGTTCACTAATCAAATCACCATCATGTAACGTGTATTTACCGACAAAGGACGTTAAGATATCATTGAAGCGTTTACCAATGATAATATTCCGTTTAGCATATAATGCATTCTTCGTCACGAATTCAATCGCAAACTCGTTCTCACTTACTCCATCCAAGATACTTGGTGGAATAAATACCCCTACGAACTCTTTCTTAATCGTATCGATATAATCGTTATCGATCAATGGCGCATCGCCTGGTTTATATTCCATATGGGTTTCAGTTTTGTCAATCGCATCGCCACCGGTGACATTGACCTCATAACCAAACATGGACATGGATGATTCAATATGACGTGGGTCAAAGGATGAGAATAAACGAGAGAAACTATTCGCTTCCATCGTACGGTTCACTAACTTCGCCACGACTTCCTCACTATCGATAATATCTTCATCTAAGGTGATATCCACGACCTTAGTCCCTACTGCATTACGAATCATCGCACGGGTATTGGCATAGGTCATCGCAATACGATGCGCAGCGACAGTCTTCGCTTTCGTAATAAGGGATTCACCTACACCGAAGTCATTGAAGTGGAATGCCACGTAACTGACTAAAGATTCAGGGATATACACGAGTTGTGTCATGTTTCCGGCTAAAGCACGGGCTAACATGATTTGATAGACTTCTAATGGACGTGGGATACTAATATTCTTCCCATATACCCCATCATTTAATCGAGCGATTAAATCACGTTCTACGAGCTCTGCATAAAACTCGGTTAACTGTTTTACGGTGGCGGATTCCCATTTACAGCCTGGACCACCGCCAGCAAGTTGATTTAATTCATCTAACGTTTGCGTGACCACCCCATAGTTACCTGGGATATTATTGCTATCTGCGGCACTACTTTGAGACATGGTCGTATTACGATTCATGTTCTCAAGGTTTTCTTTTTCACCCGCATAAGTAACAGGATTACCACTTTCATCAATCATGATGATATACCCGATGTGGTCTTGTGGGTTACCTGGGGTAAAGACCGGAATCACCGATTCATGGGGTAAATCTAATACCATCGGATGACCTAATGATTTACGCGATGTACTATCTCTATCATTAATGATAGTCACCCCATCATAGGCGCCTTTCAATTGTGGGGATTCAATCTCACGATAGAACTTATGCGCCGGTAACGCTTCTTCTTCCTGTTCAGAAAATCCATCGTGCCATATCAATGATTCCTGTGAATAAGTTTGATATTGTTTGGCAATTGTAGCTTCAGATAATGCTCGCATAATCTTCGGTGATTTCAAGACATTGATATTATCCACCACTTCTAATAGACCTGGGATAATACTTCTTTCTGCATTACGCATATCACGTTGGTAATCTTTCTTAAAGAAGTGTTCAAAGCTAGTTTTACTTTTTACTTCCTCTTTTTTATTGGTTTGCTCTTTGATTCCACGACCAAAGACATTCTTCCCAACAAACTTCCCATTATTATCTAGCTCATCTTTGAGTTTCTCACGAACGGATTCAAGTGATGCTCCACTATAACGGTTAATGACGTCATCGATTGCGGATTCAGGGATCACCGCTAAAACATGACTGCCTCTATCAAATAATGCGTTATTTAACATTTCAAAGAGCTTACCTTGTAAGTCATAATGGTCTGTGAAATGTTGTTCAATAATCCCAAGCAGTTTACTTCCTAGCTTATGCGGGAAGTCACCTTCGAGGGTATATGTTAAGGATTCATTTATCATGTCTTGAGGCGATAAAATAGACGAGACTAAGATGTCTCGTATCGTCTCTAATTCAGGGAGATTCTTCTTGATATTGATAATATCAATGATATCTCGTGACATATGGGAGGATAACCCTTTTAATGCATCTGCAGGTAAGGTTTTTCCTTTGGTTTTGTCTTTTATCGGGTCTTCGATAAGTTTCGTCGCAATCGCTTTAATTTCATTAGGCGCACTTACGATATACGAGTAAAGTCGTTGTTCTTCAGCTGTCAATTGACGTTTCTCTTTCTCGACATTATCGCGAGAAGGCGTTTGTACACGTCTTGACCGTTGTCCTGGTATCATAGGCATGATAATAACCTCATCAATGAACAAGTTTAAAAATTTAACAAATTAATCTGAGGGAACGATTGGGTTCCCTCTTATTTTTTCTGATATAAGGACGGACTATGATATCAACATCCTCCGATACATCTCAATTTAATGCGAGTCAGTTTTACCATAAACATTGTACGCAACTTGCCAAATCGATCATCTTAAAATCCAATGCTACCGCAGTAGCGATGAATAATGAGGTAAATAGAAGATTTGGTGGGTATGCAAAACATTATCAGGTAAATGAACTCTATCCTGAGTCCTGGCGTTATTACCACCACTTACAAGGCAAATACCATTATAGTGATGTGATGATGCAGGTCAGAAGTTTAGATACATTACAAACGATTGACTTCACGAAAGAGAATTTAGAGCAACATCGTGCCACCTGGTTGCATTATAAGAACAAAGGTGAGTTCTATCAGGAACTGGTCGATAAGTATCCTGATCAACATTTGTTAATCGATGGGATTTGTAAACCGATCGATTTTAATAAAGCTTACGAGGCAGAAGAGTATAGTATATTGGGTTATGATGAGACATTAGTAGAAGAACAAGAGGTCGACTTGATTCCGATGCTAAATAGTCAAATCGTCAAAACCGCGAAACGTTTCCATAGTCGTGGTTATGGAGCGTTTGACCCACTATATAATGCCATGAAGTTAGGTGTAATTGCACAGCACTTACCGGGGATGATTATTGCCTTACGTGAGCAATTTGTGAAAACCGAACAAGCACACTCTTTTCATATCTGGAACTATCTTGATAGCTATTTTGATTTAGGGAAATATAAACGATTCTTAACGTTTGAACAAGCGATGTGGTTATACCGCCATCTCCCTTATATCGATAGACATAACGGGAAACAAAATACCTTTGATGATTTAATCGAATGGATGCTCACCAAGCGTCAGATTCCTTTATATAACTATCGTTTAGGTCGTGATACCGATGGTATTTTAGAAGGGATTGATAAACCGGATATCTATCGGGATCAGTTAAACTTAAAACAATTCGAGTTTAAATCCGATAATGACCATATCGATTTTGAGAAGTTAGTCGATAAAGAAAATGGACAAGGTGCACGAAACAGTTACTTCCGTAATGCAGGTGTCTGGGGTGCACGTGACCGTTATTATCGTTCTCGTTACAGTAACCAGAAAACGAAAGTACTGGAATCTGAAGTGATTGACTACGGTAACCATAAGGTCAAATCCTTTACGTCATTACTCATGAACTACTGGGCACATCTCTCTACTTCGGATAGATATCCATTAGTAGGCGCCATTACTAATCCTATCTCCGGTGAGCCAATTAACTTGGCTGCTCGAGATGGTTTTATCCTTTGGATTTACTGTGCTTTAAAACTCAGTGATAACGATGACCAGATGGCTGACCATAATGGTAAATGGATTATGCCAACGAAAGTCGAGAACATGCCGATTCCAACGGTGATTGTGCATGATATCGTCTGGTCAAGAGTGAGTTGGGATATCCTGAAAAATGAACGATTAGACCAACGAGCCGATATTACAGATGCTGTTAACGATTTACAAGATTACTATCCTTATAAAGGAATCTATTATAGTGTCGATCGTTTCCGTGAATTCGTGATGGAAGTGCAACAATATTTCGGTCGTATTCGTCATTGGTTAGGTGTACATCAAGATTTACTGCATTATGGTGAAGTAAAACAATTGGGTGAACTCTTGTTCTTCCAACAACGTGTTCCATTGGTTAAGGTCGAGCAAACTTTTGCGCAGTACTTTAAACAGAATAACTGGGAAATTGATGGATTAACCCGTGAACAGATTGCCTCACTTGCTACGAACCTTTATGGTGTCTTTACCGGTGGTTCAGCCAAAGACAGTGTCTCGATTACCGAAGTGCAAGAAGCCATGATGGCACTCTTGAAACAACTCAGTAGTTATTCGATTCAATACACCTATACAGCCGGTAATGCCAATGCCCGTGTCTTAGATAGCCCTTGGTTACACTACGGTCGTATCATCACGTATAAACGTAATAAACATCATTTACTTCGTCATTGGTTAGTGAAATGGAAACCGTTATGCACCAAAGCCAAAGATAAGATAGGCTTAAATGCTATCTATACGAATCAGAACACGAAGTTAATTTGCAAAGCAAAAGATACGATATTGATTCCACCGCCGGTGAAATTCAATATCACCAATAAAGGGTTCAATCGCCATACTGGCCCACTCGGATTAGTGGGCTTTAGACGGATACGCAGTACCACGAACCATAATCAGCCTTATTACTACTACATCCATAATGGAACAATATTTAAGTGGTTTGATAAAGAAAACCCTGAATCGGCGTTCTTGGATGGAATGGAAGGAAAACGAGGTACACCACCAACGGTAGATGTCGCTTATCGGGTTGTCGATGGGGATGTCTATCCGGTCGTGGATGAAGGGTTATTACAACGTTACTATTGTATCAACACGCCATCCGAAATAGAAGTGCATAACCACAATAACCACGAAGCATTCTACAGCTTACGTGGCGATGGGGTGCATGGTGAACATCAAGATGGCGATGGAACTCGCATGTTTGAGCAACCTGCTCCTACGGTTTCAGCGGAAACCACCCCACCACACCACGAGGAAAATTCATGATTATTAATAAAGTGAAATACCATCGTGATATTGAACTGGTTCAGTCGTTACCACCGACGACGGATGCAGCAGGAGATATTAAACACCTCCTGCGTTCATATCGCGAACACCTTGAGAAAGAGGAAGGGTTTATCTTTTCCCATCTCAATGAAGTCGACCCTGATTTTGGTAGACGCTTAGAACAATCAAAAGTAAAAGCGTTAGTTGAAACAGATAACATCACCGCGAATACTATCGTGCATGTTGATTTACCGGATGACCAAGGTCACGTACGAGGCAGTTATGATATCCGTCATAACCGTGTCACCCTAAAAGAGTACTTTAATATCGATGAGATCATTTTATCGCATCGTCGTAATAAAGACTTGGTCATCAACTATGAACGTTGGATAAAAGCCGCGAAAGGTAAACCTGGTTCATTAACTACCTTAATTCATCGTGTATTAGGTTATAAATTCGGTCGTACGTTTAGTCATGACGGGATTATGATTTATACGGATGAGTCTGAGAAGAAATTAATCAATGGCACGAAACCCCTTGCATTAATTGTCCCTTCATTAGATCAGATTGAGAAAGGATGGAAATACCTTGAGAATATCGATGGTGAAGAGATGAGCGGTACGTTAGAGTATCAAATCTTAAATATCCATCTTCGTTTAGTGGCCAGCAACCACATGTATATTGAAGACGGGGAAGTGTTAGTGCGTATTCAATTACGTTACCCGCTTCAAGCCTATGAACGTTTACGTGCTGGAGGTATCTATGTCGATTGATATTGAACGTATTACGGAACTGTTCGGCAATGCCAGTCTTGAAGACTTAGCGGATAACCATGAGTTCTATACCGCAGTTTGTCTAACTGGTGAGAACATGTCACGATTCTTATCCCGTCGTTACAGCATGGTGAAACCGCGTATCCAATTCAAATCGGATATCCCTGAACTGATTGAAGTCCAATTAGTCAATGGCTTTGATGTGACCAAAACCCTCTTAACCATTGAGCGTAATGTTTGGATTGAGAAAGAAGGCGAAGACCCACGTCTGACTGTCTACGTGAAAAGCGAAGAGAGTCCATTAAGCGATTTAGAAGATGTCGTGAATACGGAATTAGGCATTCGTGGCTGGAAATTTGATAGCACATTACGTGATAAGAAAATGAAAGAGTTCGTCACCTTCAGAAGTCCTTATGCATTTGATGTACAGGTTCTGGTGAATACCTTATCCACGTATGCGAACTTTAAGATTCGTGTTATCTATGACTTCATCTATATCGACCATGCCTTTAAAGAATTGGCGAAACTTCATAAGAATGAAGATGGGTCAGATAAGACGATAGACCAGCTTTACACTATGATTCCGACTGTGAAGAATCCGATGACTTACGCGCAACGTTATAAGTATTATCGTGATTCGTTGCCTTATGTATCGGACATCAATCATATTTAATTAAATAAAAATGAGGACATGTTTCCATGGCAAGTTATAATATCATGGGTGATGAGGGCACGATTGACCGTGTAAAACACACGGCAATTGGTCAGTACATCCAATCTCGTTTATTCTTGGGATTACCTATTGATGTCATCCCAAATACGACATTAAATCAAAAATTTGGTATCAACCCAAAAACGCGTATCACACCGGATGAGAAATATCAAGCAATTTATTTCTGTATCGGTGACGGTGGTCATGACCAATCCAGAACAGCCAATCAACCTGTGATTACTGTGCCGGTGGATCATGATCCTTCAGACTGTGCGTTATATCACCATATGCCATTCGTATTACGTCCACTCAATAACGATTTAACGGGACCTGAACGTGACCGTTATCGTTTACGTCGTATCGAAAACCATGGTGGGGTCGATTACGCAGCTTACTATGCCCGTAAGATGACTTATGAGAATACCACTCGTATCGTCCTTGAAAGTGTGACGAAAGGTGTCTCTTCTGTATTACCTTACGATTATACGGAACGTAACTTATCTCCAGTGCGTCCTGAGTTACCGGTACGTCAAGTCGTGACCGCATCGAATACCAAGATGAAAGTCTCAACAGGGGCGTCTATTGTATTCGATGAGTTCGATGTGCGTGAATACCGTAACGTTTGTAAAATCATTTATGGCAGTGCCCGTGTTTCCGTGATTTCGGAAATGGCGGTGGTTGCTGCAGTCGATGACCCAACATTCGTAGCAGAAGGAGGTCAACGTTATCCTGAATTAAAAGGGGCAACGGTGATTTCGTTCTTCAGTACGTATCAAACGATGGACTTCTCAAATGGTGGTTTCACTGAAGCATTAGAACTCGGTGAGAAAACCCCATTACCAACCAATTCTGCTATTATTCCTACTGTTGGTGTGAATCCAACCACGGAAGGCGTAGGTGGCTAATCATGCTACCATTTCGTCAGGCAAAGAAACCCATGACGTATCTTTCAGTTGATGGTGGGACGTACACGGTTGGACTGTGTTTATTTGAGGTCGATACCTTAACCAATCAGATGAATGTCATTCAAACGCATTTGATTAATATCCATAGTCACGATGCACGTTACGACTATATTGAAGAACGTCATGGTAATGAGACGATGCGCATGTGTCGTCTTCGAGACGAGTTTAATCGTTTCTTATCTGGCATAGAAATGACTCCGGATTTACTTATCTATGAGAGTCATTTCTTTAATGTCAGACGTCCTACTGCAGCGATTCCTTTAGTGCGTTTTATGCAGGTGGTGGAAGATATTTGTGTGGAAAATGGCATGACCATGACTACCGTATCGCCACAACAAATGAAACGTACTGTAGGAATTAGCAAACAGCTTGCGAAAGCAGATAAGGACATCGTGAAGAAGAAAATTAATGAGTTGATTGAAAGCCAGCATATTACTTATTCTGTGGGATTAGATGACATTTCAGAACATGAAATCGATGCCATTGGGATTGGGTTTACGCAGATGGTGTTAGATCAGTTTATTAGTTTGTAGTTGAGGAGAGAAATTTCTCTCCTCTTTTTTTTATTTCTGTGTATTTTATAAAAGAGGTGTTGTATGTTTATTGTGGTCGAAGGGATGGATTACTCAGGAAAGAGTTCGTTCTGTCAAGCATTGAAAACCTTGCTGGAAAACAGTGAAGAAGGAAAAGGTAAGGAAGTCGTAATTTATGGTAACCCAGGTGGGACAACACTCGGGAAAGAACTCCGCAAGCTCTTTAAATCCGATATCGAACGAAGTCGATTAGAAGACTTCTTCTTATTATGTGCCAACCGTGTTTCACTCGCTCATCAGATTAAACAAGATTTATCTGAGGGTAAAATTGTTATCTGTGATAGATGGGATATCTCTGCGCATGTTTATCAATCTGCTGCAGACATTGCACAATTTAAAGACGTGGTGTATTACCGCTTGATGCCATTATATAACGAAGTCCACGGTTTACCGATTCCCGATTATACTGTATTACTTGATCCTGATTTAGAAACGGTTATTGCTCGCAGCCAAAAAGTCCGTGAAGGTACTGAACAGGAAACAGACCGATATGAATCACGTGGCTTAGATGTATTGCATACACTATACCGTGATATCATGGCGGTGCATGTAGCTTGTTCTCCGAAATGGAAACCATTAACCGAAGAATGGCGCGATGATAACCCTGATGTGGTGCATAAGCACTATAAAGGGATGTATCATCCAGCGAGTGCTCGTTTAATCAGTAAGAGTTATATCTATATCCCGGTTCGTAGTGCACCTGCACCATTTGCGGATATCAGTGATACATTAGCACAAAATGCATACGATGCGATGCATCAAGACGCTATCGTGTATCATGATAATGGCAGTGCAGAAATCAACCAAATGGAAGATTTAGCATTAAAAGCCAATGCCTCTGCAATTCGACAACACCTTGAAAGTGCACAGAAAGCTCCATTTCATTACGAAGGAGTGAAAGAAGATGGCCATCAGAAAGCCGACAATCAAGAGCCATCTCAATGATGGTCTCGACATGCCGATGAAAAGACTCCCTTTTGGTCGGCTCATTTTAATCTACGCACCAGAAGAAGCTGACGTCGATAGTGCGATGACCGCACGGGAAGTGTTGGCTTCTTTTGAGCGAGATGGGTTTAACGACTATCTCTCCATGAAGTTAGAAGATTTGGTGCTGGCTGATGAAATGCGTAAGACGAGACAAATCGCTCGTTTTGCCTTTTATACGGGTTTGGTCGCAAGCTTAATCGCGGTAATCATTATCGGGATGGTAAGTTATCAAACAAAAGAATACCCCCACTGGGCTGTTCTTGCCCCGCCATTAATTATTCCAGGGTTTATTATGTGGAAACAAGTCGGTCTCTTTAATGCAGATAATGCAAGAGGGATTGCCGATATTCTTTCTGTCATATTACCATGGAACCGAAGAAGAGACGGAGGTTATGATGATCGTGATTCTTATCAGCGCAATGGTTATCGCCGATATCGCGATGACAGTGATGATTATCCATCACAAGAACGATATCAAGAAACGGAAAGCAAAAGCACTGACCAAGTAAAAACATCAAATAACGGCAACCCATACTCGTAAGCATATCGATAGTGATGCTTTCTGTTGTTACTAAACAGAAGGAACCTAACGAATGAACTTTGGGATAGGATACATCGCAGGATTATGGTTATTATCATGTCTTGCAGTATCCGTTGAATTACTGTTATTTTATCATTTATTTTAATGAGAATAATATGTTTCACTTTATTATCTATCTACTTTTACGCAAACCCAATAGGATATCTCCCACAACAAGGACAGACGAACTGCGATTATCTCTCAAGGAGATATGTCTGTTAGAATATCCATTGGACATCATCTTTGCACGAGGTACGTAGACGAAGTGAAACAATCGGCTTAGTAGGAAGAATAAAGAAGAATGAAGCTAAGTAGAAGGAAGGGTATTAGGTTGACCTTCCGGTGTATGCCTTCGGGGGAGTGGTGGTGCCACAACACCACGACACGACCAGCCACCGTTCCCCCTATTTTTTATTCTTGGGTGGATAAGTCGATATTAGCAGTAAAATACTTGTAGAGTATTTAGTTATATAGAGATTGTTGTTTCGTATAATTAAAGCATAGTCGGTAGGGGTCTTCCCTACCGACTTATGTCCGATATTTTATTATTAGGAATAAATAGTATATGTGATTCATCATTTGTGAAAATCATGGATTACGCTTTCTTATTGAAAGGTTGTAAAAAATTTGAAAATACATGAATCCAAAAGAGGCTAGCGTAATCTAGCCTCTTTTTATGTCCCGGTATATTATGTAATTAATGGAGTCATATTTCTTTGATTACGCATAATCCTTTTGATAAATGAATATAGAAAAGTATCTTCCTATTGAGAGTCCTTCGGGACTCTCTCTTTTTTGTTGTTATATATTATGTAATTAGCTATCGTCTATATTTTTATTACTGATAGTGTTATGGTTGGAATCCATTCGATGATTTCTCCGTTTGATTTGTTTAAGAGTCAACCATGATGCTTAAGCACTGATAAGCGGACGATAGCTCGTTACGCAATGTAAGACATAGGGACGGGGATAGGTAAAACTATCCCCTAACTTTTGTCCGAAAAAAAAAA